TCGCCTATTACTATTCCGTTAAGAGCATCAAGCGTGGTCTTTAACGCTATTGGAGAATACAGGCCAGCATGATCTCCCCAGCCGTAAGCAGAATCCCAGTTACCCATTTTTATAGTTGTTGGTATCCCATAACCAGTGTCGGTATTAACTGTAGATCCTCCAGTACTAACTACGGCATCAGTACCACCAGTTACTTTTAATCCTGTAGTACTTGTTGTTAAATTTGTTTTAGTAATTGTAGGAGTATGTGTATCTACATAATTTTTTGTGGCTGCATCGTTATCAGCCAATGGCGTTGCTACCTGAAGACATTTATAGATATTTAGGGTTGAGTCCCTTAACTCAAATTTACCAGTGGCTTTGTTGTAATATATATAGCCACCAACTTTGCCACCCAGATACAGGGACTGACTACTTGTTCCTTTTATAACCGAGTCGCCTGCTATTATAGTCTGAGCACTAACTGTTGTAGTACTTAATAGCAGGGCTGCGGCTATAGTTAATAATTTTTTAATCACTTTCTTGCACTCCTTATACTAAGTTTTAGGGACTAAGGGGTCTGAATTGGTCTTAATATAATTCTATCTATAGTCACGCCGCCAACCAACTCTTCTACTTTAATAAAAATAGGAAGGCCAGAACTTCCGTCAATAATACACATTGTTTTTTCACCGCCACCTACGGTTATAGTATTACCGGCCTTAACTCTGGATGGGACTGATCCATTTCTTGTACTTAAATACATTGGCCTAACTACGGCATATTTAGTTGTGTCGGTTGATTGAACTGTTCCTGTGAAGTCAACCTCTATAGTAAATTCCTCTGTCAGCCTATTAGGTTGAAGAAATTTATCTACTTTTGAGGCATCTATCTCCTTACAAACTCCTATTGTCGCAACAGGATCAAGTGGATCTGCGTTTAACACATTCTCTCTAACTACATACGGTCCGTTAAATGCTCTGCTCATTGTCCTTTTTTCCTTTCTAAATATTAAGGTCTGTGAAACCCGTAAATTCATATTCATAAACCAAGGCATACGACGTGCTTGCCAATTTAGATAAATTATATAACTTTCTGGCAGCTAGCTGCCCAGAGTCTTTTGCCAATTTTCCATTCCTATACAATCCAACTTCTTTTATGCTGACTATAGACAAAGGACCAGGAATTATAGATGTAAAATATATTTTGTTCTCGTAGGTGTTATACGACACCGGGAATCTATATACTTCTGTGACTAACTTGGTATCTAACTCGTCTGGAACCGTTGTGCCGGTACCAACCGCCATGAAATTAATATTAGACCCAAGTCCATTTTCAAGTATATAATTAGCTTCTGCCGCTGTTAGTGTCATGATAAAGTTCCTTTATAACATACGTTTTTTAACGTAGTGGCCGATTTATTTCTTGTTATCAGGTACAGGTAGTTATCATAGTAGTGCATTGCTCCGAAGTAGCCATGTTGTACACTTCCGTCAACAACCAACTCATTCCATCCGCTAAAGTTCCTATCGGTATAGAATAATTTAGCGCCACCAACATTATTACTACCTCCACATGCAAATACCATTGGACCTATTGTTATTAACTTATCTATTCTCGTTAACGCAGGGCTTCCGACTGGAGACGGTATTGTTTCCCAATTTTCTCCGTCAGTAGTTACCTTTACAACTTCATCAGCGCTCGCAATAAGATATTCATCTAAAACCGTTAATCCTCTTGTATACAAAGCTCCTGCTTTTATTGTCGCTTTTTCTGTTATATCAGTGCCGTCAAAACAATATACTTTTCCAGTATCGGTTCCCATCCATAATTTATTTTGCCACACACACATTGTGTAAAAATCAGTAGGACCTGCCGGAGCAGCTTTATAGCTGGTAAACGTACCTTGATCTCCTGATGTAGAATAATAAATACGGGCAGGAGTACTGGCATAAGCATAATATACTTTTCCGTTATAAGATATTATATCCCTCTTAACGACATTAGTTAAGCTCAATCCCCTGTCCCAAGTGCTACCGTCAAATCTTGTTTTTGGTTTATTGTTATTGAGAGAATCATATGCCCCTAAATAAAGTTTATTATCATGAATACACATTCTATAATAATGTAATATTGATGAGTTATCAATCTGTGACGTAGACTCACTCCAAGTGTCAGTTACTGGATCATACTCAAAAACCTTAAGGGTATAATTACCACCCGGGGCAGTCTCCTCTGGAACATATATTTTACCTTTGTATTCTTTAACATCATAAATAGCCGCCGACCCAAAATCTGATTTACTGGCCACAAAATTAGGCACCGGAGTCCATGGCACTTCAATAACATCTGGTTGAAAGTGGACATCGGGACTAAACTCAAAATTACCTCTGAGGATATCAACCGTTACGGCATTAGAATAAGTGTATAAGTCACATAACTTACCGGCAATTTGTAGTTCTAGTAGTTGGCTTGTATCAACTTGATAAAGACCTTGTACTAGTCCAGGTATTCTTCCAGCCTTAGTATTGGTTGGCATAGGTGATTTTCGTGTTTCGTCGTAATCAACTAACACTCCGTTTATGGCCATCCCCAAATTAAAACTCCAGTCGGTAGCCGCATTAGTTCCCGTAGTATTACTGGCCATTAATTTCCAATCCAAAACCCCTCTATGGAATATAGGAATATACATGCTAGTACCTAGATCATAGTCAGTAGTTGAGGTTATGTTCAGGGAATAACTTGCGTTATTAACCAAGGAGTATAATGAATTTGATTTATCCCGGAGGGTATCAATACCTATTATTTTAGTACTTTTTATATACACGCTACCTATTAAAAATTGTCCGGCCGATGCAGATGTAGTATAGGCGCTAGTTCCTGACGCTTTGCCTGCCAAGGCTATTCTCTTTGTCCCGGTTATATACGGAGTAGCTCCCGAATCCTCAATATAAATATCCACAAACTGATCACTACCAACTCCTGAAACGTCAAGGGTCACAAGATTCTCGTCATAAAACGAATATTGGGGCCTACTAAAAATAATTGGGTTAGTAGCACTCCCCGTTATTTGCACTAGACTGACAGTCGATGACTTTTCTATTAGCCATGGACTTGAGTAATAACTGGCCGTTGATGCCATGGGTGTACGAGAAGCCTCTAGTTCTTTTATATCCTCTCTGTCTGTCTTTGTCTCGTTTTGCGTTGATAGACACGGCATTATATAAAGTTGAGAACTGCCAGATACTAATTCCTGTACTCCGGGAGTTACCCCGTCATAGGTCCTAAAACTACATAGGTCGCCATTTACAAAAGCACCTGAAAACAATTCGGTAATAAGTTGATTATTGCTATTTATCTCTAAAACTCTTTTTGTCTCGGTAACTGAGCCGTTGTCTAATACCACATGGCCATTAACTACGACGCCGGAGTTATCTGTCAGGAATAATCGAGAGACATTAAAATAAGATCCTGTGTTATCAAGATATTTTTCCGTCAACGGACTTCTAGTTAATGTAGTATAGCTCTTCACTAGGCCCTAAACCTCACTATTGAAAATAAATTTTGAGTCATGAACCTTATACTTACCAACAGCCCTATTTATTAGGAAATAAGTTTTACCAGTTCCTACCAGTCCGTCATTGACCATGCCAGCTAAATAGATTATATTCAAGCCAGGTGACGCAGATAGGTTAGTACTTATACTCCAATTACCTTTCCATACTTTTGTCGTTACTGCCATGGGGGACTCTCTAACAAACAATACGGCAGTTGCCGCAGTGGCATCAAGAGACAATCCGAGATCAAAGTTTATTTCGTCAGCAGCAGCCGTGTCGCTTGAGATAGTACCGGCCAAATCAATTGTTATAATGCTATCAACAAAGACCGGTATACACATTGGTTTTTCTGCTTTTAATTCAAAAGACGTCGCACTGAATGAGAAGTTAAAAGGATTTGATGTGTATTTAAAACTATTGGTTAGTGGCACATTAGGTGTTTCTAGATTATGAATACCTATTATAGTTGATTGATATAAATAAGCGTGAGCTATTAGGTATTGATTGGCAATTGCCGATGTAGTATCTGGCAATAATCCAGAATACTTGCCCACTAATTTCATTGGCAACGTGCCAGTTACCATAGGAGTATCGGTATTATCTTGCTGAACATAAATGTCGATAAACCCGTCGGCCACCGATACCGTTAATAAATCAAGGGACTTAACCGCATCTTCTAGGAATAAATTTGATTCCCTTCCGTATATTAGAGGAGTTTCTGGAGTTCCTTGTAGTTGGACAGTAGATACAGAAGAACTACTTACTTTAAGGATAATGCCTTGACTCATGTTTTTAAAATAAATACTACCTAGTGTTATATTATCATTTAATTCTTTCAAATCTTCTCTGTCGCAATTTATGCCCTGATCGGCCCTAATTAAGCTAGGGTATAAATAAGTAGTAGCCGAGTTCTTAGCTAATTCTCCTAGTCCAGGAGTTCCGTCATACGCCAATGGGGTAATTAAGGCATTAGTTGTATAACTTGCTGTATTAATTAGTTGCTCAACAACTACCGTTGTTGAATTAACAACCTGAATAACCCTAACGGTCTCATCATACGCCCCTTCTCTTATTCTCACACTTCCTGTTTTTGTTACAGTAGTAGTGTCATACAAAAAAGCTGAGGTGTCAAGCATAGTTAGTTGAGTGGCGGTAAAATCTCCACTTACTACGTCTGGATGAGATATGTCAGTTGCGGTAATGAGCGACTGAATAGTTTTCATTGTAAGCTAATCCTCCACTCTGCCATTAGTTTTTGTTTATATTTTCTTTCGAGTGCCGATGTTTCTCTACTGAATAAAACACCGGAGTTTTTGCCAGAAGCTACTAGCATTTGACTGGAGCCAGTTATTGGCGAGTCCATATACAATCCCCATTCTTCGATTCTGGCACTAAAATTATCGTCCATATTTATTGTCAAGACAGCTACGCCATTAGATATTTTATAGGCTGTTATAGGGTACCTGGTTATTTCTGACTGTAGAATTGTGTCGTAAATTGATTTTGTACTTATGCCACGGCCTACTGCTAAATAAGATATATGCCTAACACCATAGCCTTTTGCGAACATGGCCGCACCATTATTTGTTATTTGATTTTTGGCTTTAAATAATAGCTCATCGTTACCTGCGTCGTATACAGACAATTCGCCACCTAAAATTATCTTTTCTCTGGCTACTAGTATATTAGTGTTTAGCTTATTGATACGCATAGTCATTACACCCATAAAATACTTGACCGCTATAAGAGTCACTAAGTACAGAGCTGACAATTACTTCGCTCAATCCAAATGTATCGGTATTTCTCTTTGTTTGAAAAAGCATTCTACTTCTTTCGTTTACGGCCACAATCCTTCTATTTAGTTGTTTTTGGTACGCTATTTCATTATAATCATCTTTATTGAATACAATATTACATTTTATAATGTCTGTTTTTAATAACTCATAATGTACACTACTAATTTTAACAAGCGTTGATGGTATTGAAGTTCTAGTAGACTGGACCGTAAAATATTGTCCTGTTTCGGGCATAGATAAAGTATCTAAATCCAAAAAACATGGCTCTGTTAAAATACTTGGGCATATATTGAAAGAGAAACTGCCGGATACTTGAGGAAATGCGTGCGTTGAGAAATATGCATTGGCCCTGTTTTCTAAGTCAGTATAATCCTTAAGTTTGTCATCAACTATAGCCTCTCCCTCTATATCTCCGTAAGTGGCAATAGAAGTCTCTTCAGTAAATTCCCAGCTATTATCTATTTCCTTATAATAATATAGGGTGCCACCAACTCCTGCCGGGAGCATAGTCGTACGCCCGTATATAGTTGTTATTCCATATATACCAGAATTATAGACTGGCACAGTAGTTAGTGGCACAAGTGGATTTAAATCTATGTACCCAGATCCTTCAACATCTGGATCTGGAGTACAACTCAGAACGTATCCTTCTTGGCCGTCTACTATTATTCGGTCGCCGGTCATGAATTCTTCGTCCTGGGTTTTCCCTATATAATATAAACGAGTTAGAGAGTTATTAGCGTTATTAGCTACACTGGCACTATACAAAGCCGCAAGAAATTCAACCCTTGGAGGGCTTCCGTTTGTAGCACGGGGATGAATAGCAACCTGACATGCAGCGGACTCTATATACTCTTGAGGCGCTACTGTCCAAATACTTCCATTATCCTGAACAAAAGAAAATGTTTCGGGAGGTACTACTATAAGTCTTTCAAAATAACATTGTAAGTCTTCTGATATAACCTGAAATTCAAAACAATAACTAGGTATATAAATATCTTCAGTCGTAGAATAGATAGTAGTCCATATGCTAGATCCAATAGGGCCATAATCTTCGCCCTGTATCTGAAATTCTAGTCTTTTGTCCTTAAATAAGATTCTGGCATTATACCATGGATCGTACTGAAGATAGGCATCGGCAAGATCCTGGTCTATGCCTATTGCCTTGTCTATAGTCAGGGTATTACCTGCTTTATTAAGTACTTTTACGTACTTTAAACCAAGGGTAAGGCCGTTAATAAAATAACTGTTGCCAACGACTATATCAGCGGCAAAGGCCGGATCAATATCAAAACTCTTTCTGTCGGTTGATAACCCAGTTAAAGCCCCCTCTATTACTCTTTTTAGCGGCACGCTAATTAATGGAGTTTTTTCTTCTCCGTTAATAACCACCTTGGTTATAGCGTAATTATCTACCTTGAAACCAGCTACTATATTTCTTAATAAATTACCATTTCCATCAGCTAAACCACTGGTATAAGCCATTCCGTTATTATTTATTTTAAAAGTACTTAGTAGGTAGCCATCGGTTTTATACTCAAAAAAGCTGTTTTTTACAACTGATATATCACCTAACGTCCCAGTACCACCCCAACACACCAGTTTGCCCTCTGATACAAAAATATACCCTTCTCCGTCATGTCCTGTTTTTATATTGCCAAGTGTGTCATTAACATTCCATTCGTTTTCGTCCAGGTCGTTCCATTCTTCGACTCTGTATGCATCTATATACGGATTATATTCAAGATTAAAACTAAGTGAATCAAGTGGATCTCCAGTTCCGGTTATTCTCTTGGTTATAACACTAGATTTTTTTGGTTTACCAACTACTTTTATCCTATTACTTATACCCCGGCCAACTGATTGCCCAATTTTTAATGACGAATCAGGGAGGGTAGATTTGTCGTTTACCGTATAGCCCGTAGATAAAAAAGCATTTTCAACAACCGTATTATCCCAAATGTGAATTTTCTTATTGTGATCAACATACCAAGAAACACCATAATCAAAAAGATAATCAAGCATCTCTTCTCCGGTATAGTTTATAAAATCAATATCAGCAAGAATAATATCATTAAGATTAGTTACATAACTCATATCAGATGACACCCCATAAGGAATTCCACCTTCTGTTACGATGGTCTCAACTAGATTCTTAAGAGTTATATTCGCCTTCTGGACCGAAAATCTTTTACATCCCATTAAAGCCCTAAAAGAACATCCCTGTATCTCTAGTTCTTTAAAAACCGTTCCATCCCCTAAGTTACCCAGGTCTTTTGGAGTAATGTCCATGACTATCATTGCGCCAAGTGATATAGTTTTTAACTTGTCTGCCCAGAATCTTAGTTGGGTTTGTTTATTTAATACTGGATCATTAATGGCTAAGGCCGTATCAGGGTTTACAATAGTTAGCGAATATACGGAATTAGACCGGTCCTCTCCCTCTCTTGAGAAAGAAGACACCAGAGTATTTTGCGGCTTGCCGTCGCTTCTGCCAATCAATTGCCCAGAACTGACTAATTCTATATACACACCCTAGCACTCCTACCACTCTTGTTTTATTATAACATTTTAGAATTAGAATTAGAAGACAAGGCAATAAAAAAAATTAGTCCCATTTTTTGATTAAATCGGGACTAATTTAATTTTATGGTCCATCCGTGAACCTTATTTTTGTTTAAGATCCAGTTTTTGAAGTTTTTGGAACTAATTAAATCTGATTAGTTCCTTCCACTTGTCTTTGCTTTCTTTGCTCTTTGGTAATTACCTTCTCCCAAACATGTATTATTCTATTATCGTCTAACTGCCACAATATCCCATAATCATAAAGCAGGTCCAACGCCTCTTCTGCCGTACAATCTTTAATATGAACTTCGTCAAAAATAAAGTTATTAGTAATAGTTACATAACCCATGTCAGAGGACACACCGTAAGGAATTCCACCTTCTGTGACAATGGCTTCAACTAGACTCTTAAGAGTTATTTTCCGTGTCTGAATAGAGAATCGTTTGAGTCCCATTAATCCCTTAGAGGTGTTACAATTTTTATATTTAGGATCTTGGTGCATTATTAATTACCTTTAATCTTATAAAATTAGCCAAACACTCTTTTGAAATAGCTATGTGGGTATACAAGCTTCCCAAGTATTTTCTACTAGGATCATAAATACTAAGCATTCTCAGCCCACAATCTATGTCTTCAACTCCAATCTTATAGACAATATTATCAACATCTATTGTATTTGGAGCCTTTGCCTGTAATACGTCTAAAGACATATAAGAAACGTCAATTTTATTGGTTAGCGTCATCATTACCCCCCCCCAGCTTATTGGTTATAGACTGACGGATAACCTCTATGTCATATAACTCTTCCCTCAATTGCTCTATCAAGTTAAGAGCCTGGGTTAGTTTTACGTCAAAGCCTATATATATTTTATGTAGGTCATCTAACTCCTTGGTCATTGATTGGCTAACAACCTCTTTTTTTGGCTCTTTTCTAACTTCTGTCCGTAATTTAAATTTTTCTATAGCATTTGAAACAATATCCTTAATTTGTTCATCACTCAAGATTAAGTGCGATATCATTTCTTCAGGAGAAATAATTTCTTTGGGCAAAACAGTTCCCATTACTTCTTTTTTCCATTTTGGCCAAGATCTAACTCTTTCTGTTGATTTTTCTAAATGAGCAATAAAAGGGTTTTTTAATTCTTCTGGCTTCTTACTTATCTTACCCCAAATATTTAATTTCCAATCGGGCCAGCCCCTGAGCTCTTCTTCATTTTCTTTGAGCAAGCGATTAAAAGCGTCGTCGGCATTTCTATAATCCAGCGTCACTATCTCTTTCTTCTGGTTTTCCACCCGCATGTCCTCCAATATCTAAATATAAATAAAGTAATATACAAATTGCTATTAAAATTATTATAAGACCACTACTGATCAATAACGTTCCCTTTCTGTCTCTGCCACTGCCTCTCTAATGCCAGTCTATTAACTGCATATTCATAAATTCTGGTGTCTGCCGCCAATAAGGATGGATCTGTGCCATAAATATCAACTAATACCTCACATTTCCTATACTCAATACAAATATCCAGACCCAGATCATCAACTATCTCATACAGAGCCTTAAGCATGGGCATCTGCATTACATAGGGATTAAAGCTATAATTGCGAGAGTAGTTCATTGCTCAATCCCTCTTCTGGTTGAATGTCATTCCCTTCGTAAACTTGAGATTCTTCTCCTTTTTTAAGAGGAAGTATTATTATCTCGTCAGCGTTTTTTTGTGTTATATCCCCAAAAAGATAATCAATTTCTGTACTAATCATTCTTACACCTTAAGTTTAAAAAAAGGGGCCATGGTAATAAATTACAAATGGCCCTATCTCACTCTAACTCTCCCTACCCCTAGTTTTGGCGTTCATCCACGAGCAGGATATCCCGCTCTTGAATTAGCCGTTCTCCCTCTATGTCAGTCTTGAGCGCACCACTACGCATGAAAATAATTTGGTCTCCAACCGAAACGGCTAATGGCTGCCTATTGCCATTAGCTAATTTGTGTCCAGTTCCTACCGCAAGAACTTTACCAGTTAATGGTTTAAATTCTTCAACAGACTCAGGAATAATTATTCCCGAACCAAGAGTTTTATTCTCTTTATTCAATCTCACTAAAAGTCTATCGCCCAATGGTTTTAAGCTCATCATACCCTGCCTTTTTTTTATTTTACCCCTGTTATTAATATAATAACAAATACCTAAATATTTAGCTAGTGGTTGTTAAGAAATTGTTACTCTAAGTTTTTACCCAGAGCTATTAACTGCATACATAGTGCATGACACAAGGTTATATGCATTTCCTGAATAACTGGAGTCTCTTCAGAGGGAACAGATATTAGGTAATCACATCCATTATCTGCCCTTGGAACATATTTATTACCCGTTAGTAATATTGTAGTCATACCAAGACTCTCGGCTGTCTTTAATGCCTTTAATATATTTTCCGACTTACCGCTTGTTGTAATAGCAAAAAGTATATCACCCTCTGTAGCCTGCGTTTTTAGTTGATGACTGAAAACTTCATCATACCCAAAGTCATTTGCTATGGCGGTGAGCGTAGACGTATTTGAATTAAGGCATTCTGCTTTTATCCCCAGCTCATGCCCCTCAAAACTACCAAGGAATTCTCCAACTAAATGTTGAGCATCCCCAGCGCTTCCTCCGTTACCACATACAAAAACTCGATGTCCAGTTTTACTGCATACGTGTATTAAACTAGCGGCATAACTAATTCTTGTCAAGATATTGTTATTTTTTGCCATGGCGTCAAGAACTAGTAAGTGCCTTGATAGATATTCTGATATTAATTTTTTACTCAATTAACTACTCCTTTCTTTAGCCATTAACGTCTTCTATTATTCCTTGATGCTTATTCCCTACTATTGCAATATTGGACGGCCTTGAAATCCATTGGTTGTTATAATGATGATCTGATGTTATAGACTTAAAGGAAACATGATCACCCTCGTCTATTACCTCATAAACATTTTTATCGTATCTCTGCTTCATATAGTCTCCTATATAAAACTGAACACCTCTTGCGTCTTTTAATCCGTCCACGCTTCTATCAACATCCTCATACAGAATTCCGTTCCATTTCTTGTCGGCTATAAACGCCAACGTAATTAATCCATTAACAGCAGTTACTCTCTGTCTATTAAAGTAAATCATTTTATTTTCTTTTTCGTCATAGGCCCTAAACGATATGGTCATAAACTCTCCCTCTTGGTTGTGCCCTTTTCTGTAATTCCATATAATATAGATTTCCATTAAATTCATTAGCCCATTCTACATAATATACTTTAAAACCTCTTTTAACATAGAACTCCACATTCTCTTTAAGGCATCCTAAATATTTAGCTCCTTCGCCTATAGCCTGCTTTAATAGTTCAGAAGCAATGCCTAAATTACGATATTTTTTATCAACAACTAAGTTACATACAGTGTAATCCTCCAATACCTGACAATATCCTACAAGCTTTTTCTCGAGGTAAGCGCAATAAGATTTAGATCCTTTATATTTGACAGCATCCCAGTTAACCCCGGATCTTTTATATAGATCGCTTAGCACTGATATAAAGTTTTTCTTAATCATATTCTCTTGGTTGTATATCTTTTTGCAGAAATTTGCCAATTTGTATACCTTTTTGCAGATTTGTATAGCCTTAGTTATTGTTTTTGAGAAAAATCGTTAATTTTGTTTCTGGATTGGTACTCAGGCTACCAGTATGAAGTTTTTTTAACGACAAAGTTATTTTATTATTTCCTTCTCGCCTATTGCGGTTTTCCAGGTTCGATGACAATTCTTAAAGTCTTTTTCAGCTTCATCTTTCCATTCTATAACATGACACAGACTTTTGATAGCTACCTCTTGGTGTCTTACGATTATAGAACTAGACCTGTTAAAAAAGCACATACCAATAGCATTCAGATCAAAAATACAGAACATATTAATGCCAAAATAAGATTCTATCCATTTATAGCTTTGTCTGTCGGCCACCGAAGGTTTAATATGTCCACTTGGATGTGTATGCCAATGCATTTTCCAGTTCTCATGACCATTATCGGCCAAAAATTCTTGAATAGCATAGTCTATACCACCGGTTTCTGATTTATCAACAATCTGGCGATATAACTGAATGTCCTCTACCTGTAACCCGTCTTGGGATATTAATCCTAATCCGGCTATTTCATTTCCTTCGGCCAGGGATATAAACTTTTTAAGTTTAGTACTGGCCTTGGGTAATAATATTAACTTTGCCATTATCTTTCACTTATGGCCATAATCTCGGTAACACAATTTACTTTATTATTCTCTTGTGAGCAAAAATCCATTATCATCTTCCTTTTAGATTGATCATTCGCCATTAGAACTGCTGCAAATATAGCAAAAGTTATTATTAAAAAGACAATTATAGCAATTTTTTCTGGCATATTAATATTTCCCTTCGTTATTGTTATCTGCCCACTTACCTTCGTCATTAATTATGATATTAACCTTGTGTTCTAGGTCTTTTAGCCGCTCAAGTACAGTAGTTGTAAGATAAGTATATTCCTCTCTTATCTTAGTATTTCTCGGCACCATGGCTTTTGGTAACATGCCTATAACTGTTTCTAAGATAACAAGTGTTTGCATAAGCCAATAATGATAAGCCTGTAATATCATTATTAACTGTGCTCTGTCACGAGGTGCTTCTCCGGTTTTGTCCTCTATTGACATAAGTTACCAATCCTTAGCCTGAGAATCTGCTGCCTGAATATTAAGTTCTTCTACTATAGACCATGCTCTATCCAATCCGCATTCGTCATTAGCTATCTCTTCTATAGGAGATAAAGACTCTTCTTCTGAGTCTTTCGCTGTCATAACACTATCAGGACATCCACAGAAATAAGGGCAGTGTAGTACCTCAACAAGCTTACAGGAAACAGCAACAATAGCCCTCAAATCGGATTGATTATTTTCTAAGATTTTATCACTTACTGCCTGTGGTACATTCCATAATGCCATTATAGAATTAAAAACAGCTAAAAGTTTTTCGGTCTCTGTGTTCATAGTTATTCCCCTCTACCCTAAATAGTCAGTACCTTCTTCCTCGGTTAGTTTCTCTTTAAAATGTTCTTGAACAAATTTGCCTTCTACTGCGGCCACAATTGCCAGAAGTAAAAATAAAGGAATGTCTTCTAGTAACAATAAAAAGCTTGGATGTTGGATTAGCTCCGAAACAAAAGCAAACATCAGTAATCCAATTACAAAAAAAACAAAGGCAATAGAAAGGAAAAAGAGTCCTTCTACCATAAATAAAATAAATTCTATTAACTTAAGGTCAACGTCTATCTTATTTGTAAATAGCCCGTAAACAAACGAAAACAGATTAGGGCTGTAATGTGGGCAGTCAAAGTTTTTATTAATATTAGTCTGAGGCTCGGCTTGTATATTCATTCTCTTGTTCTTTACATCAGCTTCTCCAGTTGCGGAACTTCGGCATATACTTAGTCTACCACCCATAAATGAATGACATTTGCACATGATACATCTTTTTTTCATAGTTATTTAACTCCTTCGCTTTCAGTGTATTTATTTCCTAGAAAATCATTTTCCTGGACGTCCCAACATATTTTATCTATATACCCAGGACCAAACCATTCCATTCGCTGCTCTATTACTGTTCGGTATCCACTTTCCCATATTTTAGCCGCATGTTCTCTGGCCTTTTTTTGGTCTTCTACAAAATAAGTAAAAACATTTCCGTTCTTAAAATAAATATACATCTGTACTTTGTTTGTGTAGATTCCCTGCGTCCTTACCCTACTAAACATTTTAACTCCTTTTTAATAATAATCTACTACCACGGTAAAACACTTGCCCTCGGGAATTATACTATAAACCTTGCTTTTATTATTAGTTACGTAATTACTTGCATCTAACATATTATATTCTAAAGACCGCTGATCGCAAAACTTAAGACGCATTCCCCTCTTGTCTCCTCCTGTTACTTTCATTTTTACGGGAGATCCATAGGTTGGAAAATATGAGGGATAATATCTAGGATACTTGTTTTTAAAATTGTTATACGTCAGACCCTTACCCCCTATAGGCATCTCGGCCCTGGGACTTAATTTAAGTTTTTCTGCCTGTGTTTTTCCCAAAACGGGCAGTGCACAAAATAACGCCAAAAAACACAATAAAACACATTTTTTTATCATTTATCCTCTCCCTTGTAAAAATTAGCAAGCTTTTGACACCCAAAACAATTTGGCTCCGGTTCAGTACAATGCAGGCAGCGGCCTAATGCCAGCTTGCATTTTTCTTGAGCAACGACCCTGAGTCCAGTTACTTCCTTTTCTAGATCGTATATTTTCTTTTTATCTTCGTCATAGGCCTCGACTAGTGCAGAAAAAATAAAGGAGTGGCTTGCATTTATTTTTATTAGAGGCCAGCCGCCTTCAGCTATCTTCCACAGCTCTATCTCCGTACCCTGGTCTTTTTGCCATAGCAATATTCTATAAGATTCATTTCGCCCGGCGGCGGCTTCCAATGGATTCTTAAATTTAATAATTCTCGCCCCGTGGTTACTATCCGGCTCATTTATTACGATAATAGCATTCTTAAGGCTTAAAAACTGCAAACACAATGCCTTTATGGCCTGACCAACTATAGGCCCAAGGGCAATACTATACTCAAGTTCAGGAGGACCAACGACAACCTGAAGTTTTATTTCCCTGTCTAATAATAAAATTTCATACTCTACGTCATTAAATTTAAAGGTTGTAACTTTCATTTTGACCTCATTATGCTCGTTGTGGTTATTGGTCTTTAATCTATTTCCTCGCTATAATCGTCATAAGCGTAGTAATCGTAAGGTTCTTCGTTCTCATCGTCATCTACTATTACTTTTTGATCGGAAGTCTCAGTATAGGTCTTTATCATGTCATTTACTTCGGACAAAAAAGTATCAAATTTGGGAATAGTGTAGGTAATAAACTCGTCAATAGCCTTTCCCTTATCCTTTTTTACCTTCTCTATATTAGTCCGGTAATCAAGAAGAACGTGGTCGTAAAGATTTCTTCTTGTTATTCCACCTCCTTCCATATCCGCAAATTCCCACTTTCTATCCCGGCCGATTCCAACCTGAAAAGAAGCATCTATACACTCAGGTCCGTTTTGTATTATGGCACTGAGCTTGGCCGCTATCTCGGAACATACTTTGTCACTAGCTTTTTTAAATTCTATGGTCTGGTTAATTTTTTCTCTTAGTTCTTTGGCGTCGGTTGCTAACTGTTCAAAAACTAGTAAATTACAAGAACCTGCCCTTTGGTACAGGTGCATAACTTCAGGATCATAACTCCCACTGTGTTCCTTTATGTTAATTCCACTGGCTAGGACTTTAATTAAATCCTCTTTGGCCTCAAGCTCGTCTTCTCCCATTATTAGCGTGTCTTTAGCTATTGTATTACAGTTTGTTACGACCAAATAAACAAAAGTCCATAAGTCTTTGCTCATTACCAAGGAGCCCATAACTGCCCCGTCCTTAACTACATAGTAATAATCTGCTTTCTTTTTCTTAAATTCTATTGTCATCTATTTTATGTCCTTTCCCTTCTTAGGTATCCGTTATCTTAAAATAAACTAACTTAGTAAGTGGAGTAACAACAGGATCGCCATTACAATGACACTCAACCAATCTACCATCTTTTAACAGTTGTTTGACAGCAGCCTCCACTAAAACATCATCGCCAGGGGCAAAGGATGGATAAATATAAACCAATGATCTTTTTAGTGTGTCAAGTGACCAAGCCGGTCCGTTTTTTGGCAAGCTAATCAACTTGTCCATTACTGTTTCTTTTAACCTCAATATTTTTAGGTTATTATATAACACACAAACAACTTCCTCTGTCAGAGTATATCTTCCTCCTACTACCGCAGCAATTAATGTGTATGGCGAAGTCTGATCTTGTACCGTGCTAAAAGAAACGTTATTTAATTTTTTTGTTATTTCTATTGTTTCAAAATCAATATTTTTTGGGTTCATAACTAAAAACCATTTTCCTTTCCCTAGTCCTCTGTCGGAGAATATCCGGTACTAAATTCGTCCCAAGATAATTGCCGAACCTCTCCTGTCTTACAGTTACTTACCACTATTATGTGGTCCTCTACTGCCTCAAGGCTATATAATTCCTTCGAGTCCTTAGTTATCCAATGCCCTATGTCTGTTACTGCCATGTTCCTAACTCCAGTACTTAGTCTCTAACTCCAATCTTATATCCTCAACTTTTTTAACAGCAGCCTCTCTGTCGGCCATTAACTTTCTAACTATAAGAGGGTAAATGGTTGACAAGTCAACACCCAGTTGCTCATAGCTCATATTAACTGAATACTCCTGGCCAATAGAAAATCTTGGACTCAATGAAATACCAATATCTTCTGGTCCATTCAGGGCCTTTATTCTCTTATCTATATCCTCAAGGTTGTATTTGGCCCTGTGATACTCTGTTGCTAATTCGTTCCCCTTTGTTACAAACTCTTCTGCTATTTGTAGTTTTGTTTTTTGTAATTCTGTCACTATAGTTGTCCTTTATTTTTTTAGTAGTAGTTCACTGAAATACAAATCATTTATGGTATTGTTTTCATCAATGTCCAAATCAAGTAACTGCCTAGCCTCTTTGTATGTTATTTTGTTTTCTCTGTATAGATTAGAAACAATAACTGCGTTTGCTGTTGGCTGGGCTACAGTGGAATCAGTTTTTGTGCTATCGCTAGTCGGAAGTTCTTCAAGAACAAAATCTTGGTTATCGACTAAAGTGTTTCTATTAAAAGTTGTTCGATACCGTCTGTCAACAAATCCACTCGGAGCCGGAGGGGCATCTAAGTGCAGGACCTTATTGGACTCATGCCGAAAAGGACCATTCCCGTTTTTTGAGTAATTAACTAATTTATAATGCCTCATGTATTTAGTTATTAATCCAACTATATCTTTTCTAATTCCTAGATGACCAGAGATACCTTTGATATCCCATTGACCCTTACCCTCTCCGTCTATAAAATTCTGAACAAAAGGCAATAGTCTGTCAGCAGCCACAACAGGAACCCTGTTGGTATGCTCTGAATAGAATTGTTTTAGGGTAGGGATTTCTTTTTTTTGTTCCTTTGTTTTGTCTGTTTTGCTACTAACTGATTTGTCTTCCTCTGGCCAGCTATATTGATGTGCTCCTGTTTTGGTTTTTTGCCTTTCTATCAAATTGGCATTATACATCTGTGAAGACAGAGATCTTGCTGTGTCATAACTAGCCTCTATGAGACAAGCTATCTCTTGTGTTGTAAAAAAAAGGCCAGTGTTCCTTCTTAAAAGCTTACATATTCTATCAAAAGCGGCTTTCTTTTGGTAACTAACTATTGAGTCTCTAACTGTTTTCTCCTTGTCGTTTTCGCACTTATCTATAATAGGAGTAGTTTTTTTATAGCCATATACAAATATATTTGTATTTGTATTATCCTTTATAACTGTTCCAGTTTTTATTAATTTAAATTTTTGTAAATAGTTTAATACCAGACCTAATAAAACTGAATTAATACCGGTTCGTTCCTGAATGCTACCTGCCGTATACTTTGTTCCAGGATTTTTTTCAAGTAATTCTAATATAATATTTTTGTTTCTAACTAGAGCCGAAACAGGATTTTCTTTGTAAAATTCACAAATAGTTGGAATTCCTTTTAAGTCTGGATAACTACTTAAATTTGACATCTATTTACCCCCAATCTTGTCAACGACAATAACTTTATCTCTAAGTATCTCTTCTATTACGGGCTTTACATCTTGCCACTGAAGCTCTCCGTTTCCGCATCCCACTCTGGGCATTACTACTTTGTCAAGGCTATAGAATTCCATCAGTACTAACAGACTTCTACATGATTTTTTAATTATTTCCAAATCGGCCTTGCACATCCATCCAGGATATTCATCACCTGCCCCTTGGTTTATATTCTTTTTGAATCGGGACAAAACATTTTGCCCCATGACGGGCTTTACAGGAAATGATATTAATTCAAAAAGTTCAAATCCTCTATTATAACTTATTAATGGAATAGGTAGATTGCCATACCTAGCAACAGTTTTACCCCATATTAAATCTAAGTCCTTAAACTTATCCCTAGCCTGTTGAGCTAGACCACGTCCCATTACAAGCCTGCCATCTGATTTTACAAATCCATTTGTTGGTATACATATAGGTATTTTACCCAAATATTCCCATATATTTGCTTTTTCTTCTAGCACTATACTACATCTCCGTCCGGTGTCTCAATAAACTGGTAGCCATTGACGTCAATAGATATCCTAATACCATCATATTCAATAACGTCACCCTCTCCTTTTCGTATTAAATCCTTTATCTGCTCAACTAGTATTGCGGATAGTATTACGGAGTCACCTTTGTCTCTAAAACCTATTATAAATACTTTATTAATGCCATTAACCCTTATTTTTACATTGTATAAATCTTCTTCTTTCTCGGTGTATATAGCTATAATCTTAGAAGCTAGTAGATAACTGATATTTTGAACATCTCCAGTACTTGGGCACAATTCTTCAATCTTTAAGAAAATAGGTCCTACTGTCATGTGCTTATCTCCCTTCTGTGTAGCTCTATCATACTCTATAGTATTTATTCAAAGTTCTTTGTCGTAAATTTAGAAAAAGGTTCAGATCCCCTTAATAATATTTTTCTGCTATCATCTCTTATTTTGTCAATCTCGGCCTTTAGCTTTGTATTCTCATCTCTCAGCCTGATAGCTTCATCAAATAACATTTTTACGTCCCAGCTTTTGCCACTATAATGTCTTAGTGGCTGCCTTCTATAGCCTTCTTCTGAGAGAGGAAAACAACATAAGTCTTTGTTTTTATCATACCCCAACTCGCACTCTTGTCCGGTTTCGTCTACGAATCTAAAAAAGCTAGGTTGCATGTTGCGTTTTTCCTCTTCCATTTTTTGCTCTTGTCCCTTTCTATTATTATATCTATTTGTCTCACTTTGTTATCCTTTCCAGTTATCCATAGCCCAGTCCTTAGCCTCCAACTAAACCCCATAAAAGGAGTGTGGTAATAACCGTAAAAAGTATAATTAATAACCAAGGGGATATAGAAAAGTCAAATTCTAATCCCCTGGGCGTTGAGGCAAAAGAGATGTCAAAACACTTTTTTACCAAGTCCATGGCACCATACCACGCCTTACCCAGCAAAACAAAAACATTATGACCCCCACCTCCTTCTCCTGCTCCTTGGGTAATGGCCTCCATCATATCAGCGTCCAGTATCAGAGTACTATATCTATAAACTCCACTTCCCTCGGCCTTTAGTAGGGTTTCAAGTTCTTTGAGAATGGCAAGGGCGTCTGGGGCTGTTTGGCAATAAACAAAGGCTTCTTGACTTATTGTGGCAATATTTACACGGTAAAGACCTTCACAATTTTGTGGGTATATCTTAGTTATTTGCGGCTTTGGAATAATGGTATAAGTACAACGTGAATTATTATTAGGGTCTATCCCCTCTAGTGTTATGCAATCAACCACTTATTTCCCCCCTCTTTTGACTTGCTCACTGGCCTTAACAGCATACCCATAATTAGTGGTGCACTGCTGAGGATTGGGCTTGTATTGGCAGTAGTTAGCCAAGTCCGAGGCCGTCATTTGACCCTGGGCATAGTGTTGGCCATCTGCTACTTCTTGCATATAGCCATTTACCCTACAACTACATATAACAATTGCTATTAATATCAAAAATGCCATCTCTTCCATTTTTATACCATTCCCCTTTCTAAAGCAATTGACATGTATAAATAAGTAACTCTACAACCTTCCACAACACGAATATAGCCAGAGTCATAAAACACAAACATATTGCATTGACTACCATAAAATCATCTTTGCTTAGCACCTTCTTTTATCCCTCTTCTCAATTCCGGTATATACCCAAGTATGTGACTTATTACCGGAATAGTAAATCAATTTGTCCCAGTTTTTTGCCATCTATTTCTTTGACATCACCTAACTGAATTGTGTCTGGATAATTATATTGCGCAACCGCCATTGCATACTTGTCAACTTCAGAAGCATAATATTTTTCAACTGTAATTCCAGCTCTTTCTAGTGCCAATTGACCACAACTAATGCCATCAAATAAACTTAAAACCCTTATTCCCATTTTACATATTTCCTACTAAGTATCCCTATATTTATACTAACATAAAACCCACCGTATTAGTACATAGTGTTAAGATATGTTAAGGACGGAACTGGATTAGGTTGTGTTATATGTGTAGTAGGGTGGTCGCATGCAGATTTTGGATTTTTGGTTTGAAGTTGTGGGGGACTAGAAAGGGATAGCGTTTTCAAAAATCATAGTTATGCGGTTGAGCATGATGGCTGGGCAATAAGTAATAAATTCAAAAGTTGTGGCTATAGGTATATAATTCAATAATAGCCTGGTTATTAGTAATTAAAAGGAATAGATATTAAAAACTTACTTAAAAATACATGCAAAAACCGTACCGCCAACGTTCCTTAACGGTATGAATTTTAAGCTTTCAGGGATAGTATTTTTTTAGGTTAAGCGCTCAAAAAAGCAAATTATAAATATCAGGTCTAAAAAGGCCTGATAGCTTGAAAGTTTTTGAAAGCATTGAATCTAGACAATTTAAGGCAATAAAAAAAGCGCCGGCTATAAAACCAGCGCTTAAAAATAGGATAAAATAAACTTAATCAAGATAGTTTTTAATATACTCCTCTAAACCCATTGCAATTTTTTTATGTTCGTCTGGCCAGCGCTCATAATTCATTTTAAAAAAGTCCTTCATTCTACTTATTTTTTGATCCGGCATGTTTGTTAATCTAATTAATTGCTCTTGGTCATCATACCAATAAGAAGTAACACTAAAAATGTGAGTAGGTCTCTTTCTAGCCTTGAAAGAATACTTGCCTTTGTCGCTTTTTTCTATGCCAGCATATTCTATATCTTTAACTACTATGCCTTTTTTTAAAGGATTAAACTTGTTATCGGTGCTTAATATTAACAAGTCTTTAACTGCATAAAGACTTGTTAGGCCGTCAGTACATAACAAAGTACTTTGCTCTTCATTAAAAAAAGTGTATCCTGAAAAATGAAACATAAAAATAAATCCTTTCTTTAAAAAGTAAATTATCCGATTGCTCCGCTTGTTTCAACAAAGTTTGAAAAGTCTACCGGGAAAGTATTACTGCAAGCGCTTAAGCTTACTACTAGAAGCGCTGCAATTATTAATAAAACTATCTCAATATTATTAAACATTGTTTAATACCTCATAGATTATAAAGTTTAAGGTAGTAAAGTCTTTAACTGTACTTTTTTGCATTATTAAAGCGCTGTCAATAGTATTGAATGGGTTATAATTATTAATCATAATTATTTCTTTTTTTAAGTTATTAATAATTATTTCATTCATTCCTATATATCCTTTCTTATTTATATTATCGACAAAAAGACTAAAAACTAAACCCTGTAACCTTCAATTATTACAATAATTTTACATTTATTTTTATATCCTGTATATATATAAAAACAAGCTGGCTTAAGTAATTGCTAAAAACCAAGCTATTATTAATTAATTGTTACATACTGCTTTTATTATTGCCTTGCCGCTTTTAATGATTATAATTATATTAGAACTTAATTTTACTTAGTTATTGGAGGCCTTGAAGTATGTTAATAAATGCAAAAACTAGCACCTGGTGTAAAAAACAATCAAAAGCCAAGCTGGCTTTGTGGTGTAACTCTATATATAATTTCTTAATAAATCATTAAATAATAAACTCCCTCCCTCCCTCCCTCCTTCATGCCTCTAAAATTTAGAGGTATTTTTTTATTTATCCTTAAAAGCTTTCTGGAATGATTTTTAAAATAAGTTAGGTTTTGGCTTAGGTACAATTTTATTTTTTAAAAAATTAGTCCAGTTCTGCAATTAAAAAAGCTTGGGTTTTATACCAAGCTTTTGAGATATTGTTTTTAAAAGTATTATTTTTTTAAAAATTTTCTTACTTTTAGCCGGTTATCTTTTATCAGTAGTTCTTTTATTTCTTTTGCCGATTTGTGAATAGGATAACCAAGCCAATCACCATTTAAAGATATTTCAATAGGGTATAGTTTTATTTTCTCAAAGGTTATATGCATTTATATTTCTCCTTTTGTTATTAACTCGCTAATTGCTCTTATTGTTGCCATTATGCCGGTAATATGTGAACCGTATTCTTTATTAAGTATGTTTATTGTGTGGCCTTCTTTGTTGATATACTCGGATGGATTAAAAGGGTATTCTTTTTTTTCAAGTAAAGATTTTGAATAATTTGTCGCTTCATGCCATGAACCTATAATAGTTTCTGGCTCTTGTATATAGGCATGCGCTCGCTCGCTATGATGCAAAATATTTGACAATGTTTTAATTGCCTTGCATGTTAACTTCATGTTTTATCCCTTCTCGTTTCTGTGACTACCTTGCATTGTTTTAATTTCTTGCCATGGTCTATTGAAAATCAATTTTTCCGGCTCCGGCTCCGGTTTTCTTAATCCTTTTGGTTTTGGTTTTAATTGATCTTCAAGTTTTTTAATTTCTTTTAGTAGCTCTTTAAACTCTTCGTCGGTAGTGTTTAAGTCATTAAATGCTTTACGGTTTAATATCTTTAGCTTTTCTTGAATTGCTTTTTTGCTTGCCATGTGCTTTACCTACCTTTCAAAATTATTAATATGTAATGTAACTTACTAAACTTGGTTTTAGTGTATTTAGTTTTCTACTGTCTTTTAGTTCTATCTTGTAAGCTTCTTTTGCCGGAAGTGCTTCTAGATTTTGCAAGTCTTTAACGAGGTTATTAACTCTCTTAATATTTTTTTTGCTTGCAAGCTTGGCCATGTAATAGGCTTTAACTTGCTTTTTACTCATGCTTGTCTCTGATTTTTTAGTTTTCATTACTACTATCTTTAACATAATTTCTAAATCCTTTCTTTTGTTGTAAGTTATTAACTTTTTGCTGTTCTTTTGTCGCCCTGGCACTCATAATCTGTTTAAAGTCTATATAATTACCTCTATGAATATTAATTGCCGCTGCAATTATCATTCCTCTTAGTTTTTTTGCTTCCTTCTCTGTCACTTGTAGAAGTGCCATGTTTTCTTCAATCGTGTTTAGGCGCTCTTCTATCTCTGCTTTAACTTCTGGCTCTGCTGTTAAAATATTGGTTCTACCCATTAGAAATTTTATCATTCCCACGGGCACGTATTTTTTTAAGCTTGTTTTCATTTTCTTTTATTTTTCCTTTCTCTGGTATTAAAATGTAAATTAATTTTTAAATACTCTTGCAAGTGTTTTAATACTATACTTTTTGAAGTATTGCAATTAAATAAACTCTTGAGCTCTGCAATATTTTCCCGATTGCTCTTTGTACATCTTTGTTTCGTGGCAAGCTTGCCATGGGTTCTCAAGTTGTTTTTCTGCTTCTTTGATTCTTTCGAGTGCATATCTTAATGTTCTTTTGTCTGCTTCCGTTAATACTATGTGGTTATTTTTACACCACAAAAGGCCTGAGATTTCTTTTTCTTCTTTCTCTATGTAGTTTTTTATGTTTATAATTTTTTGCTTTGTTTCTACTATTTTTTGACAGTCCTCTAATAATACGCTCCCCGATTCTTTATCTAGTTTTTCTTTTAATGCTGCTGCTGTTATTGCCATGTGTTTTACCTACCTTTCTTTAATTGCTATAAACATGTATATTATTATTATAGTTCTTTATTGTCTTAATTCTAAAATCTTAATACTTTTATTAAGTTTTGTAAATAAATCTTTATAACCTGTAACCAAGCTAATACTATACTTTGTATAGTTAAAAAATAGACACCATGCATGATAGTGTCACGGTATAAAGGTTTCTGATATAAACTTTATAACGATTATAATATTAATATACCTACCTATATTATTTATCAAGGCAAGCTTTAAGCTTGTAACTGGTTTGTTGCTTGCCTTTTTATTTCATTATGTAGGTATAAAGTAGGCTATAAATAGAAAGTAGGTAAGTATGAAAAAAATTATTGAAACAGGCAGTTATTTAATACTATTCCAAAAAGAAAAAGAACGCCCCTTTATTTTAGTACAAAGGTACAATGATGATAAATGTTATAAAACGTTTAGAGAAGCAAAAGAAAATATTTTAGGGATTAATTTAAAACATTAGGTTTTGGGTGTTCTCGGATTTTACTTTGTATTTTACTTTAAATAATGAAAGGGAATAAAACATGACACAAACAAGCGAAAAGCAATTAAAATTAAACGAAATTAAAAGCAAACATGGCGAAATGTTAAAAGCAATTGAGTTATTAAACAAAGCTAAGACCGAAAATATTTACATTGATTTTATTATATTTAATAACAACTTAAAAAATCAAATAGTAAGAGCGTTTTTAAAAGACTTAAGCACTTTGGTTGGTTACCCTATCAACCCCCCAAATTATTATACTACGGTTTTAAATGATGATTTAGCTTTGAGGGAGGACTTTTTAAACAATATAGAAGAAAAACCCGCCCCCCGGTTTTATAAAAGCTTTGCAGAAATTCAAAAAGCCAATAGAGAAAGTGGCGGGGCTTGGTTTAAAAACCAAAACGAAGGCAAAAAAATTGAGTCTAAAATACTTTACGGGCGCTTTTTTATTGAGTCCTCTCACGATTACGAGGGCAATAAAAAGTTTTTAATCTGGGAGGTTAACAATATTGGAGGCATTAACCCGATAGGTTCCGGGGCGGTTATATCTCATAAAACACTGGCAGCGGCCGAGGCTCATTTAAATTTTTGTCAGGAGCTAAAGCAAGCAAAATAGTTTATAATTAAAGTAATATAAGGAGTACAAAAAATGGCAAATTTATTTTTAATACAAGGTGGCGGGTTAAAGCCGTTAGAAAATAAAAAGGTATCAGTAGGCCAACGCTTTAAAGACCACGGCGACCGGGCGAACCAATACGGACATGGGACTATTACAAGTATTAACGAACAAAATAAAACATGCTGCTTAGTTTATGACAGCGGCAAAAAATCAAATAATTTTTATACTGCGCTATTTGACGGCGCCCGGTTTGAGCTACTCCCCGAAATTGTAGAAATAGACACAGAAAAAATAAAAGAATGTGAATTAGGTTATATTATAGACACAAAAAAAGAAAAAAAGAAATTTGAGGATGAAAGAGCGGCGGAAGTAGAAGCCGCACGGGCTAAAGATAATAAAACATGTCTTGAGTTAAAAAATAAATACAAAATAAGCTGGCAAGCTCATGGTTTTACTGTTAACGGTGGAAAACTTCAAAAATGCTCTTATAGCTGGGGGAATATTAAAGATTGTATCAGGGTTAGAGCAAAGGACTATGAGCGCTTTTCTAGTGAAATAAAAGAACTTTTTACGGTTTTAAATGATTCCGACAGCCAGCAGGATTATTTTTCAAATGATAAGTTTTTAATTTGGGAAGATAACCCCTTTTTTATGGAAGCCAAAACAGGGGAATATAAATTTCAATGTTTTAGGCTTGAAGTATCAAAAAAAAGAGCGGAGGCCAGAGGCCAAAAAAAAGGGCTAGAAGATTCTGAATATTTGAGACAAGTTGAAGAAAACAAGAAAGAAGAGGAACGCATAAAAGAAGTTTACGCCGATGTTTTGGCCTTACCTCCAAAAAAAAGAGATAGAAACCGGGCAAAAAAGCAAATAATTATTTGTAACCAGCCGGACGAAATTAAAACCATTAAAACAACGGTTAATATTGACGAGCCGGACAGTATAAAAACCATAGAAGAGAAACAGGCGCCTAACTGGATGGTAGACGCCCTTAAAGAAGAATTAGGCGCCGAAATAATAGAAGAAATAGAAGAAACAAAAGAAGTTCTAGGCCTTGAACAAATAAGCTTACTTGATAAGTTCGAGGCTCTCCCAGAACCGGAGAAGAACGAAAAAGTAAAAGAAGAGGACTTAGAATTTTGTAAGCTTGAAGAACAAAAATATATAGGCGGACTCATGGCGCTTGAGATATCAATTGAGGCTATAAGAAATTATTATGAAGCCGTAAAGGATATTAATAAAAATCCTTATGGCTCGGATTATATAGGGCAATATGATTGCCTGGAACCACTTAAAAAAGCTCAAAATAAATGCATTGAGGCTTTTATATCTAATATTATAAGCTATTTTAATAAAACCTATAAGCTTGAAACAAAAACAAGCGACGCCGTAAAGGTGTTAAAAGACAATAAAGAACTAACAAACCGGGATATAATAAATTATGTAGTTGATAGCTTGGGCGGCAGATCTTTTATAGACGAGTCCGAGGCCTTAATAATAAAAAATCTAAAAAAACATATTAACTACACCTTACATGGCGGCTACCAACAACCAAGAAGGCCGGGCGTTGAACTTTTCAGTAATGGTAAAATTGCCCTAAAATCGTTTTTTAGTCTTGAGTCTTATTCTTATTCAGGCGATAAAGTCAACTATAGCGATAAAGAAAATTTTAAAGCGTTATTTGATGGCGTCGCACTAACCGAAAAAAGCGAAATGCCTTTCTCTAGCCACTCAGATTGTATGTTTGATATCCTTTATAAAACAGATTTTGCGATTACTGGCGAGGCTCTAAAAATAACAAACAGCGCATCAATTGACAATATAAAACTATTTAAAAACGGAAAACTCGAAATTGTCTTTAAATCAAAGGCTTATGCTCAAAAATTCTGGGATCTGTTTTGTATTGAAGAGGAGGGCGACGAGTGAAATACAACTATAAAAATATCATAATCCCCAAAGAAAAACGGGGGGCTATTAATGAAAAGATAATAAATATTGTAGAAACTCAAAGAGCCTACGGGATAACGCCCGAAGACATTTACAACAGCTTTACAGGCCGGGGCGGCCTGCATGGCTTAGAATATAAAAACTTTAATAGCTTCTATGAATACACGGAAGCGAAAAAAGAATTTGAAGCCGGGCAATTTTTCACACCCCCGACGGTCTGCGAGTTCATGGCCGCATGCATGAAGCCAACCGAGAAAGATTTAATATTAGACCTGACATGCGGCAGTGGGGCATTTTTTAACTTTATGCCTAATGAAAATAATATTTATGGCTGTGAACTTGACCGGGAAGCGGCGAAGGTGTGCCGCTTCCTGTATCCAGCGGCCAACATTGCGCATGACGATATGCGGTACTATAACCCAGAAACAAAATTTGATCTGGTTATAGGCAATCCGCCTTTTAATTTACGCCTAGACGCAACAGATGGTGAAGTTCTAAGCCAATTATTTTACTTTAAGAAAGCCGCCCAGGTTTTGCGCCCGGCCGGATTTATGGCGATAATAACGCCCGCCGGATTTCTTCAGGATGCCTATTATTGGGGTAATGCTATCAAGGCAATCAACAAGGATTTTAATTATATTACTAGCCTTAAACTGCCTAATGACATATTTAAGGCGTTTGGTTGCGCTAATTTTTCAACAAAAATTATGTTCTTTCAAAAAAAATCAGAGCACTTAACGGAAAATAATTACATCCCCCATCAAATCGAAGGTTTTGAACTCTCTGGGGTTGTTGCCAATAAATTTTATAACTTTTTTATTGCTGAGAAAAAAGAGCAGGCGGAGAAAATAAAAGCAAAATTATTTCTTGAAGCGGTAAGGGCTCAAAATTACCAACAAAAAAACTTCGATGACGATATAAAAAAATATTTATTTTATATTGGTCGGCACCCAAAAACTAAAGAGTTTTATGCCCGGTCGCAGGAAAAAGTTAATAACTTTTTAAACCAAAAGAAACCGGACGGAATGACCTTTGAAGAATGGGAAAAAGAAAAGATTAAACCGCAAGCGGTTATTAACTACCTAAAAAAACAACTTGCCAAACAAGCAAAGAAACCAGAGAAAGACATTATTAAACTGGTTAAAACCCCAAGGGGTTTAAAATATAAAGCATATAGCTATAAAACTAGAACAGAGTTAAAAGAAAGCCCCTTGTCAGTAAAAGAGCAATCTTTTAATGAAATGATTTTAGCCGGGGAGTTCCCATTTATAGACAAAGCTTTTAAAAAACTCTATGAGAAAAAATTAAACAATTATAAAAATCAGGGCAAAGAGTTTAAAAACCTCCCAGAGTCCTTAGAAATTTCTAACTTTTTAAATGCTTTTGAATTGTACCACTCCGAAAGAAAAGAGCGGATTAAATTTAATCCAGCTCAGAAAAAAGACTTAAATTTAATTTTACAAAAAAAATACTCGGTTTTAAATTGGCAGCAAGGCGCCGGAAAAACTATTGCCGCACTGTCATGGTCTGATTATCATTTTAAAGCCTCTGGCGTTAGAAACATCTTTATAATCAGTGCTAGCTTGGCTATTAACGTAAATTGGGAGCCTGAACTCAAGGCTTTTGGCCGTGAGTTCATAACTATTAAAAGTCTTAAGGATATTGAAAACATAAAACCCGGCATGCTGGTTTTGGTAACTCTCGGTTATCTGTCTAAGTACCAACGACAAATAAAACGTTTTATAAAAATACAAAGTCAAAAAGTGGGCTTAGTATTTGATGAAAGCGACGAAATAACCAACCACAAAACAAAAAGAACTAGGGCTGTTTTGAATTGCTTTAGGCGTGTAAGTTATAAACTATTAACTACCGGAACAACTACCAGAAATAACATTAATGAGCTTTATAGTCAGTTAGAACTTTTATATAATAACTCAATAAACTTTCTTTGCGACTGCGAAACAGTATATAAGATAGATTCAAAAGACAAAGACAAAGAACTAAAGGCAGTTGACAACGAAAAAATAAATAAACCTTTTGGGGCTTACTATGGGAACGGCCTGTTTAAACAGTGTTTTAACCCCGTTAAAACATCTGTTTTTGGGGTTAGTAAAGAAGGACAGGACATTTACAACGCTGATAGCCTTAAAAAGATTTTGGCAAAAACTGTAATTACAAGAAAGTTTAAAGACATTGTAGGCAAAAAAAATTATGATATAAAAGTTTATAGGGTTAATCAAACCCTTTCAGAAAAATTAGTTTATAAGCAAATTATTGAGAAGCTCCATAGTATTTACTCAATAACTAAAGCCTCTGGCGGCGCTTTCTTCTCTAGACCAGCAGAAACCAGAAAGGCCAATCTTTTAGAAATAGTATTGCAAATAAATTTATTAATTAAAGCATGTAGCGTACCCCATAAATTTGATGGCTACAACTCCGATGCCTTGCCGTCTAAATACAATGAGGTTTTTACTGTTATAAAAGACCAGTGCCAAAATAAAAAAGTAGCCGTGGGCGTTACTACTATTGAAGCGCTTAACGATTATTTCATTGAGTTAAAAGAGAAATTCCCCAGCCGTCAAATATTCTTAATAGATGGCTCAGTATCTTTTAGCAGAAGAAAATCTATTATAAAAGAATTTGAAAACACTACTAATGGCATTTTGTTGTGTACTCAACAAAGCATGGCCTCAAGCGTTAGTGTTCCGACCTGCGACCATATTATAATAGAGTCTTTGCAATGGAATATCCCCCGCATAGAACAATTTTGGTTTAGATTCATTAGATATAATTCAACAGAGTTTAAAACAATTCACATTATTACATACAATAACACAATAGAACAAAACCTTTTAGCTTTGTTAATGGCAAAAGAAAAGCTTAACGAGTTTATTAAAAACCAAGATGATACAGAAGCAACAGAGATTTTCAATGAGTACGGCCTAGACTGTGGGCTTTTAGATTGTCTTCTTACCAGAGAAAAAGACGAAGAGGGCAAAAGTTACATAAAATGGGGACAGCAGGCAATAAGTTAAAAAGAAAGGAAATAGTATGCCTTATTTTGAAAAACAAGATTGTAGTAAATGCCGCCGCTGGCAAAAGCTAGACTGTAGTAAATGTAATATGGCCGATACCTGTCCCGGCGCAGTTAAACTTAACGACTTACCTCAAGAGGGTAAAGACTATGTTGTTAAAGTATTTAATCTATTCCATAGTTATACCACTATTAAAAATTTAGTTGCCCTTGATGCTAGATATTGCCCAGACGGTTTACTTTTTGAGATTTAAGAAAGGTACAATTTTAAAGGTTTTGAATTAGTTACAATCTATTAACCGCCCAAGAGGGCAGAAAGAAGGAAAAAAATGGCAGGATTAAACAAAATTATTATTGACCCTCATTTCTGTACCCAAGTAGAATATCAGCATCTTAAAAATTGGCTAACCAACCAAACATGGTGTTGGTCAGAAATACCTACAGAATGCGAAGAAAAGAAAGATGAGACAAAAAAACAGCCTAGTCGTTGTTGTTTTTGCCAAAAGAAAACCGAAGAGATTTTAGGATTCACTGGAGTAGATAACCAATACCTCCCTTTATGTCAAACCTGTTATGACCAATTTGATGACGAGCAACGAACAGAATTAGAGCATGAGAATTTAGAACTTGACGACTACATGGAAGTTGTCAAGGTTATGGAAATTAAAGAAGAAAGAAAAACTTATTCATTTAATATCCCTTCATATTTAGCAGGCGATGACGAGAAAATTAGAGAATTTTTTGAGAATGCAAAAGACTTAGCTCTTTTTTATCCAGATACCGAAAGAACAGATTCTCATTTTCAAACGATTTAAATAGATAACTTATAAATTACCACTAAATATTTACAACTAATCCAATTTTAATAATTATCAACAAAAAAGGAGGTGTTTAAAAACAAAAAGATATAAATTAAAAGGTCAGGTTTTGGCCAGTGCATAATTTACTTTGATATAATACAAGTATTTTAGAAAGGAAATTAATGGGTTATTCAGGTTATAGTAAAAGCAATAATGCCTGTAGCGCAGAAAGCGAAGGCCGTTACCCGCTATCTATTTTAAAAAAGGCTACCGCTAAAATTCTAAAAATTTCCCAAAAAGACGCTAAGGCTTTCCTTGAAAGATTTGGCAGCGATAGAGAATGGCATCACTCTTCGAAATATTACAATTGTATTGATTATTATGATTTACACCTTGCTATTTATAACGCAAACGAAGTGTTGATTGATTGTCCAGAAGATTCCCTCGATAATTATTTTGACATTTCTCAAAGAGCAAATATTAGACTTACCAAAGCATTTAGAAATGTTTCAGACAAGTTTTTAAACGATGATTGGGATGGTTTGATCAAAGAGATTCATAAAACTCTTAACGATTTTTCATGGCTTTACAAGAAGCCCATGGCAAATACCCCAAGCCCGCTCACAAGCCTGGAGCCCATGGCAGAAGCTTCAAAATAAAGATTAAGTCCAAACCCATGGCAAATACCCCAGGCCCGCTCACAAGTCCATGCCCATGGCGGCGGCGACAAACTCAAAAGTCAAGTCCCAGTTAGTATAAGGAGTACAACAACGATGTGTTTAAAAATACAAACTACGGTAAATTTCGATTACAGTATCAAACTCGAAGACAATGGCAGTTTTACCCTTGATATTAAAGGCGTAAAATTCAAGCCGCAGTTCAAGCCCATGGCAGAATCCGACGCAAGTTTGAAGCAGCTATTGACAGACATTGCCAGCGGTTTTATAACTTTCCAAAACGACCAGTGCATTAAAGACCTTTGCTACAGTTACGAACTCAATAGCTGGGTATTGCCAGCATTTTAGACCCTATCCGAAATCCAGACAGTTAGTTACTACCCCCTAAATTAAAGGAGTACAGAGCCCATGGCAAGAGTAATATTCGTAAAAATAGAAGACATTAACGCTTATCATAACCAAAAAATCAGAATCAATCTCAAGGACGTTGCTAAGGGTGCAGTATATAGACCGTGGTTGGCTGACGAATACCGCCTGTCGTATGACGACATTCAGAGACTAACGCCCATAGGTCATTGGTTTTACGCCCGCAATCTATTCTTTTTAGCTTCGCTCGCTGCGCTCGCTCAGCTCTGCATACTAGGAATACAACTGAGTCAATTACAGGTACTCGACGCCCAATTCTTCGGAATCAACGACGAAGAGCCAGAAGACGTTTGTTGCAATTAACAAAGGAAGGAAACGATGGCGTATGACAACAGGCTGTATCGTTTTAATAATAGCACTCTTGGCTCTAAAAGATTTCTTACAGGATCTTAAAAAATAAAAGACAATACCCATGGCAGTTAATAAAGAGGAGCTTATAAGCTCCTCTTTAAAAATTAAGTACAAGGCCATAAAAAAAAGGGTAGTAAACAAAGTTTTCAAATTAAGTCACCAGCCCCCAAAATTTGCCCCATTTTGAAACGAAACCCTAACCGGGGGTATAAAACTATACCCCAGCCCTTAAAAATTAAATTAAAGGCTTTAAATAACAAAAATTAAGTACGGTCTTTTTGGAGGAAGAAAAATAGATTTATGTCAGGATTTTTTTAATACCCTTAGTATCTAATTTCAAAAAATCCATGGCCTCTACTCCCTTAAGCCTAAGCCGAGACCTACACTCTGGACACAGGCAGTTTTGTACCAAGCTATTAGCTTTTTCTGGTGTCATAAAGTTTAAGGTTTCGGGCTGTTGAGGATCTAGGTATGTGTTTTCAATAATAGAGGTTATAACCAATTTTTCTTGGGTTGTGAGTTGGTTTATAACATTTAATATCATAGAACTTATGTCTTCGTCATCAACCTCCCTGTCTCTGACTATGCAATCTACTATGAATATTAGGGTTCTTCTTCTGTCTCTGTCTTTTGGCTCTTCTTGTCCTCCTCTTGTTTCTGCTTCTGTTTTGTTATTTACAAGGCTGAGGTATTCGGTATAGAACTGAGCCATGAGCATTTGTTTTTTTGGGGAGTATTGGGGGTTAGATACTTCTGAGTATATTTTAGTAATTTGTTGGGGTGTGAGATTATCCCGGTACTGTTCTAGTCTGTTAGGGACTAGTGTGGTATGCAAATTGGAGGGATTCCCTTCAGGACATCCCTTCAATTTTGCATGTTCCATGTTATAATTATTATCTAATATAACATAGTACAACAAAGTTATTAGTTTAATATTAAATCTAATAATATTAGTGACTAATAGTAAACTATAGTCACTAATATTATTTGTAATAATATTATCTATAAGCGAGTTGGCGAAAGAGTTGGGAGAGAAGGGTTTTTCGGGTTTTTGGATTTTCGGAAATCTGGTGGAGAACTGGGAGCCGAAAAGCAAGAGACATGCGCTATAGAGGGTGTTGTATTTTGCCTCTAGCCGAGGGACAGACCAGGGTCGAGCCTGAGTTGGGGTGCTACTATTGTAAAAGGGTATTGATACCAAAGCCCTGTCTATTAACTGAGCCTCTAAACTATACCACGATAGAGGAACAGGCCGGGGTTGAGCCTGAGTTGTTACCACCATCGTAGTACCGTCGGCAATACCTTCTGCGGCTCTGGGTTGTAGACCACTTTTTTCTGATAATCCCAAGGACAGACCGGCCCATTTTTGATTTTCTTGATTCTGAATTTCGGAAACCATAGACCAAAAATTTTTGACCTCCGTTTTCAATCTATATACCCCTAATTTACTTGGGCTCTGAAAATTATATCCCAGATGATTTTCAAGCCACTTACTGTCCAATACCATAGCACCCGTATGGCATTTTGCTAATCTTACTTTCCCCAGAGCCTCGGCCTTTGTTAATAACCCCTTTTCTTGCAACAAGTCCACAACTCTTTCTGTTTTTTTTCTACCTACGGCCAATAACTCGGCCATGGCTTTTTGACTCATAACAAATGTATTTACTGGTATCTTGTAACATAGGTTACTGGCTGTTTCTATATACACATCTGAGTACATTGCCATGGACTTCAGATACATTGCAAAATATATTACATTTATATTGCCAGTTGATTTTGTATCTTCTAATAGCATGTTTTTGATGTCCGAGGCCATCATTTTTATAAATTGGTTTGTCAACTACTTATTTCCTTTTCCTTTCTATAATATCCGTCCGCCTGCTGTTCTAAAATAGTTATTACCTCCTCGGTTACAACCCCTTTTTCTATTCTCTGATAAATTTTTTATAAACTGGCTTCTCAACTAACTCCTCCCCTGAGCCCTTAAGGTCTCTATCTCATGTAAAAAGTCTAGGGTTGTATATGAGGTATAGGCATAGCAAAAGAGACAAAGTGTATTAACTCGACCGGGTGGGTTAGAGGCTATAACGTTTGTACTATCACAGTGGCGGCAGAACAAAAGTTCGTTATAAGCCTCTAACCGAGGTTGGTTTTTGACTAATTTAATTAATTGCTCAGGTGTTTCAATATCTTTGCCATCTATTTTAATCATATACTTACTTTACCTCTTCTCGGCCATCTATCTCTTTAGTTATGTATGTCAATCCATTTCGTTCTTTTTGGTTGTTTATCTGAAAGCTGTTCTCTCTTAATCTCTTGAAGCACGGCAATAACTCCGTCAATAACCGAAGGGCTTGTCAGATGGTCATAAATGTCATCAATCGTAAGTATTTTTTTGTAATCGCCCTTAAAAAGGTCTAGTAGCTGTTTACTTTTTGGGCCTATTGTTGAGGTATTAACCATTTTCAGTTATCTCCTTTTTGTGAATTAAGTGTTATTTAAACCAAGACATGATTTGTTTAAAAAACGAAACCCACTACTTTTTTGGAGCATATTCTGATGTTCTTAAATCATAAATTAATCCAAGAAAGCCTTTGCCTGTTTTCTTATATATAAAAAGTATTTTATTTTGGGCTCTTTCTGCGGCAACAGACAGTTGGTTAGAAAACAAAGCACAGGACGATGCCTCTGTAAAAATTTTACCTGGGCTGCCATCGGCGTTAAGAACGGTACTAAGATCTGCATATAATTCTTTTATTTTTAATTTTATTCTTTTATTTGCTTTTTCCTCATAGGTTATTGAAGAAATGACTTCAACCGTTTTGTCTAGAGCATCTTTTAAGTAATATAAGATCTTTGGGGTATCTTGTCCTGAGCTATTCATTAACTCTATCCATTCTGATTTAATAGCATAAAGTTGAGAAGATAGAGAATCGACCGGGTCGTCTTTAATAACAAGTTTTCTATCTTTTGGAACATCTAGTAATTCACAAGCTTTATTAAAATGAGCATCCATGGCATCCCTCGTGTTTTTAGTAGACGAGTAATCAAAACAATTATCACACTCCCTTGAGTCGATAACTCTTCCTTCTTGAGAATACTGAACAAAATCAGAATCAGAGCTATCTTCTTCCTTGTGGCATTTCGGAGTTGTGGTGCTGTTTGTTGATATCCATATGCAATCTTCTTTCATTTACTTCTCCTTGTAGTAAGTAATAAACAACTGTGACAATTACCCCTTTGGTTTTGGAATTCTAAACAAATAAAATAGGGCATCAAAAAATGCATCCTGATTTGGTGTTCTAAAAAAATGATGACAACATGGTCTAGGGTTATTTTTATAGTGGTGTTTGTTAGCTGCTATATGCCTTTCGGCTTCGGCCCTAGTTAAAAAACATCGGTCTTCTTCTTGGTCTAGTACTGTTTTATATTCCCTAAAATCGTCCTGGTACCATTTATTTCCTTCTTCGTCCTCGAACTCAGGATCATCATCTTCGGTTTCTGGCAACTTATTATATTGTTCCTCAGTTATAATACTATAGCAATCATCATTGTAGATATAATAAGTTTTTTCTGCGTCTTCACTACAGTATACCTCTCTTTCTATATCTTGCAAAACAGTGTAATACCTATATCTAGCAGTGCACTGCGTCTCTTCATCTGACATCTCCTGAAGAAAGTCTTTTACGTCTTTAATTTTATCTCTTATCTCTTTTACTTTTAATGGTATTAAATTTAATAACATCATGATCCAATTACCTCGTACTTAGCTAAACACTCACTACATCTAAAAGCAGGACCGGGCCAATGGGGTTGGTATAATTCTTTAAAGCCATAAGCCTTGCACTTTGGGTTTCCCTCTGGTTTTCCTATAGCAGACATATGCGGACATTTCCAGGAACAATGACGGCCCTCAAATACTGCTCTATTAAGTGGTAAAGATGTTGTAAAAAGAGCAGTCCTGTTGATTCTTCCTATAACTTGAACATAAATTGGTTTTTCCCTCAGTAACCCAAGTTCTTCTAATACCAAGAGGGCAACACTAGTATTAAATCTATTTTTACCGTTGAGTTCCATCTTTGATAGTTGGTCACTAACTACTTCTTTTTCTATCTTTAGCCCCAGTTTTTTGGCCAACCAATAACAATTAGCAGCTAATGCCATACTTACTGACGAGGGGTTATCTAGTGCATATTTTAAAGTATGTAAATATTTATGTAGTTCTTGCTTTAGCTCGTTTGTACTGTGGTCCATATCCCTCATATCAGCCATGGCCTTAAGGCCGTCTCTGGTCATTTGTATATGGTTTCGTCCCAGTTCTGAGTTAAATTCCTCTTTTATAAAGCCATAGGAACCTTTTAGTTCTTCAATAACTGTTTCTATTTGGGGGCTAAAAACTCCTGTGGGGAAAAACTCAAATTCTAGTCCAGACAAAGAAATAGGTCTCTGCATTTGGAATCCTAGGTAAAAAAAGTACAAAACGGCATGTATTTTTTGCCTGTTAAGGAAATTACGATCTAAGTACTCTATTGCCTGTAATACCCAATAGGTAATAGTTTTTTCGTTTATAACTATGTTAGTCACGCCCTACTCCTTTCTAATAACCTTTAGTAACTATAAAAATAATAAAAAGAAGCCAATACAGTATAATTTGAGCCCAGAGTAAGGTATTAGCTATATAAAATCTCTTTAATAGTACATAATTTTCATCCCCAAGTTGCCCAATAACCTCTTTTAATTGTTTATTTTCTAACTGAAGTCTATTAATTAAGTCTATTGTCATTTGCCCAATTCTCCTATCTTTTTGAGTATCCAGTCCCAAGCCAGGCTTAATCTTGCCCTGTTATAATACCGCTTGGATGTTTTTTCACAGCCTATAGCTTCTTTTTTGTGTCGGTTATAACCCAGTATATATTTTTTATACCGGGGGTTTGATCTTAATATCTCAGCGGCTCCAAGTATAATATTGGCAAAATGCTGTTCTAGTAATTCATTAAGTTGTGAATCTTTTATACGAAGACATGTGGGCACAAATAAGCCTCCGGTATTTGATTCAAAATAATCAATAGCTCCGTTTTTCATTAAAACAGTTTTGCCGAGTTCGATATAATTAAAGACTAGTCCATGAAAACTAAGTACTTCTTTTGACCAGAAAAAAACATCTCTATTTTTGATATTCATTGCCTAATACTGTCTCCTTTTTATATAATTATAAATCCAGGCGCAAACTTATATAACCCCCGTATATAATGCAAAGAGCTAAAACGCAATAGAAATAGTGTATTTAGCTCTTTACATTAATTAATAAAGTTACAGTTTATTACCAACAAACACTAAGGCCAGCTTCATCAGCAGGAGTACAATGCTCTTTTTTGTCAAATGTATAAGGTTTTGTCTTTCTATCTTTTTCTAATTCTTTTACCTGAGCTTCTAATTCTTCTATTTGTTTTTCCATTATCTCGTCTTTCTTCTGTAGTATGCTGAGAATAGACATGAGAATAATTTTATCACTTTTATAGCTTTTTAACGGAATATCTGATGACCCTAATTGCACAGTCTGAGAATGAACTTGTTTATAGTCAATTGCAGGCACTGCCGTCTGGGTTAGTATTAAGCTCGCTACTAATAAGTTAATTACCATATTACCTCCTTTATTTTAAAATTGAGTATCTACTTCTTTATCAATTTGAATATTCCTATTGCGAGTATGAACCTGTAAGCAATTGAATATTCGTTTGCCAACATACGTAATTCTATTATTTAAGTCTTTGCCTCCGGCTTCTTTTATTAAATCAAAGTCTCTTGTTACATTTAGGCGCATGTTGTTAAAGTCAATTTCAAAAACGGCTATTACTCTTTTCTTGTTATCAATTACTTTTATAAAAGCCTTGTGTTCAGCAGGGGACTTAAGTAGTGTAACGCCCAACTGTTCTTTATAAACCCAAAAGTAATCCACTGTAAATTCGTAGCAGTTGTTTAATAAATTGTTGTAGATCATTGACTTACCCCTTTCTCTAAATTATAACCCAAAAGTTACATTTTTGTATTAAATTGAGAACCTATTTGTTACATTTTTGTAAAATTTTTGAAAAACATAGCCTGCACTTAGTGCTGGCCCAGACATAATTATTCTCTTTCTGTCTGTTTTTGATTTAATTCTATTAGGGTGTGACAAAGGATTAGTGAATAGCCATTCATCGTCATTTATTATACTGCGCCATAGTTCTAGATATGGATCTTTATTCATATTTGTATCTCGGGTTTGTTTCTTTGTCTAATTCGTAATGTGCTATTTCAACGTCTAATTCCAATTGTTTTCTCTCTAAGAACTGGCTTCTTTTTTTTATGGGAGGAAAGTTTTTCAATCTATCGCATAACAGTTTGATTAACTCCTTCTTTTGCTCAATAACAGATTGTTGGTCTTTCTCGTCTTTAAACTTAACTATTACCCAACCCTTAAAATCTTCTGCGATTGGATGAAATCGTTCTGCAATCCTAAACAAGGGGGAAATAGGAAGGGAAACTTTTTCTAGGGATACAGTTGTTTCTACTGTCCAGTACCCACTAAAGAAAGAGGAATGTAACTCTTTTATTTTTTCTGATACTACTAATGGTATCGAGTGGTCTGAAGTCCGAGATTGATACAATTGCTGTAATGGTATTCCAAAATTTTCAAGTGGTATCTTTATTTCAAAGCCTTTTGCCATTGCCACTGTCTCACTATATGTCATTAACCTTTTAAATTCTTCTTCTGTCACAATCCATTCTCCTCTTCTATTGCCTTATAATACCCGAGTCTATTTAATTCTTTTTCCACATCGTGATATAAGAACAAAAGTGATAGAAGTACGTCATTGGGAACTACTTCTTCTAGTTTAGGATCTGGAAGTATATAAACAGTTCGTGGATCAATACCTCCGTCAAGACCTACCGCTATTTGTTCTTCTAATACGTATTTGCCTGGAATTTCAGCCTTACGACATAGGGCATGAAAATACTCGTGAGCCAACGCCCTTAATGGCGAAATTATGTCACTAGAGGGACAAAGGTATATAAGATTTGTTTTTGATCCATGGCAATAAGCGTTATAGGCATGTACGCTACTTACAAGCTCTATATCTTTTCCCATTATCCTATTATGATGTTTCCTTAGTAACTCTAAGTCAGGAAGCTCTATTACCTTAATAGTATGTTTTTTTTCTATATACCGCTTAAGTTGATCGTATGTCAGAGGACTGGTTGTTATCGGCACTATTCGCTCCTTATTATTTGTCCATAAACCTCAGCCTTATCCCGTTGCGTCCAAACTTCGACATCTTCTATCTCGTCGAAGTATCTAACGGCACCGGTATTTCCTTTTTGGGATTCTAACTTCTTTATTTTTGGATTTGTGGCCACAGGATTTTTGCCGGATACTAATTTCCTTTTCTCTAAAAAGATATTCATATCCCATATCTCATTAGGGTAGGAAGTTAGGTATTGTATCATATTGATTAGTTTGTCCTCAATCAGGGGATGTTGAAATAACTCATAACCACGGCTATAGGCAATGAAGGCAACCCAGTTGTCGTCGGTAACCCATGTGTCACCGTAGTTAGCATAGGCCACTGCTAATTCCAGGGCCTTGGTTTTTGTAGGCCTGTCATTATACTCAAGAGTCATTAACTTTAACTTGGTGGTATAACACGCCCTAGCCTCATTTCGCTTAGTGTCTTCGTTCTTTATTATTAAATTAAAGCACCGGTCGTGGGTCTGGCTGTGTACGCTCTGTACACTTTGAATTGTTAACGTTAAAAACAATAGTGTTGTTAAAAATTTTTTCAAGGCCATGGTCCTCCTATAACTTAGTGGTAGTCGTAATAAATAGCCTCTGCCTCTTCTTTTTCTGGGTTTTTCTTGAATAATAGGTTAACCCAAGTGTTTCCAACTCTATTAAGTCCGTCTTCATTCTGCCACTCATTTATTAACGTAAAATTGCGTTTAGTAAATAACCGGATGTAGTCAGATGCTGGTCTAAGAATAAACAGCCTTCCGTTTTTATCTCTAAGATTTTCGTCTATTCCTTCTCTTTCAAGCGGCACACTTATTAATACATTTCCGTGATCAATTATATTTTCTTTTATAAAAGATACCATTTTGTTTACATCGTCACTGTCCAAATGCATTAAGACAGCAGAACATATAATGCCCTCAAATTCTCCGTTCATCCCAGGGGGAATTGCTGGCAGGAGCCTGGTAACTAACTTAGGGTTTTTGGAAATAGCAATGGCCCTTAGCTCATTACATGGCTCAATACCAACTGCGTTTATTTTTAAGTCCAATAACTTCAATAAATCACGGCCGGATGCTGCCCCAATATCTAAAACATTATCTCCCGGCTTGAAAATATATCCAAAGAATTTAGAAATTCCTCCTTGTACCCCTATATAATCAGCATATAACTTAACGGCGTTATTTTTATAATATTCTTGTGTTTGATTATCTAAAGTCATCCTGGGACTCCTCTTCTGTTAAAACTACATTTATAAACCGGCGAGTACTATAGAAATCAGATTCCTGCACTGCTAAAACAATGGGATGATTTCTTAGCTCTACTCCGTTCTCAAAGATATCAGAATACAATCCGTACTGTTCGTTATATTTATCGCCCCATATCCCCATGTGGAAAAATACAGCGGCGGCCAAAAGCGTTAACTTTTCTTGGTCCGTAATTAACGACCGAGCTATATCATAAATAGCTTCTCCGTTTTTCTGGGCATGTTCGTAGTCTGTGCGATATTTACTTTTTTCTTTATCCCAATAGAAACAATGGGGCATGTCATGAATGAGTGCTGCTGTTTTTAGAATTTGAATTTCTTCTTTTGATAAATGATATCTAGCTCCGGCCTGCCCGGACAACTTAAAGCATTTTCTATGATGCAATAACTTCCCGCCCTTACCTAGTTCGTCTTTAGGGTGATATTTCCCAGTGGTGCTTGCAGGTTGGTCAAAATAGAAATCAGGAGTTGCTTCGATTACGGCCTCTGCTACCTTTTTTAATTCTGCCCTAGTTCGCTTTTAAAATAACCTAGTTTGTCCATTGTCTTTTATTTCCTTTCCCTTGTTATGAGCTATATACTCAAGGACTTCTTTTAGTCCTAGTTTTGTCATGCAATAATCATAAAGCTGAGGATGTGTTTTTGACATTAATTCAAATTTATCAGGATTCTCGTATTTTAGGCCAAACATACAGAACATACAGCCAGTATGATTATAACCCTTATTATATATTTCTGATATATCCAATTTGTATGTATGTATGTATGTATGTATGTCAGATCTTGACCAGAAGCTAAGGGGTCTAGAAACTGGTCTTTCTAAAGCAAAAGCGTTACATCCGTTTTGGAGATACGAACTTTTCCTGAGACTAGAATCAGTATAGCGAGTTCCTACAAATGGCTTAAATCCTGTATCTCTTTCAAATGTTTTTGCTGGACCGGTTTTTAGCTTATCGCAACATTGATCACTGATTTTAAAAGGAGCAGTAATTAGATGTCTATAGCATTTAGATAACTTCCCAGTTTTTCCATTATTGTTTTTGCCAAAGAGGCGAGTATTTAAGAGATTATTTTCTTGCCAATAACTAGGTAATTCTTTAACTTTATGATTTATTATATAGCGCTGGATCTCATTTATTTTTGCAGAAACTTCTTTTGAGATAATAGGATAACCATATTGAGTAATAACCTGAGAAAAATTTATTTTGGGCTTCAGAAATATAACATTGTCTTTACTCTTTACAAATTCTCTTATCTCTGGATATTCAAGACCTGTGTCATTAAAGACAGCGGGGATAGAGCTGTCTACTTTTCTAACTAAATCCAATAGCACAGTAGAATCAAGGCCGCCACTAAAGGCTACGTAAAAACCTTTTCTTTTAAACTCTTTTTCTTGCAGCCAAATATTTTCCCACTCGGTCATCCACTGTTCTATTTTGCTAAGAGAGAGCTTTATCTTCAACTCGAAAGGAAGATTTTGTTTTTGTCTTAAAAACTTTTCTCTTAGCTCTTTATCCACTACCTCAAGCCTCAGTAGTTTCTATATTAAGATCATTTATTTCAATTACCTCATCAGGGACTTTCTGATCTACTTCTGTTGGGGTTTCGAGCTCAACCAATTGAGATATTAAAATTGATTTTGTGTTTTTCTTGAGCAACTCACATTTTATGCCGATTTCTCTGCCGATAACCTGAACGCACTTAATAGCTCTCTGTATCTGCTTATCGGTCTTTAGTGCCATGAGTTTATTACCTACGTTTTTAACTCTTTTTGCCTGTCTTGCAATTTTTGAATTTTGGGTTACTATCATCTTTATCTCCTTGTTCTCTGGTGTAAGTAACTAACTAACTGTTTTTTCAAAGGGAAGTGAATGTCGTTATTTAACTTTTTTTAAAAAAGAAGTACGAAACCCGCCAGAAAAAACTCTATCTAACATTACTACTTCGGTACCGCACCCTAGATTCCATGGCATAGAGGTACATTCAAAGACTTCGCCCTTGTGTTCTTCGGCCTCAGCGCCTTTAACTATTTGCACTTTATCGCCTACTTTTAGTCCGTTCGCCATAATATCCTCCTTTATGGTTTACGACAGGATTTTGTTCCTGGATTAAAATTCATACTATGCGCTATTGGTTTTTCGTTTTTGGCGCTATAGTATCTAACGGCTTCTCTTATAAGCTCGCTTCTAGTCCTTTGCTCTCTTTCTGCCAAGGCATCTACTTCTTTTAAGAAGTTATCTGTCATTGAAATTAAGACTCTTACCATCTAAAAGCTCCTTTCTCTTTATTGTTGTACGTCGTCTACATGTAATATTACTTTTGATTTAAGTTTGTTCAAAACCCTATGGCAATGGCAACGGTGAATTATAAAAGGATTATGGTCCGGCTTAAAGTTTTTAGGCATAGCTCTTTTTATTATTCTCTGAACTTGTCGGTATTCACGCCTGTTTAGTTTTTTAAAAGGGTCTTCCTCAAGGGATTCAATGTGGAAATCTTCTTTAAAGAGGAGGGCTATTTTATTTTTCATGTTTTCTACCCAAGAGATTGTATTCAGGATATTTTTTTAAAATGTATTCTTTTAAGTTATGTAAAAGGATATGGCCGTGCAATAGATCCTCATTGTTTTTAGTTTTCTCAATACAAAGGGAGATAATTCTTTGTACGTTGTTAATTTCTTTCAGCATTGTCCCATCTCTATGACTAACAGATATCTTTATTCTAGAAGGAAGGTGGTAGCCAAAATTAAGATCAGGGTCAACAAATAACTCTATATTTTTATGTTCTATTACGGTCATCTCTTTATCCACTTCCCTGTTCGGGACTAAAGGTGTTTCTATCTCGAAATATTTCTTACAAAATTCAGTCCGGCACACACGAAAAGATTCTTCTTTTTCTATGTCCCCTTCTGTCTTTAGTTCTTCTCCCGTCAGACCACATTCAGATCCAGGGGTTATCCATTTACCACAAGCATGGTTGCAATAATTGTCGTCGTCAACTACTATATCTTTTGTCAAATCTGTCAGAAACATATTTTGTAACCCTGTTTTAAATCCTACGTTTGGCATCTTAGCTCCTTTCTACTTAGATTGTATTGGCATAATTAACCCCATGGCATTATCAATACCGTTTATTACCACAAGTCCCTTGCTGTCTTTTTCTATGACAATTGGCGGTTTTAGTTTACTAAGTAATGGTATGGCATCGTCCATATTCTTATAACCATATAAATTTAGTAGGACTGGAGCAAGGTTAGAGTCTCCGAATATTATTTTGACTACTGCGTTTTTGTTTTTGCTATTTAGCACATTAAGTATTTGCAAGAGATAGTGAAGATTAAAAGCTATTTTAAAGCCCGGATCTATGCCCGTTTGATCAATGACACCCACTTGGGTGGTTGATGACACGTCTCTATTTTTGTCAGTGGCTATCAAGTTAACTACGTCATTGCCCGCAACTTCTAGTTTTGCCAAATTAGTTCTGGGGCTTATTGCTGGAGCTAATTGTTTTAGAGAGGCTATTAACTGACCGAGATCAAATAACATATACTTTTCTTGGTTGATTGGTATTAGCTTTTTATATACGGGGTAACGGCCTTCAATTAGTGGCGAAGATAGAAATACTCCAGGGGCTTCAAAGACTACTGAGTTATCGTCCATTATTCGTAGTCTAAGGTTAGTAACCGACGGGCCAGATCCACTGTCTTGAAGATCAAGGACTGACATTAATAGTTCTAAAAAAGCAACGGGCATAACTATATTACCTTTTAGTCGGTCACTCTCTTCCTTTTTGCTTCTAAAGGCAATAACTTCAGAAACGGGTACCGATGAAGTCATTAACCTGTTTCCATCGGTGGCTGCTAACTCTAAAGCCCCTTCCGTTTCGGCTAGTGACATACTTACTCCAGATAATATATTTCTGGGTTCAAAGGATGCGGCGGCCACTATTACTTTTTGTAGTTCTCGGCAATAAGCTAGAGGCTGGTTAATAACATACTCGCCAACTACTGACACGCTTTTTATCTCGACTATATTTTCTAATGTAGTCGCCGGAAGCTTGTAACTAGTTTTTGATGTTTTAATTGTAATTTGATCTGTTCCTATCTCTAGATCTACTCCACGGTCTTTTATAGCCTTGATAATTGGCAATAAGTCATCTATTTTAACCCCCAATGGGCCAAAATCGTGAATCATGTCCGCCTGGCTTAAAACCATTTTAGTTTCTAGTTTCTGGTTGTTACTGGCTAGTGTTATATTACCACCAAGAGCCCCAATGACAAACAATTGGTCATTAGCCTCCTTCTTTCCAAGTTCTGCAACGTACAGGGCTTTTATTGTAGTAAGTACCTTCTCGAAATACTTTTTCCCAATAGATAGTGTTTCCATAATCTTCTCCTTTTTCTATAAATTATTTAATGTGTTATTAAAGTTATTTCATTAATGTATACAATAACTTGTTCTCGATTGCCTCCATCTCTTCCGAGAGGTCGGTATTAGTTAAGATAATAACTATAACTTCTTCAAGAGCCACGTTGTCTTCTCTATTGACTCGAGTGTACTCGTCAGGAGAGTCCTGATCATCGTAATCATATCCTCTATGATAATATTCAATCACTTTATAGCTATTCTCAAAAAAGTTATATTCTATTTCCTTCCATTCCCGTGATTCTACTTTATCGTTTCCGTAGTCTCTTTCATCATACTTAAATAATTTAACTACGTTTTGTTTGGCTATTATAGAGCCTATAGTATTTTCTATTACTTTTGTAAAATCTTTTGGCAGGGGGCAAAGATCTTCGCAGACTATAAAAGTTCCAGGATATTAACAATCAAGCTTTTCTATTTCTAATAACTGTTCCTGGGAAAATTCACCTATTATTATGTCATTTTTTGTTATGTCAATAATGTTAGCAATGCGGTCTGACCCCTCTAGTTTTATTTGAGTTATAGCCTCATCCAATATATTAAACTTGGACGATATAATTCTTTGCTCTACTTTGTTCAAAGGTCTGGGTGATAACCAATATACTTTTTTCATGAACTTCTCCTTTCGCTTTATATTCTATGCCAACACACTTCCTTCTATTTGCTGCCCAGGATTAGGGTCTTTGCCTTCGAGGGCAAAAACCAAAACTAATGCCAGTAAACAACACAGGATTATAAACGATAGTAATACTTTTTTATACATAAATTTATTCCTGTTCTCGGTAAGTAACTTATATAATTATTATCTACTTTCTTATTTTTTAGAACCCTTTTTGTGGGTTTGTAAATATTAATTTTTGTTAACATTATTATAGATAAGGGGTTGAAATTCTAAAAAAAATGATTTATTATAAGATGTATCCAGAAACAAATTTAAATTTAAAACCGATGGACTAGGATGAGGAAAACAGTATATGCCTGTAGTTGGTCACCCAGACGATAACTGAATTTTTTATGCCTGCTCGGCTAGAGCTCGATAATACACTTATTTTTAAGAGATAAAATTTAATAATCGCCAAAAAGGCAAAAACGGAAGAGAGTCGAAAGGCTCTCTTTTAGCACTGGGTTTTTTAAAAAAAGCCGGGAACGGTTCCCGGCTAGTAATAATCAAGAGGATACTGTTAATTTTTTCTAAGCTTAGCCCTGACTGGTACTTCGCTGGGGTACACAACTTTTTGTCCATCACCCAACACCAGTGGAACGTTACGAATATCTCTAATCATTCTCTCTAGCCCTTCCGGTTCTAAACTGGCAGCTTGATCGCTCCCCCAAAGAGTTCGATCAAGAGTTATATGTCTTTCGACAGAACATGCCCCCATGGCAACGGCCATAACCGATGGCATAATACCTTTTTCGTGGCCAGAGTATCCAACTGGAACATTATATCGGGCTTTTAGCATGGCTATTGCTCTCAGGTTTATTTCTTCGTTTTTGCACGGATATGTTGAGGTACAGTGATAGAGCATGAACGGATGGTCACCAAGCAAGGCAACGGCATCGTCTATTTCCTGTAACGTACTCATTCCGGTACTTACCAAGAGAGGAACGTCTAAGTCTTTTAATTTACGTAGCAGCCTCATGTCTGTTAATGACGCACTAGCTACCTTAAAACATGGGCTAAAAAAATTACACAGAATGTCATCAACTGACCCTGTATCCCAACACGATGCAAACCACATCATTCCCAGCTCTTTACATAGGACGTCAATAGCATCATACGCTTCCAGGCTCAACTCAAGCCCTCTTTTTTGATCGCCATTTGTCGTTCCAAAAACAGATACTCTGGGGGCTGCTAACTCTTCAGCAGAGTACACGGCATCAACTGTACGTTTTTGGAATTTAACAGCGTCACACCCTGAGTTGTATGCCATGCGTACAAGTTTTTTTGCAGTTTCTAGATCTCCGTTGTGATTAATGCCTATTTCGGCCACAACGAAACATGGATGGCCATCGCCTACGAACTTGTTACCTATTTTAATACTACCCCTACTCATTTTCTGTACTCTCCTCATCTTTCTTCTTAACTCTTTTTACTAAAGACAAATCACCTTGATAACAAAAAAGGCCAATCATATATGGTTTAAAATAGTCTGGTTTATTTATTATTGAACAATCTTTGCATTCATTGGTATCTTTCTGGCAATAGTAACATGGTTCTTCTATAAATTCTTCTAGCCGTAGACCATTTTTGTCTATCGGCTCAGCATAAATATCCTGTTCGAATACTATATCAACAGGGTCATATCCACTGGCTTCAACGCCTAATTCAAAATCTGGATATTTATCAATAAGTGGTTGAAGGTCTTTTAATTTCATAGCCTTTCTTCCTCGTCTTTTTTAAAATTGCAATCACAATCAGAATAAGGACTATCGCAATGACATATTAACTTACAACAAGCGTTATCTGATGCCTTTGACTCTCCAGTTACGTGCTCGGTTTGTACTTTGTCTTGAATCTCAAGCGCCTTTCCTTTTTTACAAACTACCAATCCGTCTGTTATCTCTACGCTATCAAAGTGCTTTCTAAATTGAGCACACCACCAACTAAGTGGTTTTTGAATAGCATGTAACTCTACGTCTTTCCCCGTTACTTTGTCTTTGTCAGATCCCACAGCAATCCCGGCTATATACCAATCAGTAACTCTCGCTATTTCCCTTAGTGACTTATTTAGGTCATCAGGATGAACGTGCTCCATTACGTCAAAAGACGTAAGTAAATCTACTCTCGGTAATGGAATTCTGGTACTATCCCCTTTCATGAAACCAATATATGATTTGGGCAGGTTTTCGTCATTTTCTGGGACAAATACAGGATCGACGCCATAGACTATATGCTGAGGAAATAACGTTTTTATCCACCGACAAAAAACACCATAACCGCATCCTAAATCGGCCACTACCATTTGTTTCCTAGACTTAAGCACTTTTTTAAGAAACTTATAATGTTTCCGTGCATTATTATTACGTCCATAGTTTGTCTCACAACCTGCGTCAATAGCATTTTTAATGTCCTGATACTTTTTTAATTCATCTGGATGCATTATTCCTTTAACTCCCCTTCTTTTATGCCTTTGTACCGTTTTTCTAACTCTTCGTTAGTAACTCCCCTGTTTAGATTAAGGCAAATTCAACTCTTTTGCCAAGCCACTCATAAAATGGCTTTAATTCCTTAGAGCTACTAGCATTAAGATCTTTTGGGACTAAGTCCGATACCTGTAAATTCCAATTACCTTCTTTAAAACAAAACCTTTCTTCGGCATATTTACTGTAACAAGCAACCCATTCTTTGCCCTCAAAATAAGGCTTATCTATCTCAAAAATATCTACTATTTGTTTCTGAGTGTCATTCACTGCCTTTATTCTCCTTCTTTCACTTATGGTATTCGGGCACTAGATCCTCGCAGGAACCATAAATACGTACATATATTTGAATGATAACAATGCTCACTAGCTCTCCCTTTATATAATTTGCATCCATTGCACCTGGAGTAAAGGAAAAACGCATACGAACATATATTTGAATGATAACAATGCTCAGGGAGATTCCATATTCTAACACTTCTTTCTTTCTCTACGCATTCTTTGTTATAGAATTCACAATTTATACACAGAGCAAGATCTCTTTTTGTGTTTTCTGAGTCCAAATAAGTCATTTGTTATTTTGTGTCCTTCCTCAAAAAATTATCCAGTATATCAAGCGTCATATTGTTTTTAGTCTGGTGAGTATATATTTTTATACTACAGCACTTGGCCGTGTCCTCAAAGACGCCGAGTCGTCGGAGACAAGACAACAATAATACATTTTCTGAACTCAGATTATAGTCCTTAAACGAATTACTTTTTTTTACCTCTTTAACTTTATTTTTCTCATTTACTTCCAAAAGACCCCAACCCGGTAGTAATTCTTCTGGTTTGAGTAATCCAACTGGAGTAATATAATACCTTAAGTATCCAATACCCTTCTCGGGATATATTCTAAATCTTTTCTGTAAATCTTTCTTGTAATCAGTCCTACTAGTCTTAGCCTCAAGTAAAATACTATGTCCATACCTCCAGCCTATGGCGTCAGGTTGCTCGGCTATGGACGTGGTAGCCTCGCTGGTTACTACCGAACATCCCCTGCTAGACATTAGCCAATGCCTACCTACATCAATAAGCCAATTATGGGTATCGTGATTAGGTTTTTTTCTTGCTTTTGCAGGGTCTTGGTGGATGATGCACTTCTTAATTCCTTCCTTATTACTAGAGCACCAAGAGGTGAATTTACAGTCAGTACAAGCTTCCTCTAACCCAAATTTAAATTCTTCAACTAAATTATCTGGTCTCTTCATCTTATTATTTTTTATTACTGCCATCTAATTAGCCTCTCTCTCACATCTTTGATTATGTTTTTGACTAGCACAATTAAAGACCTTGCCATCAAAATCAATATACAATTTATTGCCAATCTTGATGCTTTTCAAGTTGTCTTTCTATTGATTCCATATTTGAATAAGTGATGAATGGCTTAGTACTGCATTTAGTGCTGCAATGTATACAATTTAGTTCACAACTATTAGTAACTTCCCAGTGTATATTTAGAACCATATAAAATTTCCCCTTACCCTATCCCCTTTTTATATTATTATACATGTATATAGTTATAAAACCAAGATGTATTTTACAAAAGTTTATGTTAAGAAATGTAAAACTTTTAGAATAGTAAATATTTATGTCTATTTTTGGCAAAACATGTGTTACAATATAAATAGGAGTGGAATAGGAGTGGAATATTAGGGCAATGAATGTCGACTTAAGTAGAAGATATTCGGGAAGCGAAATAGAGGATATCATCAGGGAAAGAGACCTTGATGGTCGCTTTCTTTATATAGAAAATTCTTATAACAGGGGCAAAATAAGATATAGATGCACTGGAAAAGATTTTAGGGGTTCTCAATGTACCTATCCCGCTACTCAATTAGGTGGATTTTGTATTAGACATACTCCCAGGATCAAGCCAATGTCGACCGCTGCTGTTATAGGCAAGGAGTTAACAGACGAAGACCAAGACCTGTTAGAAGAGCTTCAAGATCAACCACTTGAGATGAAGGCAAAACAGATTTTGGACTTTGCAATAGTAAAGATTGCAACGTCAGAGCGGATAAATAAAGAGCAAGGTTCTCCAATCATTAGGCAGTTAATAGCAGTTATAGACGATGAGCTCAGAGAAGGTAACATCTTATTTCCGACAGCAAAGGCACTAAAAGACGCTATTTACAATAGGAACATGGCAAATACGTGCAATTTGCTAAAAAACATTACGGCCTTGATTTCTGCAAATAAAGATTTTGATGAACTTACATTTATAAGAGAAAGTTATGGTCCTCTTCTTGACCTGATGATTAAGGTCTATAACATTTGGGCAGATGACGGTAATCCAAAAGCGCAGAGTGAAATCCTTCAGCGTATGGAAACTTATTTATACGACTATGAAAAAACGATGAGAGAGGTTTGTGCAAAATTCAACATAGATCCAACCTCTGATGTTATGCTCAATAACTATCCAGTGCATAAACCTAAGCTAGAGAACAAGGATTGTAATAAAGACATAGTAATAGGCGAGAGACCAGTAAATCCAGTTCCACATGATGTTATAAAAGAGGAAGAATAAAAAAGGGGTATTGGCCGTGATTGACAGATGGATAATTGGAAGCATTTTAAAACCCAGAGATAAAAAACCAGAGACATCTTTAATTAGATTTGATCTACTTAAGGTAAAAAGAACTAGAAGTAATCCTATAACCGATAAGGTAGTCTATGACTATAAATTCGATATTAGAGAGTATTACTTGGCGGCTGCCGTAACGGAAAAAGAAGCTAAGACCCATATTAAAAAAGAGAAAAGAGGAAAGATAGAATTCAATGCGATTAATGACCCCATCTTTTTCTTTCCAGATCCTATAACAGCACCCACCAGGAAAATTAAGATAGCAAATAACTTATACAAAGACCCAGAAACTAATTTATATCAATTTCCAACATCAAGAGGGGTTAGTTGTCGTATTAATCATGAAAACATTGATATGATTTATGAGCTCCTAATGCGGTTATTAAAAAAAGCACAAGAACTCATAAAAAAAAGACCCAAGTAGAGGGTCTAAGGAGTGCAAAAAACGACAAATTAAAATTAGCAATTAACAGCCAAAAGCCTTCTAATTCCGCTTGAAGAAAATCTATTCCCTCCCCGTGAAACGAGTCCGTTCTCAAAAAGTTTAGTACTTATTTTTTGAAGACTTAAACCTTCTTCCTTTAAGCGTTTAGCTATTTTAACCATATCGAGCTCTTGTTCGTTTGGGACTAGGCTATTACCGTCTCTCATAAGACCCATGGGTATATTTCCGTAAACCTCGCCCTTTGCTTTTTTATATTGTTGGGCGTCTGAGGTTTTTTCACTCAGGCTATCTCTTTCGTATTCAGCCACACAGCAATGAATGTTAAACATGAATCTTCCACTCGCAGTGGATGTATCTATATTCTCACTCAAAGAGGCAAATAAGATGTTATTCTTTTCGAGAATTTTGGCCCTTAAATACGTAAGGTCCTCAACAGATCTTGATATTCTGTCTAATTTATAGAGAACCAGAATATCAAATTCTTTTTTCTGAGCCCTTCTTATTATCTCTCTAACTCCATCTCTTTCCAAATTTTTTCCGGTTTCTGCTGGATCGGTTATTATTCCAATAATCTCCCATCCTTTTGCGAAGCAAAAGGCTTTTGTTCTGTCTAATTGATTATCTAAGCTAACACCTTCGTTAACCTGTTTCTGGGTAGAGACTCTGGTATAAATTAATGCCTTCATGTACACTCCTTTCTTTTAAAACGAAATAAGGGCAAGATAGGATTTGAACCTACGAAGTTTTCACAGCGATTTTGCAGATCGCTACCTTTAACCACTTGGATACTTGCCCAGACAATGGCGCTCTATGGACTATAATTGCCAGTTATTTACTCTCTAATCGAGATAATTTAGCGCCATACATGTAATATAACCGCTATCTTTAAAAAAAACAAGTATTTATCCTTTATATATTAATAAATTTTTACAAACAGTCTTCAAATGTTTAATTCAAAATGTTATAATAATTACATTATAGAGTTTGTAACGAAAGGGGAATCAACATGGCAGGGCAGAAAAAAGAATTCAATCCAATAGGTATGATACATGAGATCGAGGCCAAATATGGGACCTCCATGGCATTCGTAAAAACAGGGGTAAATCAGCTAAATACTGCATATGCCCTGCAAGCGGCTTTAGAAAAGAACCAGACGGTAAAAGAACTTACAGTAGAGGTCAAGGGTTTTGGTTTTGTTTTTGACACCAAAGCTGGTCTTCAGAGTTATATTAATACCCTAATTAAAAAGGGCAAAAAATATATTGGGATGAATGGCAGGGAAGCTCTTGAGCACTTTGATAAAATCAGAGAAGAGATAGATGCTTTAGTCAAGGAATATGACAACGAGGATAAAGACCAAGGTAAAAAAGGCAATGAATAACTTAAAATTTGGGGATATAGTAAAACAAAAACATACTAAAGAAAATGCTATATATATAGGGCATAAAAATAATAAAGAAATAAAAGTAATATGCCCTGGGGCTAAAAACGAGATAAATGTTATAACTTGGCTAGAGTCTGATATCGACGAGTACAAAAACTGTGGGTTTGATAGCTTTTAACTTGGTTTACTAGGCAGTGAAAAATTATAAGATTCAACAAAAACTACAACTAATATACGAGAGATTTCCAGAGCTGGGAAAGCTAACGTTATATACCTATCCGGTTTATAATGAAGCCGGAGTTTTGAAGTGTATAACAATATGTGTTGGTCCATACGATTTAGCAAGAGACTGTCTGCCTAGCTCAGAAATCAAAAAGGGGCATATTTCTTTAGTCAATTTACATACTGAACATGGCTTTGAGTTAACAACTGGGCAAATAGCCAGGGTACATGATTTTTTAAAGAGAATAAAGCAAATAATTCCGCCTGAAGACGAAGAGGGTTAGGTACGTGGCAGAAAAGAATGTATTTTTTTTGGGTTATGATAAGATATTAGAGAGAATAACGTCTAGGGATTTAAGTATAATAGCCAATGGGCATAACCTTATGGCGAAGGGTTATATGGGAGGGCCTGAGCTTAAAAATAAATACATTCAAAGATATTCTTATAATAAATACAATTTGGATTTTCTTGTTTCAAGAGGAGAGATAGATAACCTAGTTCAGTTTGGGGACTATAGTTATTATAATTCAGGTTGTAAATGCATTAAAATAATTGATAGTGATCCCCGATATAAGGGCAAGGCTGAAGATATTATAGCATGGCATTATATTTCTGGACAAAGGTACATAACACCAACTATGTATTTGACGACAGAAGATAAGGGCATAGAAATAATCTATCAAAAAAAGATAAGGATTAAGGACGTAGAAGGCATTGGGCATCTTGTATCCGAAGTAAACAACGCCAAATACGAAATGCTTAAAACGTTTTTACAGTTTTTAGCGTCTCGCATCAATATAATATATACCCGTGAATATGAAGGGGAGGTTGGTTCTGTCCGGGTAAAAAAGCAATCTTATGTCGAAACGGACAACGACAAACACCACAATATTCTACAGACTAATAGAATTAACTTTGAAAACAAGTCCTCTGAAATACAGTACCAAGTTGAGCACTTGACTACAGTTGGTGGCGCAGAATGCTATCTTTGTAATTCTGGGATAGAATATCATTTAAGGGTTTGGCAAGCAACTTCGTTCAGGAATATGAATTCAGAAAAATTATATGGCAATGGCCACGTTTTTAAAAATGATCAACAAGGTACTTACATTGTATGTGGCGATTGTGATATAATAAGATTAGAAAAAGTTCAGTTTGTAACAGAGAGAGAAAAACCAATTATTACGCCAGTTTTTGGACCAAAGGATATGTTCTTCTAAGACTGGAATAGAGAGGGGTAGGGGTAGGAATAGGGTATTAGCGACAAGTTTAATATTATATTAGCGGACCCGCCATGGCAGTACGAGAATGAGAGAAGACATGATCCTAAATTAGGGGGAATGCCTTATTCTACTATGCCGCTTAAAGAAATATGTGCATTGCCTGTTCAGGAAATTGCGGATAAGGATTGTCTTTTATTTTTGTGGGCAACTATGCCGAAATTGCCAGAGGCGTTAAAGGTTATTAACGCATGGGGATTTAGGTATACAACATGTGCTTTTGTGTGGGTAAAAGTCAACAAAAAAGGTAAAGTTTATCAGAATAAAAGAAATATCATAATAGAGAATGGTATTTATTCTGGACTGGGCAGTTGGACTAATGGTAATGCAGAACTTTGCCTGCTGGCAAAGAGGGGAAGGCCAAAAAGAAATCTTAAAAACGTAAAACAAATAACGCTGGCTCCGGTAGGGAGACATAGTACTAAGCCATTAATAGTTAGGCCCAAAATAGTTGACCTGTGTGGAGATCTTCCAAGGGTTGAGTTATTTGCTAGGGATAAAGTTAGTGACTGGCAGTGTTGGGGTAATGAGGTAGAATCAGATATAAAATTATAGCCATAAACTAAGGGCTAAGGGCTAAGGGTGCAAAAATAGATGGTTGGTAGGATTACTAAACAAAAGACTAAGCTTATAGAAAATAAAAAGCTTATTGATGCTCAAAAATCTGAGTTTTTGGACAAAAATGAGTATTGCCTAATAAACTACGCAGAAGATTTTAGGGTACTACAGAGAAAGAAAATGTCTTTGGGTCGTGACTGGGCTTATATAAGAGCTTGTCAAATGTTTTGTAATTTTGACCCAAAAGGAACTTATAATAAAGTACAAGAAGCTTATACCTCCTGGGAGACCACTAACGTTTTTGAGCCGGTTAATAACCTTCTTACTCCAGAAGCCGCAAGGGAATGGCTTGAAGAAAACAAAAAATTACCAAAAAATAAAGAATGTTGTTGGGAAAACGAAGGCAATAATATATGTAGGTATTCTAGGTCTAAAACATGTGGCATAGCGTGGGCCTATAGAGATGTCGCTATTAGAAAAAGTTCTCAAAGTCGTTTTTCTGAACTGGCCCTAACAGTTGCTTTTTATTTTAGTGATGTATTTCAATGGACTGGTGGCTATTATATGCCCACCGAAAAACATATAACCAAATGGGCTCCAGAGAGAATCGAGCAAAATTTTATTAAGACGACTCCAAGATATAAAAAAATATGCGACTATATCAGTACCAAAAACATTATAAAGTTTAATAACTTTAATTACTTATATCTATTTGGACTAAGTACAATTCCGATGTCATTTCCTCTTAATTTTTATGTTATAGACGAAATGGCGGAAGTAACTAATCTTGATTATGCATCGGCATGTGATGGACGTCTTAATGATAAGGACTGGGATGAAACTTTTAAACTAATAATATCTACTCCACGTATTCCAGGTAGGGATATTTGTGAGAAATATGAATCAGGGACAATGCACGGATGGCATGTTAGATGTAAAGGCTGTGGTTCTCTTGAGAATATTACATTCTTAACGCACATGAGCAAGGATGCTGGTAAGTTAGAAGATTACAATTTAAGATGTAGCAAATGTAATGCTATTATAAACAAAAATAGTGATGGGGTATGGATAGCTAAAAACCCAGACAATAAACTTAGACTAAGTTTGCAATATGAAAAAACATATACCGCAAAATCTAATCTCAGAGCCATGTACTTAGCTAGTCAGTCAACAAGTTTATCTGATATCCAGAAATTTTATTGGCACGATTTAGGCCTGCCATATACTCCAGAGGGTACGGAAATAACTGAGGCAATGATTAAATCATGCCCAAAATACAATCCCAGCACCTATTCTAAATTAGGTATAAGAACGGCTGGGGTTGATGTTGGTAATACGTGGTTTGATATTAGGGTAAGTGACCAATATTTAGGAAAAAAATACGTTATTTATAGTGGAAAGTTAAAATATCCAGAAGAAAACCAAGTCCATGGCAGTATAGCATGGCAGGAACTTGACAATCTTTTATTTAATGTCTTTGGATGCGATATAGTTATAGTCGACCACGAACCAAGGGTTAAGGAAGCTAGAAGGTTTGCAGCAAAAAGACATGGCAAAGTGTTTAGATGTAAGTTTGCTAATGGCAAAGTAGAACCCGTTCTCAGTGGTGGTAAAAACACAAAAGATCTTAATAAAAATTTCTTAGTGGGAATAGATAGGACGGCGTTGTTGAATGAAGTCCAGTATCAGATATCAGGCAAGAGATATGTTTATCCTGAAAGATTTTTTGCAGATGATTCTCAGATAGAGAATTTCATACAGGACCCTACTCGATACCTAAATCATCTTACAGCCCTTCACCGTGCAACAGTAGAACACGAAGTAAAATCGAATGGTATAGTTATATACACAGAACCAAGGCTTGAATGGGTACAAAAAGGATCGGCAGAAGATCACCAATTTTTGGCCGAGGCCTATGACACCCTGTGTGGATTATTGTATTTAAAAAAACCGGGCATTGTCAGCAGAACAAATTCTGAAAAGGAAGAGATCAAACATGAAATAGAATTTCTTCAGGATAGTTTGACAAGAGCCATGAAGGAGTTAGAAGTCAATGACTAATGTAAAAAGATTAATGAAGGATTTAAGGGGTAATAACTTCTTTAAATGGGGTCCCTTACAAAAGTTATTTAATACAGAAGAAACTAATCTTAAAGTTTTAGAGTATGCAAATGCATTAAGCAGGTATGCAAGTAAGGCTAAAGAAGCACAGTATGTAGATATACTGATAAAAAAACTGAACTCAGATAAATTTGACGACTTTGAATATAGCCCTAGTCTTGAAAACATTTATAAGAGCAAGGATAAGGACAAACTTGACATTATAAAAGGGACTAAAGTTTTTAACAGATTTGCCATAAGAAGTAAGACAGTTACTTTATACCTAAGCCATAATACTATAAAAAAAATGTTAGAAGCTCATAGATTAGAATTACACGAAGAATTATTAGAGTTAGAGAAGAGGTTTGAAGCTTATAATGAGAAATTTGAAGAATTCCATTTCTAATATATCTAATTTTGTTAGTAGTTCTATTCTGGCAAAAGCATTGACTATGGATATGGCAAGAAATGAAAAAATAAAATTAGAATTCCAAGAAAAAATGGCAAAAATGAATATACCATTGCATCCCCGTACAATGCATTCTAATAAGGCTAATTCTTTCATAGATGTCACTGCCGGAAGTAAGTTAATGGATATGCATAAAATAACCAGCCTGAGAACAGATTGGTTATTATGTTATTATTACTTAGTTAAGAACGACCTTATCCGGTGCGTTTACGAGATAATAAGTCGTGAAGTTGGACAAATGGAATACGTCGTTAAAAGAACAGACGGCAAGGTTCTTAAAAACGACAGGATGCAAAAACTATTACAACGTAAGCTTCAACAAGTAGATTTCCAATCACTCATGGCAGAGGCCATTCCATGGGCAGCTATATTTGGTAACGGGCTTATAAGAATAAATAGAACAAAAATAGGGTCAGTTGATAGCTTTGATAATATATCTTGGTTGTCTATCACCCCGGTTATAGATGGAATGACTACCAAGTTAAAAGGATTTACGTACCTGGACGGGGCCAAAATATATACGTTGGATTTAGATGATTGTATAAGGATACTTCCTTATGCAAGAGATCCTGGGAACACTGATTTCGGACTACCTAGGATATGTGCGTGCAAAGACAGTTTGGGAATTACTGACGAGTGGTATAGTCACTTAACTATATTGTTACGTAACGGAAATCATGATGGAACCATCATTAACTTTAAGTCCAGTGAGCAAACAGATCAAGGCGCATTAGATGAGGTAATGGATCAAACCGAATCCGACATAAATAGTAAAGAGAATGTAGGCAAGGCCTCTGTTCTCAAGGATGCAGAGATTCATACGGCAGCTACCAATAATGCAACACCCTTTGGAGAAGTACCTGATATAACTGCAAAACAAGTATCAAGAACATTCTTAATACCAGAAGAAGAAATAAACATAGCAAAAAGTGGTCAACTTGGATCTAATAGAGCCACTAGCGATAAAGATAGATTAGATTCTTCTATCCTCAGCAATTATGTAAAGCCAGCCCTGAGATGTGTTAATAAAAAATGGCTACAAGAAGAGGGTGGAATCTACGACTATTATATAGCTCCGGCAAGAGACATAGTTCCAGTTGGACTTGATAGAAGTAGAGCTATAAGTACAATGTGGAGAGACGGAATGATTACTTTTGCAGAGGCTAGAACCCTAGCTGGATTAAAGATAACAGACGGAGACGATAGAAATAATAAATATTATTTAGATCTTCAACCAGATACAGATCCTTTAACAGATACAACACCAGGTACAGATAATACGGACGGAGAAAGCAATGGACAGAGAAGGAGAAGCTAATGGCAGGAAACAAGAACAAGGGCAAGGACAAAAATCAGAAAAAGAGCAATGGGCAAAAACCTACACAGACCAAAGCAAATCAGAAGCAAAAAAAAGGAAGATAGCAAGCGGCGTTATGTTTCAAACAAAATAAATCAATAGCGATAAAACAAAGGAGATTAATATGCCAAGGGCAACCCCAGAACAGTATAAACTTATTCAACAAAATTGTCTTCTAGATGAAAGTATTCCCATAGAAAATGTCTATGTTTTTAAACGCAGGGCATGTGACAATCTTCTTGACAGACACATGCAAGTCCTGAGCCATAAAGCCCTACAGACCATGGCAGCCACAATGAAGGACAATGCCGCCTTAATTAGCCACTGGGGTTATTATGGAGCTCCATGGGGAAGGATTTTTGATTCTAAGACGGTAATAGATAAATCACAAGGCAAAGGTTATAACCAAGAGCCAGATGCACCTCCATACGAGTATTGCGAGGCCCTTGAATACACAGTGTTAACGGACGAAAACAAAAGTTTTATTACGTTAATGGACGCAGGAATAGACTATAAAGTTTCTGTAGGCTTTAGTTATACCCTTGATGACCTGATGTGTTCAATATGTGGCGAACCTATTTTGTGCCGTGATTCTGACGGGAATTTCTTATGTCCTCATATGCCTGGAAGAGAATACGACGAAGGCATGTGTTATATGATATTTGACGACATAAAAGAAAACCTTGAACTTTCTAACGTGGCTATTCCCGCTCAACCAAGAGCCGGTAGTTTGAAGGCATTTGATGGCAGTCAACAACAAAACATGGGTAGTGATCAAAAAAACATAGGCTCAAAAAAAATACTTACAGCCAACGAGGCATTAAATAAAAAAGTGGTAATAGAGAATAAGGATTTTTATGAAATTCAGGATTCCTTGTTTGAGATTAAGGAGAAGTCAATGACAGCAAAACCAGTAGGAGAAAACAATGGGATGCAAGAAACCAAAACCGAAGCCGAAAAAAAATTAGAGGCCGAACAAGCGGCCAAAGACTTGGCCGATAAAGAGGCTAAGGACTTAGAAGAAAAAAACAAAAAGGACAAACTTCTTCAAGAGAAGAAAGAAGAAGAGGAAGCGGCTAAAAAAGATGCTAAGGAGCTAAAGGAATCAGTTGAAGCCCTTCAGAAAAAAATGGAAGAAATGAGTACTGAAATAACTAAAGGCTCTGCAACCGCTGAATCATTTAAGGCTATTACCGATAGAGTAGAAGCCGCAGAAAAAGCGCTTGAAGCCCTTCAAAAAGCTTTAAACGAACAGAGTACAGAACTTAAGCTTTTAACAGTTGCAAAAGAAAAGGGAACACCTGCCCACGCCATAGTATCGGAAGGTTTAAAACTTACTGAGTCAGCTCAGGAAAATTTAATCAATTTTACTTTAGATTTAGATGGAGAATAGACAATGACTAATTTAAACACAATGCCAACCCCGGGCTTAATCAGCAAGACACTTTCTAGTGCTGCTATCTTTCAAAAAGACGAGGATTTCAATATCGCTAAAAAATCCGCTAAAAGCGTATTGTCCGGCAAAGAAGAAATTGCAGTATTTAAGTCTCTTATGGGCACTAAATCAGAATTAATCTCTGACGAAAAAGTGAAAGCCACAATGAAAGCATTGGCCTCCATAGATTCAGTGGCCAATATCATTAACAATATGAGAGACGAAAGAGTTGGGGATAAAACTATTTCGGTATTTAAAGAATTTATTGGTCAGTCCGTTAATAAAGATTTTAATATCGGATCAACCGCCCAAATTAGAATTATAGACGTAAGTCATGCTTTTGTAAGTATTACCACTGATCAAACACCATTTTTAGATACATTGCCTGGTTTAGCACCAGTAATGTGCCAAGATCTTAGAACTAAATGGTTTGAAGACAACTATCCAGCATCTACAAAAGATGCATTCTTCAACCCAAACAGAGGGCCAAAAGACAGTGACGCTGTACAAGCTGAAAAAACCAATACTATAGGCTTCTTCGGAAGTGCCAATAGAATTGGAAACGTAGCAGAAAGCTTGAGACTTAACATGGGTTATCAGCCGGAAGCTGAGATGGCAGTTATTAGAAAGTATAATTATCTGCGTAGAGTAAGAGACGAAGCAACCTTAGATTGTACAGAAAATGCAGTAGGCCCTATCTATACCCCAGCTGGTGTAATCCAACAAATGACAAACTTAGTTGTGGGTCATGCGGATATCACCGAGGCTGTATTTAACGACAATATTTTACTGCCTATTACATCAAAATACGGTAGATCCCCTTACGTTTTAGCTACGAGCTCAGGCGCTCAAATTACTAAGATAGATGACATCTTAAAAACAAAAGCACCTGGCAGAAACCAGACCGAATTATATACCGGTCCAATCCAAGGTCGCATAGGAACAGTTCCTTTCTCTACATTCTTTATCGCCCGTAGCGGACAAATAATTCCAGTTATTTACTTAGAAGGATGTGCAGCTCTAGCTAACGCCGCCTTATTATATATTCCTGGAGGAATTCAACCTGTATCTATGAACCTTCCAACATTTGGTGGTGGAGTAGGTCCTTTCGCTATAGTTAGTATAGATTCTGATGGATGGGCAACCCTCCACCAAGTATTCGATACCATGTCTACTCAAGTAAGAGACCAAATTAAAATGGCTTTAATCTCAGGCCTCAACTAAAACTAAAAGCAGCAGATAAAAGCTAAAAAAATTAAACAAAAAGCAAAACAATACTAAATTACAAAAGGAGTAAAATACAATGGTTAATAGCGATTTAAGAATTGTGGGTTCTTCCCACACCCACGTTAAGGAAGGCATGAATGTAAGTCCGGGGGCCGGACTTACATTAAATATCAGCGAAGGAGTCGTTGATGTAAAACATAGTGCAGGCCCTAAATACGTTGCAGCAGATACAAGTATTGCTGTAGCTGCCCCTGCCGGATCAGGAAACGTAGTTAGAAACTATTTACGTATGTTAAATAGTGCGCCTGGAACATATTCAGTCTTCAGAACAGCAGAAGGCGTTGCTATTACCGCCCTAGATTTAGCTGGAGCGTTCATGGACGCAGATGTAAATGCTGTAAATGGCGACGGAGAAAACCATTATTTATACACATACCTTGGTTATTGCGATGTAGCTTTTGGCGATGTTGCAGTAGACAGTGCTAAAACATACGTATGTAAACCTGTATTAACCGTAGGCGTATAATACGATAATTGAAGTATGGGCTGGATTTTTATCCAGCTCCATACTACTGAGATATTTACTAAATATAAATATAATGGGGAAAGTATAATGACAACTACACCAAGACCTATTTTTGATCTATCTGATTCTTCGGAGCAGACTGATTTTAGCGATAGAATATCAGCTTATGACTATTATTCTACTTATGGCGTATTGTCACTTAATGTCCTTCAGACTGTCATTAATCAAGCAAGCATCAGAATATATAAATATACTAGACTATGGCCAAAGGCTGTGGGTCAAACTATTCTTGTCCCGATAAATCCTGATTCAGGAGCGGGCTGGATTGGTCACAAATACCCAAGTAATTTGACGAGTATATCTACTACCGATCTAAATTTTGCTGGCGTTAACATGGCAACTGATATAGTTGATTTATATCCTAACGGCAAAATTAAATTTAGATCCGGTGTATGGTCAAACCAGAAGGGTTGTATGATATACCCCACGTCAGTAACCGTCGTGCTTGATTATGGATTTGTTTTTAGCGACATGCCCATTACGTTTAAGGACGTGTGCATAGAACTTGTATTACATTATCTATTAAAGAGAAAAGATCAGGCTAGAATTGAATTAGAAACAATGTCTCAAGCCCAAATAACTCAAAGATATAGAAAGCATGAAGTAGTTGAGCAATCAATACTTAGTGCATTAAGGTAGGGTAGTTTTATGCACATACTACAGTCTAGTGAAAACCTATATTTATACGATGTATATAAATGCATTGATGACCTGGTAGCAGACGCAAAGGCATTTAACGTAGAGAATTATGTTATAACCCTAAAAGGGAATTTGCCTGAGCAATTTAAGAAAATGAACGAAGCACGGGGCATGATGCAAAATCAAAAAGAAACTTATCAAATAATCCTTAACGATCCTCTGGCCCTTGATGAAAAATATTTGGTAAAGAGAAAGGACAACGGTCAAAGGTTTAAAATAATCAGCGACCCAAAACCTTTTAATGGCTCACATCAAGTTACATTGGTAGTAGAGGAGGTGGTATAGGATGATAACAAGAGCAGTCTTTAAAATACTGGAAGTGGACGAGACTGATATATTAGCCGCCACGGCCATAACTAAACTTCAAGCAAAATATCCTTCTTTTACTTCATCCGGGTTAGAAGATTATCATTATCAAAGTCTAAGAACCCTGTGTAAAGAAACGTCAGGAAACGTCGACCCCAATGGTAATAAAATATGGGCAGAAAAACATATAAAATATTTTCAAAAAAAGGACAAGGCTGAAGAAAATAACTTGCAAAAAACTGATCTGCCTATAATTATTATAGATTGCCCGGATTGTAAATTGGCATCTAATAGCGGATGGCATGAAGGAAGAGTGACAATAGACGTATACACTGACGCCATGGCAGATACATCTCAATTAGTAGCAAGCATAGTTAATAGGATTAAGAGCATATTTATATGTAATCCAGCCTATACCTGCTCTACGGTACGTAAGTTTGAGAATCCTGTCAAGGGAATGGAGTCTATAACCATAAATCCAGTAGAGATTCAGGATAACAGTTCTTGGAATCACAGAAAACTTATTTGCGAATTTAATATGCAAATATACGAGGTAGTTCAGTAGCTCATGAAAAATTTCAAAAACGAAAAAATATTTGTTGGCAAAAATTATGCGGGGTTCCAAATATCTACGCCCTATGGTCTTTTGGACATAGACTCTGATGGTTGTTATCATCCAGAATCAGGTTTTAAAATAGATAACTATAATAATAGAATACATGACGAGTATCATATCTATCAAATAGTTGCGTACCTGATTAAGAGCGTAGTTCCAGAAGCTGAAAGATTAAGACTTATGCCAAAGCCAAAAATACTCAATAGAATATACGACTAACTAGAACTAGGACTAGGAAAAGGAGAAACCTAAAAATGACAATGCAGAACCAAGCAATTCCGGGCGGCGGAAACATATTTTATTATACACCAGATGCCACCCCTTTAACACCACCTGCCGACTTGGCAAGTGCTACTATTACAGACCTAACAACTGATCCTGACAAAGAAAGACCAGGAGTAAGACTAGCCGATGGGGACGTTGTTACGGTAGAATTAGCTTATTTGGGAATGGATACTCTTCATGGCGGGTTGGCTATTACCGCTAAAAACAATCCAGTAAGCCACACACTAGGTACAGGTGCAAAAGGAATACTACTTAATAATGTTATTATGCCAGCAAAAGTACTTGGCGTAATAGTATTTATTAACGGCCAAGCTTCAGTTTTCTTCCCACAGTTACCAGCAAACAGAGCTGCACAAACTCAAAGTACACCTGATATCCCAGTGTATTACAAAGCATCTAGTAACGCCCTGTTAGCCGCTGACGTAGCTGCAAAAGCATTATACTCTGTAAATGCCTACGGAATCAAAAGAAATTCATTACCTGACACAACCGACGAAACTCAAAAAGTCAACGCCAAACAAAAAGTAACAATGACACCAGCCCACTCTGGTGACTATGACGTAGTGTCTGGTGTAAATATTAGTTTCACATCCAAACTCATTGGGCACGACGACTATGCCATGGCGTTAGTAAACGGTGCACTATATACCAATTTGGCTGGTGTTAAAACAAAGTGGGAAGGCTTCGCTGGAGCCGGTATTGCTAAATACTTGCCACTAGAAGTACATCTTCCATCTGGTGACTCTGGTAAAGTAGATGTTTATTTTATCCCTTGTGCCGAATGCGAAACAACTGACAGCACAATAGGTGGTGGAAAAACAGCTAAACCTGAAGTTCCAATTACAATCAAACAAGTCCCTGATGACTTGTTAAACGAACTACAATCTGTAGTTTGTCAACAGTACTAAAAAGTACCCCTTTTCTCTGCGGTAGTCTATAACATAGGTGACTACCGCTTTTTTTGTTGCTCTTTTTTCGCCAAATAAAAAAATCCATACCCTTGTAAGGATATGGGGGATGAAATGTTTCTTTTTATTGCTCTGTGTTCGATTACCGTTAATAAAAGATGGGCCGAGAGACACACACATTAGTCAAGGAGGAATTTGTAGCCCATCGAAGGATTAAAAAAATGAAATTTCGATTCTTTTACTATAGCATATACCCCCAAAGTATTACAAGTCCCTAAAAATAAAATTTACAAAAGTTAATAACATGAACTATTTTCTAGGCTCATGGGTTATAATTAGAAATAATACATTTGGGGTACTTAATAGGAAAAGGATAATAAAAAGATGATGACTAATCCATTTAGGGATAAGATTTTTGAGAAAAAGGAATTGCCTCCGGCTGTACAACAACTTAGAACAGAAATAGCTTCTTGTCAAGATAAGAGAGTTAAAGAACTTAGCAGCTGGACAGATGTAAGTTTTATAAATCTTGATACACTAAGACCCGATAAAAGATTATGGCTTACTAGGAGCATGATAGAAGCAAATAGTATTAAACCAATAACGCTGCCATTAGATTTTAAAAGAGCATACTGTTGCATAAATAAGTGGGTCCATATTGCCGAGTTCTTAAATCTAGAGCAACTAGATTCTGAAGAGGATTACAGAAAATATTTAATAAATATCTCTTGTGGATTAAGTCGTCATATAATAAATCATACTATAATGAAAAAAAGTAACTTAGGCCCTCTTTATGGATCAAAACATTGTGCGGTTGTTAAACAAACAATCCCTACGCTAAATGTTATAAAAATAGAGGAATATGGGGAAGCGTTATTGACCATGGACCTAATCTACGGGGTATGTAAGTTATGGTAGATGTTGTGTTATTTATTATATCAGCAACTATAATTTATATAGTTGTGTTCACGGTTATGGGCTTAGTCATGAGATATGTAGACAATAAAAGGAGATAGTTAATGGAACACCTATCAGTGCAATTAGATACTGTAATCGAATCACTTAGAACTGTTATTCTTCTCGTATCTATTATTATTGGATGGGGATTAGGAACTGCTGTTTTTAATAAAACAAAGTAAAGGAGGTCTTTTCATGTCAGAGACAAAATTAAGAAGCGTCAGGCTTGATGCTAGGTTTAAGAGGTGGTTAACAACCTTATTAAAACAAAAAGTAGAGGTCGAGGTTAATACAAAAAAGAAAGAAGTTAGTCAACAGATATACGATATGGTTAACGAAAAATTAAAACTACTTATTCCAGAAGAAGATAGGCTGGTTTTAGAAAAATGGAAAGTAAACAAATCTCAATATTCAATATATTTTAATGTAGAAGGCAAGAAAGAACAAGTCTTTTTATACAATGAGAGGAGTATTACATTTCCATCTTCTTTACATGACGATTTACTACCCAAGATGACAAAGATTGAGTTATCGGTTATTCGTTCATTAGAAAAAGAAAGGAAAGAGTTAGAAGATTTCTACCTATCTAAGGCTAGACAAATAGAAAGAACTATAAAACAATTTACGAGTTCTAATAAGTTATTGGAGACACTTCCAGAACTAAAACCATTAGTAGAAGGCTATTATGACTTTAGTTCTCCTAAGAAAGAAATAAAAGGAACAAAAACCCAGAACAAAGAAGGCATTGAATATATTAAAAAAATCTTAAATAACGAAATACTGTTGTTAACAACCAAGCAGGAGCCGGCCCTTGGCAATAACACCTAAAAAAAAGAAATACAAAAGAAAAAAAGTTAAATACTATAAGCGCAAGGCCAATGCCAAGCAAAAAAAACAAGAGCTAAAGGCAAGGGGCTGGCTTATGGCTAAATATACCATGCACATCCCCACCCAAAATTATTTGCTTTTATCCGGTCTCTTGCCTGAATTGTTTTTTACTTACTACCTATTTTATCAAATGATTTACAACTCAAGCAAGAGGATAATATCTGGGCATATCCTTCACAGGCTGTGGGATATTGAGTTTCTGATAGATTTCGAGTTAATAACCAATATAATATCTATTTTTATTACCGACGAGCCAATTAATCCGCCAGAACCAAAGAAGTCAAGGGCCAAAATTAGCTTTAAACTTGACCACTCTTTTATATCTTTCTGGGGAATAGGATCTAGAATTGTTAGCGTTATACTACCTATGCCTGATTATTATAAGGCTAGTAAGTTACTAGACAAATTAGGAAAGGACAGGCTTAAATGACTATAATAAAGAATATAACCAATTTTCTGGATTTTATATCTTCAAATATAGAGATAGAAGATGACAATATTTGTGATAGATCCTGTTCTTTTTTAGAAATGATTGATGATCTATATTGGGACTGTCCCTTTTCTGATAAATCGGACGAAATGGGAGAGTTTGACAACCCCAAGAGATGTAAATTTTGTAAAGATACCTTTGATAAAGGAGAATAGATATGAAAAATCAACTTAATCTTCCGTTTATAGACCCCCTATTCCTAATTAAAGGCAAGGGAAGGGAACTTACTAAAAAAGAAGCAGATCAAGTTATTAAATATCTTCATGATAGCGTTAGTATTAATGATAAAATTTCTTTTGCTTTTGACCAGCTTATAATTAAGATGGAAAGACTTATATCTTTGATAGATAGAAAAAAGAGGCCAACACTTAAAAACTTAGGAGGAAGCCATGGCAGAAACACTTAATTGGATACCTGGATTTATAACTTTAATTTTTATTATTAAAATAATTGCCACTATATTTTATATAGCGTTGGGTACTGGCTTAGGTTTTATGGTTATAAACTATTTAAGAGTTAGTAGGGTATATAATAAAGTAATCAACGAGACAGTCCCAGTCTCTTGTTTTTACTGCGGACACAAGGATATAATAAAAGCCATGGAATTAGATGCCTTGGCCCATGGCTATATATGCGATGGACGTAGAGTTATTATAAACAAAGTAAGAGAGGAGAGGGCTCGTGATAAAGGAATGGAGAGATCAAACAGCAAGGAAGATAATAACCTATGATCCACTTAAACCAAGTGGTTGTATAGTTATTAAGTTTTTTGATTATCAAAATGAGGTGGCTATATCTTCGGCCTCAAAACTAGAGTCTGACGATGCTTATTATAGAAACATAGAGGCCAATCTTTCCGAGTTTTTTCAAAAGACATCCCCTTACGAAATAGACAAAGGAGAAGAGAAGGTTAATGAACAAGACAGGTATTGAATGGACCATGGGTCCAAATGGAGAACAGGGATATACTTTTAATCCGGTAACGGGCTGCGAGCACCGATGCTCTTATTGCTACGGGTTCGACCTATCAGAAACAAGACTAAGTGGAATATATCCGTGGGGATATGAGCCTACTTTGTGGTTAGACAAGTTCAGCAAGAAACCACCAAAAAAACCTTGTAAAATATTCCTAGGCTCCATGGCAGACGTTTTTGGAGACTGGCAGTGGAGATTATGGTCAGAGGATATAGAAGGAGAAGCTTATTACCCTGCTGACAAAGTTAGGAAAATGGTTTTAGATTATTGTAAAAAATATCCACAGCATACTTTTATTTTGCTCACCAAAAACCCGAAGGGTATGTTAGATTATGTCTTCCCTGACAATTGTTGGACAGGTGTCACAATAACAAAGACTGAAGATCTTGATCGGATGCATATACTATCACGGGTCAAGTGTAAAACTAAGTTTGTGAGTTTTGAGCCCATCCTTGAGCGGTTAGCTTTTAGTGAAGATGACGAAAAGATACTTAAACTTTGTATTGACTGGGCTATTATAGGAACGTTAAAGGGTCTGAAGAAAGACGATTATAATGCTATAGCCATCAGAGAGGCTATTGACGAACTTATATCTGGTATCAGGTTATATGATATTCCCTTGTTTTTAAAGGACTCTGTTTTTAAGATAATACCAGATATGTTCAGGTTTAGAGAATTTCCAGGGGAGGAAGTGAGCTTTGGCAAAAATGTCATTTAAGGATTGGTTAGAATCTCTTCACAAAAAGGATGAGACATTTGCCTATAGTCTTAAAATAGAAAAATCATTTTTTAGTAACGGAAAAGGTGGCCAGAATGTTAATAGGCACCTGAACGGGGTAAGGTTATATCACAGGGAATCAAAAATAATGGTAAGTATTCATGACGAAAGGTCTATAATCCAGAATGCCGAAAAGGCTGTGAAAGAAATGAGCTTGAGACTAACTAAATACTATTCTGACAAGGCCAAAATCCATTTTCGAGAACAAACAGTCCCTCTGGGTGATAAGATAAGAACCTATAACGAAAAAAGAGGACAGTGCACAGATAACAGAACAAATAAGACTTATCAACTGGATAAGAATTGTACATTAGATCCCGGGGTGTTAGACGCCTGTATAAAAGACAATATAATGACAGGAAGAGGTAGCTAGATGCCAACAGAACTTTTTAAGGTTGATGATCTTTATAGGATTAATAGCTTAAAGGATAGAATAGGAGACCAACAAAGGAAGTTGGAAATTAATAAAAACAAAAGAAAAGAACTCAATCAATTAATACTTGACGCTGAAAACAATATTAAACAGTTAGAAGACGAGATAAAAGCTTTAGTTATCATTCAGGAGTAAATAACATGGCAAAAAATAAACTAGAACAAGCAAGGGCCTATGTCAAGTTGGGTGATGATCTAATTGCAAGCTATAAGTATTGGAAGTCTCAGGTTGAGTTCCTGAAGGATAAATTAAAGAGAGTAGATGATCATCCTTTTTTTGAGCCTAATATTTTCATGCTAAAATTTTTCCAAGGACAAGTAGAAGAGAAGGGTTGTATTGATTGTACAATAAAAAATCTCGGTCCTTTTGGAGATGAGCTACATAATTTAATTCGTTTGCACTACGATCCCTTATGTAAACTCATGAAATCAGCGATAGACCTCAAACTTCAAGAGGCTATAAAGAACATGGAGAGTGACAGGGATAGACTAATTAGGAATTACGAGGTTGACATTAATGGGATATGAAGAAAAGATACGGTCAAAGCTTGATGCTATAGAAAAACTAATAGGCAAAAGACCAAAGGTGCATGGAGCAAGAAGAGACGTAGGCGGTAAAGAAGTTATACTCAGGACTATAACTATTGGCGATACTATGCCATGGTTTTACACGGAGACAGACGCAGGTGTATTTGCTTGGCTAAGAGGATTTGAAGAAGCAGTGGAAAGAGAAAGAAGAAATAGGGGTAGTTAGATGCAAGACAAAAAAATTGTAGCAATAATTCCAGCAAGAGGCGGAAGTAAGGGTATTTATAAAAAGAATATTAGATTGGTTAATGGCCGGCCTCTTATTTATTACCAGATTGATGCCGCACTTAAATCTAAGTACATATCAGAAGTTGTGGTATCTACTGACTGCGATCTAATAGCTGATGTTGTACATAACTATCCTGACCAAAGCAGACTTAGTGTTGTATGGCGTCATTCTAGTGAGTCTGATGATTATGCTAGATCTGAGGCTGCACTAAAGACAGTTTGCAGCGTATATGAAAACTCATTAAGAATTATAATTGATATAATAGTTTTTCTACAAGCCACTAGTCCTTTGAATAGAACCGAGTATATTGATAAGGCTATTGAAAAAGTATTAACAGAAGAAGTTGATTCATGTTGTATGACGACAGAAGATTTTGGTTTTTATATTAATACCCAAGAAATAATTGACCGGCCACGCAGACAGGATTCTACCCCCGCCATAAGAGAATGTGGAAACGGATGGGTAATGACAAGAGAATCTTTGTTTATAAATGATAACAGATTAGATAATAGGTTAGGAAGAGGATATGGTTATATCCTTATCCCCAAAGAGGATGCATTAGACATTGATTCCCTTGCTGATCTCGAACTTGCTAGTATATTACTTAAAAAGAGAGAGAGAAAAGAATCTGGTAATTATTTTAGGAAAAGAATTCCGGCAGGGGTTATTAACTACGAAGATAATTACTGGGGCAAGACAATAGATCCTGATGGCAAAGAACGTAATAAAGAGAGAGAGAAATGGCAGTATTTAGAAGACGCTAAGCACGTTATTGACTATATAAATACCCAAGAGCCCGGTGCTGTTCTTAGCGTAGGTTGTGGATTTGGATATATCCTAAGTGCTATTAATGGTAAGTGGCTAAAATACGGGACTGAGTTATCTGAATATGCAGGAGAGAAGGCAAGAGAATACGGGAACATCCATATTGGATGCCTGCTAGAAAGCCCCTATCCTGATATGTCTTTTGAGGCAATTAATATGTATCATGTTATAGAGCACTTGCCAGATCCGGTAGTATATATCCAAAAAATAAATAATTTACTTAAAATAGGAGGGAAGTTGATTATAACAACTCCAGACTTTGAGAGTATTACGGCTAAAAGATTTGGTGATAAGTTTAGGTTGTTACATGACAAGACACATGTTTCGTTGTTTGGGACACAAGGACTATGTAATATGCTTGAGGATTACGGTTTTGAAGTAGAAAAAGTCGAGCACCCATTTTATGGCACACGACATGAGACTGAAGAAAACCTACTTAGGTTAATGGATACTACTAAGATATCCCCTCCGGCCCATGGCAATGTAGTTACTATCTTTGCACACAAATGTTAAGGGAAATTAGAAAATGTTAGTTAAGGACTTGTTGTCATTAATTGATAAATACCCAGAGGCAGTGGTAAAGCTTAAAGACTTTGATAAATACGCATATTTATGTTGCGTAGATTGTATTAGAGATGTTAGATGTTGCGATAACTGTAAATATCCAAAAGTAATATTTAAGGACTCTCTTAAAGTTAATGCTATTAGAATTGAAATAGAAAACCAGGAGGATATTTAAATAAATGGTTAACTTTAAATCATTAGCTTATGGCTTTATGATGCTTCCTTATGTAAAGCGAGAAGCTATTATTTTAAAATTATCACTAAGAGAAGAAGAGGATAAAGATTTAAAGCATATTGATATTCTTAATAAAATTATTCAAATGGCTGAGGAGCAAAAATGTGTTGATAAACTATGGGAGGAAATAAATAATGGCATTAACAGTTAGTTACCACCCGCAAGAGTTTATAACCGAAAACGGTTTTGATGCTCCGCTTATTTCTATTAAAAGTCCAAAGGCTGAGCCGTTTATTTATCATCCTGCATGGAACCAATCTAAGATCCTTAAACTTGAGTTTGATGACATTGATTATTTTCACATGCATAAGGATCTGACAAAATATAATTTCAAGTTATTTGATTTTGAGATGGGAGAAAAGGTTCTAGATGTTATTTATACCGCAAAAATAAATAATGAACATGTATATATAAACTGTGAGGCTGGATTTTCTAGAAGCGCAGGCATTGCACACTACATGTTTGACAAGATGGACTTTAAGTTATTAAATGGCAGCGATTTTTATAACAGATACGTATACGATATATTGCACTTAATTTGTTGCAGACAAAAAGGTCTTTTGTGGTTGGTTAAAGAAAAACGCATTGATACCTTCCAGTGGTTCATAAAGAACCATAACGATGATATACTATTTAAGGACGAAGGGGGAGGAGATAGTGACTAGTCGTAGATTAGGAATTACTCAATTCTCGGAAATTGATTTATTAAGGGTAGTATCAAGATTAGATTCCATGCCTAAAGTTTTTTGCCAAATAAAAAACGTAACTATTTCTTGGCTGTTTCTTTACTTTTTTATGAAAATCTTTTTAGAAATAGACAACGGTAAGTGGCAATCCCAAAAGACAATGCCTTTAAATAAATATTATTTTTATGAACTGATAGATATTTACGAAAAGTATGGTTATTCCAAAGGCAATTTAAATAATGCTATTGATGAACTCAGTAATGATGATATATTTTGTGTACTAAGTGCTTATTTCTCGGCAAAACAATTATTTGATATGTATCCAAAATGGGAATTAGCAGCTTATTGTATGTATGATATTGGCAAAGTAGACAATAATATTCTAAAAACGCTTGAGGTTTTGGATGCTATTAATGAAACGGCATTAGATAATAATGAATTTAATTTAACTTTGTATCAAAAAATAAATAAAGATATTACCATGATGAAGGAGAAAATAGTATGTTAACAGAAGAAACAAAGACAGTAAATATCTTTAAAGACGAGGCTAAGACTGTGTTAACAGACGAAGCATATAAAAAATTACACCATGCTCTTTTTGGTAGCTCTAAATGTAAAGATCCTTATAGAAATAAATGTTATAACTCTAGCTCTCCGTTGTTAGAGGAGTTAGTAACTCACGGGTTCATGGACGTAGACCGTAACTACCATGGCGAAGATGGAACTAATTGGTATTATGTCATCGAGAGAGGATTTATTTATGTACTAGGAGCAAAGTATTATAATGCTCATAAAAAAGAATTAGAGGAGGAGTTATAGATGACAACGTGGCCTGTAAATTTTATTTGCATGAAGCAGAGCAGAGATATTAAAAAAGATGATCTATTAGAAGGAGGTCTGTTTAGAAAATGTAACACAAAAACGGCCGGTGGCGGATATGATAAATTTTCAGAAATATGCCTTAAAAGACTAGGGAAAGAAGTGTCTAATCAATTTGTGGTCCAGTTGAACGGATGTCCATTGGCATGTCCTTATTGTTATGTTACTCCAGGCGGGGTTCATAGAATCCCGCATTATTTAGATACCGATCAATTAATCTCTTCTTTTAAGAATTCCGGCCAAGAAGTATTTCACCTAATGGGAGGAGCTCCTGCTCTATACGTCAGATATTGGCATAAGATATTGAACAAATTGCCATCTAATTTCGTTTTTCATTCTGATTTTATTCTTGTCGAAGGGCGTTATAAAATTGACGAACTATCACGATTAGAACGTAATAATGCACTCTATGCTGTTAACATAAAGGGCCTTAGTAAAAGGGAATGGAGAGACAATACCGGAGTGGATAATTTTGATACAGATGATATCCTTAGAAACATAGATGTTATTTTAAGGTCAGGTATTAATTTCTATCTCACGTTTACGGCATGTGATCATGAATCTAGTGAAAATATTCTTGAACCCCTATTTAGGAGAGAATTTGGGGATAGGTTATATGATGATAGTTTTGATATTAAGATAATACAATATAAAGCATTGGAGGAATAATAATTAAATGGTAGGCGTAGAATTTAAAAACAGAGTAGTAGTGGAAGACGAAAACCATTGTAGCATCTCTAAATGCAAAAAATTGAAATCATATAAATGCGCATTGAATAATTCACATTTATGCTACGATAAGGATTATAGTATTTTAAGAACCGATTTTTGTAAAAAATTATTTAAAACCAAGGAGAAATCATAAGATGACAATAATATCAGCGAGTATGAGAACTGATATTCCGGCCTTTCACCATAGAAAATTTTTAAGACAGTTAGAGGCTGGGAATTTGGAATATACCAATCCCTATACTAAAAACAGGTACAGTATAAAGAGGGACGATATTGATTGTATTGTTTTTTGGTCTAAAAACTACGAACATTTGATTCCAAAACTGCATATATTGGATAGTTATGGCATTAAATATTATTTTCAATTTACAATTAACGGCTATCCCTTTTCTATTGAGCCTAACGTTCCAGATGTAATGGAATCAGTCCGTCAGGTTTATGACATAACAATGCATAACAGTAATATTCCAATAATATGGAGATACGATCCTATTATAATCACCAAGGAATTTACCCCCGAATGGCATGTTAATCACTTTGATTTTATAGCAGACCAACTTTGTATATTGGGCGACGGAGCAATAACCCAATGCACTATTTCTTTTGTGGATATGTATAATAAAACCAAAAACGCATTTAAAGACGCTGGGATAGAGGTATATGACTACCTAGAGGTTCAGAAAAAAGTAGCTTGCGACTTGTCTGATATTGCTAAAGAATATGGTATTGAGGTATCGGCATGTTGCGAAGACAGCATTCGATTTAACGCCTATGGTGACGAACTGATTAAGAAAGCTCATTGCATAGACCCTGAGTTAATTACTAAACTAATAGGTAAGCCATTTGAATTCTCAAAGTCAACAAGCAGGAAAGAATGTGGTTGTGTAAAGACTGTAGATATTGGAGAATACGGAACTTGTCAACATTCATGTATATACTGTTACGCTAAATAACAAAGGAGAAGACATTATGGTATATAGAGAAGCAGGGTACCACCAAGATTATAAGAATAGAACCGGAAAGGCAAATTATCCAGGTGGATCAAGAGACAGGCCTTATGTTAGTGCCCTAGAACCCTATATGTGTACTACCTGTAATAATTATTTTGACAAAGAGGGGCTGGATGGTAAATGCCGGTTGGATGACAAAGTATATTATTTTGATAACTGGTGTTACAAATACGAAAGCATTAAGCCACAACCTGAGACTCAAATGCAAGCTAGGGCCGGTATAGTTGCTAAAGACAAGTCTCTCCTTGGGAAGATAGTGAAAGGTTTTAGTAGTTTCTTTAGAAGCTAAAGGAGTGCCAAGATAATGAACTTAAATAAATACGAAAAACTGTTAGTCTCGCTACTTAACGGAATAAATAAAGGTCTATACAAATTAACTGAAGGGGAATATAACTCAAATGCACTAGAATTTAAGGATAAGGTACAAAAAGATTTGGGAATAGCCCATGACATAACAGACCTATTATTAGCGTACTTGACTCAAAATAATTATATAGTAATTACCTCAAAGGGAATAAAATTTACACCAAAGTTGGTTAAAGAACTTAGAGAAAAATTTGGAGTCTGGGACATAGAGGAGATTTAGGGCAATGAAAGTAGCAGTGGTTGGTAGCCGGAATTATAATTATTATCCTGAGTTTAAGCATGAACTCGATATGGTACTAGAAAAAGAAAATAACCAAGGGCCATGGCATATAATATCAGGTGGCTTTGCCTCCGGGGCTGGTAACTTAGTTGAAAGATACGCCCGGGAAAAACAATTGTCAATAACTATTCACTATGCAAAATGGGAAGGCTATAAATCCACTGACCCCAGTAAGAAAAATCCGGCGGGTATGATAAGGAATAGACAGATAGTGGGCGACTGTGATTTTATGATAGCATTCTGGGACGGAGTTAGTTCGGGAACTAAAAATGCTGTGGATATAGCAAAGAAGGAAGGCAAGCGTGTTGTGGTTGTAGACATTGGAGATGGGGAATGATTTATTGGGAGTTAGCTACTGTTTTTATAGTGTTTTTAGGGATGGTCCCTCTATTACTGTGGGTAGCTATTTATATTATGAAGTTACAAGATAACAAGAAAGGGAACAAAACGCCAAAGACTAATTTAGTGGAAGAAATAATAAAAGTACTGAGCAAAGATTTAAATAAATAGTTGAATAACTGTATTAAATTTTGTATAATATAACTACAGGGTAAATAATAGGGTGCAAAATGAAAAACAAAGGGTTGGCTTTAAAATCGGATAAAACCGAACAGGATGTGGAGTTAAGAAGTCCAAGATTAATAACTCTTGGGCTGGGTAGTTATGAAAGTCATGCCCTGAGTCTTAAACAATATGATATGCTACTGTCTCCTATTCTATCTTATCTGGGAGATAAGGGCGAAGATGAAATTCAATTATATCTAGATGCTAATAACTCAGAGCTTCTGTTTAGCGAAATGCTTATTTCGTGGAATGCTCTTGAAAAATATAACATCAATCTTCAATCTTTTATTTTGAGCTGTGTTGACGAGAAGACATACAATAAAATAACAGCCTTGTTTGAGATTAATAATAAGATCTATAAGCTAAGCCAAGTACTAGAACAGGGGATGGGTTTTTGTTCCTTATTTGTTAAGATAAAAAGAATAGTATTAGGATTCCTTCTAAGACACGATCTCAGAAAAAGACTTCGATTAATTGAGGCTATTGAAAGCAGCGTGGCATTAGCCGAAAAAACAGCCACCTGGATGCAATGGTGTAATGCGTTTAATACCGTAATTGAACAGAACTGTATCATGGATACAGTTCTAAAACTTGTAAAAAAAAAGAACCTGAAAGGTTCGTCAGGGTTGATGCCAGAAATTTAAACGAGAGCTTAGTACTATTGTCGGCTAACGGCATGGCAATAGACTACCAGAAACTCATTAACTCCTATACTCCTAAGATGCTTGAAAATAAGTTATTGGCCATAAAGAACCTGGAAAAAGAAAAGGCTCAGTATTTGTACTTTGCTTGTGTATCTGGCTTCAATGGCACTCCTGATAAGAAGAATTTCTTAGAGGTCGTTGGCTATCTTGAAAACACTTTGGACACAATTTACAAGGCTGATGATTACGATGAATTCGAGGCCAAGAAACTAGAAAGAAATAGACACGCTATTTTTAGCGCTTGGCATGAATGCGGATGGGAAGGCGATAAGAATAACGCCACAAACAATGCTAACATAGTGAGATACTGCGTATCTCACTATGAGAATTTCTTTAAGTACTTGACTGAAGGGATGATAAAAAGTTCATTACCTTACTTAAAACCAGAAGAGGTTTATGAGGTTAGTCAAAAAGTAGAAGAAGACGAAAAAGAGCATCCAATAAAAATGGCATGGGAGAGAAGACAGAATGCAAAAAAATAATTTTGATGATGTACTGGAGTTATTAGAGGGTAAAGATGTTATTGTTATAGGCTGTAGCCCTGTTGTTAATGACATTTTTTTTGACGGCGAGTATGATGAGCCTGTTAGTAAAACGGCCTTAAAAATGAATCCAGAAAGGAATAAGATACTGGATCATTCTATAACTATATCAGAAGAAGATCATATTAGGTACGAACAAATGTATAGAGACTACGGTTTTAAAAACGATAACATCGTAACAATAGGCCTTAATTTATTTCCATGTTTTTTTCCATCTGATATAGCATTATGGGGTGATCAGGGGGCTGACGTATGTGTGCCTTTAGTTTCTAAGTCGAAATATATTATGACAATAAATAAGACAATAGCCAGGCTGGAACAGGATAGCCAAAATAGTTGGTTGCTTGATAAAATAACCCATGTCTTTAGGTGGGAAGGTGAAAAAGTAGATCCTAATACAAATTTTGCTGATTATAAAAAAGGACATTTTGATACCGAGTTTAATGGCTATCTCTATTACTGGAGAACAATAGCCATAGCCGCCATCCACTTAGCGTGTATGGCTAAGGCCAAGTCTATAAATACATTGGCAATAGACTTAGATCCTATGATAGCCAATCACTTTTATGAAACAGTATTGTGCACGACAACTAAAAATTGGGTAAATGCCGAAATAGTAACAGGCCGTAACAAATTTTCCGGTCAAAAAATTAGTGACGAAAGTATTTTAGATAAATTCCAAAAACAATTCCAAGGCACAAAATTTTATAAAACAAATACCGGAAGCTACCTTCCGTTTAAATACAGGCCGTTAAAGGAGTTATTAGCCAATGACAACATCCCAGCAGATTTATAATAAGTGGCAAAAAACATTTTTGGACCTGGCTCAGAACATAGCTGTAGAGATGTTTAAAGGCTATGTTCCTGTTGATACTCGTGCGCTACAAAATTCTATTGCCGCATACAAAAAAGATAATTCAACTATAGTGGGAGTAACTAATCAGATTCTTGATTATTCTGAGAAAGTGGATAATAATCCGTATGCTAACGAAGAAGATAGGTATATTAACTCTATTGTTTTAAGCCATATTCTTGAAATAGGCAGAGCTCTAGATAGTACTACAATTCATAGGTCTCAAGATGCTGACTATCCAGGCCCAGGCAGAGACTATGGGGACCCTACAAGAGCATGGTGGAGTACCGCAAATATAGAATTAGACAAAGAACTAGAACCAATACTTGAAAAATGTTATAATAGTATGTTAGAAGAGTTGACAAACAATGCGTTTATAGAAGCCGGTTGGAAAAGAAAATAGAATATAATTAAAGGAGTGCGGGAAGTGACTGATCAATTTAAGAAGGAACTGTTTTTTGATGCCAGTAAGGCCTTTGATACAATAAAACAATTAGAAGCCAAGTTAGCTGAGCTAAATACCAAGCTGGGATCAGCTACTAAGTTGCACTTAGAAGTAGATACCAAGGAAGCAAAATCAGAGCTACAAAAAGCTAACGACCTACTTAAATCATGGACTAACAGACTTGAAAGTGCTTTAGTCAGTAAACAATCTTTGATGGCCTCTGGAAGTAGGATGGCTAAGTCATGGGTGGTGGATCTTAAAACAGCTAATGAAGCGGTAGAATTAACAACCACTGGGGTCAAGACTCTTATAAAAAAAGTAAAAGAGTTGTCCGTTGAAGAGAAAGGTGGAAACGCTACTCATTATTCCGAAACACTCTCTCGTGCAGCCGCTACTATAAGTAAGGCAATGAATGATGTTGCCAGAGATAATAGAGATTTAATAACACAAAGTAATAAACTTAAAGAAAATTTATCTCAGACCATGGCATTACTAAAGACTCAGCCAACTGGATCAAGAGCTTTTGAGACAACAAGGAAAGAAATACAAGGTACTATATCGGATTTAAATAAGCTTAAAGCTGTAATGCTTAATACAATGAAAGGCGATGCCGGTCCTGATAGAGGTTTAGCTAATGCCGCTAAGTCTATTATGACAAAAACGACTACCGCTAGTGAATATATATCAGATCCGGCTATAGCTGCTAGGCAAATGGCTGCGGCCAATAAAGAACAAAATGCATCAGCTAAGGTTCAGACTAATACCTTAAGGGGTATAGCTAATGAAGTTAATTTACTCACCGCTACCTACAAAACCGCAAAAGACGAGATAAAGGACGAAGGTCGTATAACAGAAGATACGAAAAATAGATTTGAAAAATATCGCAATACACTTCTCAGTACTAATCTTGCAAAAAAAACGCTTATGGACGGAACCACTACTTATGAAAAAGTAGCACAGGGGCTTACTCTGAAGCTAGAAAAATTAACGGCAGAGACCAAGAGAGAAGAGAACGCAAACGAAAGGCTAACAACCAAAATAAAAGAGGTTGCGGCCGCTACATCATATCTTAATACTCTTAATACAGGATACGAGAAAGGTGCGGCTGGCGTAGATATATCTAAAATAGATGCACAAAAATCTAAAATAAAAGAACTGGCAGTAGAACTTGAAAAAATTAAGGCTACTGGAGGTCCTATTCTTTCGGATAGAGCAGGTCAGGCATTGACTAGAGCTAATATGGCATCGGGCCGGGAATTAACTGCTTACGACGATACCGAAAAACTTAAGCAAAACAAAGCCCTACTGGGTACAATGAAAGAGGATTATTTAGCACTAGTCTCAGAGACCCGGAATTTAACAAAGAATACCCAGGAATGGGTTGCGAACATGGCAAAACTGTCACAGTCCGAAGCCAAGATAAAAGAGCTAAAAGCCAGTTTGGCTTCAATGGGAGTCAAGGGTGATCCACTTGGTATTGATAGAATGATATCGGATACCCAGCGATTAGCTTTGGGTATAGATCCTACAAAAAGACTAAAAGAAGAAATAAGGGCCTTGTCTGGATTTTACACAGAATTGAACAAACAGGCAAATATGTATGCTAACAACCCACAAGCATTAAGTGGAGTAAAAGCCTCTGCAACTGCCGTATCCGAAAGGTTGCAAGTTGTTATATCAGAATTAAAGCAAATAAATGCATGGTCAGCAGAAGCTACTAAGGCAGAAACCATGTTAATGAAACCCCTTGGGGCATCGGCGGCAAAACCTATATCTAATGCCTCTGAATTAGACAAACAAGCAAGTGCTCAACTTAGAGACTATAACCAAATGGTAATAGCCAGTAAAAAGATAAGAGACGTTCAAGGAGTACAAGGACCTGACTATACTGATGCTATTCCAAAAGCCGCCAAGATGAGAGAAGGGCTTGAGGGCATACGGTCTAAGTTAATGCAAATAAACCCTGCGTCTGTTAACTTAACACGTATAAATGCGGCATTGTCCAGATCCTTTGAAGAAGCAACTCTGAGATCTACTAACCTATATGGTCAATTATCAAGATTAAATACTATGATGGCATCGGCTATAGGCTGGTGGTTTATTGCCGGAAGTGCTTTACATAATTTTAAATCAATTTTCATAGACACTATAGACAAATTAAAAAACCTTGAAATAGCGCAGGCTGGTGCGTTTAATAACATATACGTTGAGTCGTTTAATGACAGTCTTAAACGTAGTCATGGATTCATGAAAGAGTTATTGGCGATAAGTGTTAGAATGAATATTAATTTTAGTACCCTCCAAGAAACAGCAACGGCATTAATGCCCCTGTTCCTAACAAAAGGATTTAGCGAAGAGCAAAGTACTAAGATTATAGCAAGATACACCAAGGCCGCCGAACAAATGTTTCCCACCATGGCAGGTTTTCAGGCACAATCTGAATTAAGGGCCCTTTTGGGGCAATCGCCATTAAACAGGGCTCAAATAGTACAGGCTAGTGGTATAACTAGTAGCGCACAACTAAAGGGGTTAATGGGGAAAGGTCCAGAGGCATTTACTGAAGATGTATTAAACAGAACAAAAGGTTTTGAGGCAGCAGGTGAAGAGGCTGTAAGCAAAACAGTAAGTGGTATGATTCGTAAACTTAGTACTAAGTGGCTAGAAATGAGTCCTGAATTATTTTCAGGTATTCACAAATCATTTTTGGACATGCTTAAGTCCGTAAGTGACGGAATTGAAAGCGGTAAATTCAAAGAAACAATTGGACTAATTAAAGACGCTGCAAATTTCTTTGCCTTTTTAATTGATAAAGGGATTAGGCCGCTTCTGGACAATATAGATAAAATTACCGTAGCCATTAAAGCACTTATTCCGGCTCTAGCTGGTATAATGATAGTAAAAAACATTATGATTGTCATAAGTAACGCAGAGATTATATTAGGAAGATTGACAAAAATTATTGACTTAGGAATAGCTGCCATGGTGGTAATGGAACAAGAAGAAGCCAAGTTAACTGCGGTTAGGGCCGAATCTGTTGTTGCTACAGAGGCAACAATAGTTGCTCAATCCAAGTGGCTCTTGTTATTAACAGGAACAGCATCGGTATTGTCATTAGCAGCTACGGCTCTTATTGGATTTACAATAGCCTTTGTAGCATGGAATCGGGAGATGGACAAGGCTAAAAATAATTTAGATTCAAGTACTGCAAGTGCTTCGTCTTCTGATGTAAATGCTATTAAATCAAAGGCCGTTGCCGAATTTGAACCTCTTCTTAAAAAGTCAAAGGCCGAAATAGCTGTTACGGATATGGCAAAATATAAAAAAGATTATGATCAAATAGTAAAAGACTTAACGGAAGTAAAAGAAACCAACGCATCGGCAGCACTTGGAGCCAAGGATCAGAATCTTAAAGCACAATACGAATTTACATCTAGTCAAGCAGAACAAGAACTTAGCTATATAACAAGTAGATATGGGACTCTTTTGGGCGATGAGGTATTGTCCCTTACTAAGCAAGTAGAAGAGGTTTTTGCTCAATATACACCCACGGTAGCCGCACAAAAAATGAAAGAGGCCATAGAAGATGCTGGGTCTAGTATGGGATTATGGACTCAGCAAGTTAAAGACTCACAGGAAAAATTAAAGTCAGTAAATAACCAATTAAAAACAACAGCGGGTGGATTGTCTCCAGATGATACTAAAAACGCATACGAAAGTTTATCTTCTCTAATTAAATCCGGTAAGTCAGCTTATGGCTTGCCTGTTATTGAAAAAATGAATTTAGGGCAAAAATTGGGAATAGAAGAACCAAAAAATGTAAATCTTAATACCCAAACTGGATACCAAAATGCATCTAACTACACTAAAAAAATTGCTGATAAATTAAAAGCAGCCATATTACAGCAAGATACCTTTGCTCTAGAAAAAGTTGATTTGGAAAAAGAAATTGCTGACAAACAAGCGGCCATTAATAACACAAGCACACAAGTATTATCAGCTAAAAGAGATACCTTGGCTCAAGAGAATAAGGCGCTTGATGAAGAATTAAAAGTTACAAAATTGGCCGTAGATAGACTGCCGCTGGAAAAGAAAAAAATAGAAAATCTAAGGGCCATGGCAAGGGTAGAGGCCGAAAATTATGCCGCAGGTATTGGTCCGGCTGGAATTATAGCACAAAACAATGAGGCTGTAACAAAACTAAAAACAAAATTCTATCAACCTGGAGCAGACAAAGAATCCATCCTCGCAGAAACTATCAAATTACAAGAGCAGAGTAATAAACTAAAGGCACTAAAATACCAGACCCCAGAAGATATACAAGGTGCTAAAAATAATATAAATACATGGACACAGGAAATGAACACTCCCGGAACTAGTTCCGAGAGAGTAAAAAAACTTAGGGCTAAAATAGATGAGGCCCAAGGGTATTTAACTCAGACTATAGATGCTACCACCGATTCGTTCAAGGCCATGGACAAAGCGGCATTGGATTCCGGCAGAGAACTTACGGCGGCAGAACAGGAAATATTTAAGGACTTAAAAGAAGTAGTTACAGATCAAAGCAAGAGAATAGAGGACTATAAACTCCTGAGTCAAAGTCTAAAAAGAGGAGGACAAGATACTAAGGGTATAGATCAGTATATAACCTCACTTCAAAATGATTTAAATTCTACGGTCTTAGGGTATAAAGATATTATAGCCAAGGATCAAGAATTGGCCATGATAGTTAACGAGGCCACTAGTGTGGGAATTGATGTATTCTCAAATATTAGGTCATTCCTCAAGGGCGTTGCTACTGAAACCAAGTCCCAAGAAATAAAAGTCGCTACGAAATATGAACGTAAAAGACAAGACCTAGAATTATCAGGTCAAGGACTGGGAGCAGAAGCCAGTGGGTACATGTCTATGGCCGGAGCTCAGCTTTCAGGAGAAGAGCAGGCTGCTAAAAGGTCAGTCTATCAAAAGAATACAACAACCGCAAGTGGCTTACTGACTGGTGCTCTACAAGAAATTAATACAGTTCCAAAGAGCTCGGCAAGGGCCAAGCAGTTGAGCTCTGAAATAGAACGGCTTAGTAAGGTCTATGAAGAAAATCAAAATAAAGTTGATGCCTGCAATAAGGCAATAGAACAGTCTGCTGTCGACTACCAAAAAGCAGCTAAATCCGTTGACGACATGCAAGATAGTCTGGCACTTGCCAACTCACAGTTTGAACGCCAACTTCAGTTAGCCGAAAAACAACACGGGGCAGAAATGAAATTATCGGCCTTGGGCATGGCACAAACCGATATTCAACAAGGTGTTGCCATGGGCCGGATATCTTCTTCGGAAGCATTTGGATCTAATCTGGATATAGAAAAAGAACAATTAGGTGTTAATACCCAGATGGGATTAGATCAAGTAAATGCCGACACCGAAAGCAAATTGGCAGATCAGCAACAGTTATATGACAAAGCGTATGCCGCTGAAATGGATATGTATGATAAATATGGAGAAGATCTTACTGACGCACAACAATTACAACTAGAAGGAATACTTGCGGCCCAAGAATCGGCTCAAGAAAAAATGAGCCAAATAACAGCAGAAGGCGAACAAAAACAAAATGCTATTATAGAAAACGCAGGACAACAAGAACTTAGTATCAGGCAAAAACTTAACAATGAGGTAGAGGCCGTACAGGCCCGGAACTTGGCTAAATTAGAAGAATATAGCAAAACATCCAGAACCCAGAGCTTTACTACCTCAAGTGACATGGGCGGAGGCGGTGCCCTGGCTATGGTTCAAAATTATAGTCTTCAGGTTGCAGCAGGGATCGCTACTGCCATGGACCCAGTGACAAAAATGGCTCAGGAAATAACTAATAGGCTAATGAATCCTGTAGCCAATGTATCGAATCCATCGTTATTAGATAACTCGCAAGCTACTAAAAATGTTAATCAAATGATCTATAACCAACAACAAAACGTAGCTTCAGGACAAGAGGCTGGGGGAGGTTATAGCTATGAGACACAACTGAAAATAGCTCAAATGAAATTAGCTACCGCCCAAAACGATTTTCAAGAAAAAATGATAAAGCCATTTACTGCCACTCTTGGAGAATTTAGTGCCTCCCTCTCAGAAGTAAGATCTATTGCCGGGCTAGATGCTATAGTTAAGTCCCTAACCAGTCTTAAAAATAATTTCTCAAGACTTCAGGCATTGGCCGATGCCTATGGCATATCCCTTGATGACTTAAAAACTCAAATTGATGATTTTGTCAAGGCCATAGACGAGAAGAGAAAAGAAATAGAAGCTAATCTCAAAGCTGTTGTTAGGCAAATTAATTTAGAAATAAAAGGTCTTACTCTGCCTACGTTAGAAGCTAGATCTGGATATAGTACCGGTCTTTCTATGGTATCTGATATCAAAGATCTACTAGAGCAGGGTGTTGACCAAAAACTTATTCAAAAACTATTAAAAGCCAGAAGTCAAAATCTTATTGACGAAACAAATAAAAGTCTTCAGGAAATAGCTGATAAAATATCCAAGGGTTATGAAAATAATAGAGGCGAACTTGTTTCGCTAGAAGCCGGGCTGGGTATTGATATTCAAAAAGTTATTGACGAGACTAAAAAGAGTTTAGATAGTATAAGATCTACTTATAACGATGCGGCATTAGATATAATAAATAAAGACAGAGACGTTGCTACTATAAGACCTGAAGAAGACAGAAGACGTCAGTTAATGAAACTGGCACAGAAACAAGCAAAAGAAGAAACTGAGGTGGCTAAGGACGCAGATGACTCGATAGCCAAGTATAAAAACGAATACACAAGGAATATAGATGATTTACATAAACAATCAAATAACTATTTAACAACTCTAGCCGCTGCACTAAAGGCCATGGCAGAAGAAGTAAGCGCATATATAAAAGGGTTTGTTGCTCCTAAGTTGCCTACCATAACGGCAGTAAATGGCTCTACTGGTTTGGCTTCTACGGAGTCTCCGGCTACTAATTTAGGGGCACCAGCTCAGTCTTTTGGCGGAGTACCTTTTGCTAGTAGCCCAGCTACTGTTTCGCCAGTTCTTGAATCTACACCAGGATCTTTAAGCAGTAGTTCTTATTCATCAGGAGGATCTGGAGGAAGAGAAGGTGGTTATTTAGGCGAAGAAGATAGTGGGGAAAGCGGAGATGAAGGAGATGGAGGAGGAGGCAGTGGAGATGGAGGCGGTGGAGGCGGAAGTCCTACTGATACATATGTAGGAGATGGTATATGGTACAATTCTCAAACTGGTCAGTATCATGATACGGCGGGACATAGAGTTGCTAATCCTAATTCTTCAGCAGCTCCTGAAAAAACTACAGAAGAAGATACAAAAGACAATGGAGGAGGAAAAACTGATAAGTCAGGATATTGGGAAAAAATAGCCGAAGATTATAATTTCTATAAAAAAAATGGATATAGTAGATCAGGATCTTTGCCAGGAGGAAGCTTGTCTTCTATAGTAGAAGGCGGAATAGAAAATGGAAGCTTAGAACCAGACCCATCTAACCCTAAAAAAGTAAGGCCAAAGCAAAGAAAGCCAAGTCAAGATGTAAATCCTTCTGAAAATGGATCATTTTTACCGCCAAAAACAGGAGGTAGTTTTGCTTCTGGTATAAGTTATGTCCCAGAAGACATGATTGCAAATATACACGAAGGCGAAAGAGTGTTAACAAAAGAAGAAAATAAAAGGTTTGATAAAATGGCAGGGATGGTAAATAAAAACTTTAATTTTGATCTCAACTTTAATGGCGGAGATCTTACCAATGCTGATTTATTTAAAATCTTCAAGGCTATTATGCAGGATTATAATCGTAAGAAAAATCAAGCTTAATACTCCTTAATAAAAGGTTATAAAAAAAGTAGTTTAGGGCTATAATAAGTAAATGACTACGAGAGTGGAAAAAGAAGTATTAACTCAGATAAAAGATGGGGTGGTTATAGCTGACCTCGTCTCTGAGTACATGATATTAAAAAAGACAGGAAATAACCTTGCCGGATTGTGTCCATGGCATAAAGATAGTAGGCCTAGTTTTATGGTATATCCAGAGAAACAGGCTTTTAAGTGTTTTGGTTGTGGAGTGTCTGGCGACGTATTTACCTTTCTTCAAAAAGTTAATAACTGGTCGTTCCCAGAGGCTATAAAGTACTTGGCTAATAGATGCGGTGTTGAGCTAGGCGATGACGATGGGAGTCTTGCGCTAGAAAAGAAAATACTGGCTGTTAATTCAGAGGCCGTAAACTATTACGCAACTACCCTGCAACTAAATGACTTGGGTCTTGATTATTTATCTTCTAGGGGAGTGGATCAAGACGAAATAGATAAATTTGATTTGGGTATGGCAGAAGGTGAATGGCAGGGGTTAGTTAACTACCTAACAGAAAGGGGTTATGACCTGAGTATTGCCAATAAAGCTGGTCTGTGTATAGAGCGCAAAGATGGCTCGTATTATGATGTATTCAGGTCCCGGATAATGACGCCTGTAAAAAATATATATGGGAATGTCTTGGCTTTTACCGGAAGATATTTGGGTACCGATCAGAATCAGGCAAAGTACATAAACAGCCCCGAAACGCCTGTTTACAAAAAGTCAAAAACCTTATTTGGTATCTACGAGATAAACAGCAACGCAGAAAACGTTATTCTAACAGAAGGTAATTTTGATGTTATTACTGGACATAAGTACGGACTAGATAACGTACTTGCCGGACTGGGTACGGCAGTGTCAATAGACCACGTAAAACTCATTGCCAGGAAATTCAGAGAAAAAGTTATATACCTGTGTTTTGATAACGACGAAGCCGGGAAGAAAGCAGTTATAAACTTTTTTGACTTGGTTCTTTCGTATTTGGCGCAGGGCTCTGATTATCTTGACGTTAGGGTTATAACCCTCGATAAGGTTAAGGATCTTGATGAGTATCTGCGGACAGAGGGCAAGGATAAATTCTTTGAGCTAATGACCACCGCATTACCGCTATTGGATTATAAGATTAAGTCGGTAACTGACGGTTATTCACTTAAAAACAATAGTGAAAGAATAAAATGCATTAAGGATTTAAAAATTATATATAATAAATTAGAAAATGCTATTCTTAAAGACAGCTTTATAAGAGTGGTTGCGGACGAAACGCAAGTTGATATCCAGGCCCTTAAAACTGAATTTGGGGTCCGGTATTTAGCTATTGTCCCAAAAGTAGAAACGGGTATTGATATCCTGAAGGTAACTAAACAGGCCGAATGTAATATACTTAGTCTCTACCTGATAGCTGACAGACTATGGTATATTTTAAACGCAGAGGATATAACTTTTAACACTCCTCTCTATGATCAGATCCGGGCTGATTTAAAAAAGGCTATTGACTATCATATTCATGACCCAAATGTCACTAGAGTTAGTATTCAATCGGTTATAGACCTGGTTGAGTACGAGTATGCCGATAACACGGATTTAAAACAAGAGTTTTATAACATTAAGTTTAATACCGACTTGGTAAAAGAATATTTAACACCCGATAAAGCAAGAGCCTTTTTGGATGATAATTTACGGGCGCTTGAACGGATTAAAAACCATAAGGCATTGGCCGAGGCCAAGGGCATCGTGGCGGTCAGTGACGATGAGGCCGAGGCCATAGCTAAACAATATAAGTTAAGGGATTTAATAAAAGGCAAAGATAAAGACCATGGCAAAAGCTAAAAGATGTTATTTAAAAGTTATTGATCCGCTGCCTACTACTGAAAAATTCATTAGGGACGAGGCTAGAAATTTAGGGATTGAGGTAAAGGAATATTGGCAGGCTACTGACAAGTACTTAAACAGACATCCTGAAGCTGATGTCGTAAGACATTCAATACCCATGCATCCTCAAAACTATAAACACATACTTCAGGTCTTTCATTGTAGCCGACAAAAGATAGAATTTATAAACCAGTTAATAACTGAATACATGGCTACTATTAATAGCCTTGAGTCGCTTATAACAAAGGAAGGAAATAAATAATGTACACATTTCCATGTGAATTTTGTCACAAGCCGTTTGATTCAAGCGAAAAGCTTGGAGTTATGGACTGGCAATGTCCTGAGTGTAAAAAGAAATATTATGGAACAGAACCCGAAGTAGAAAAAATGGTAGTTAGTGGCAATGGGTTTATGGCTGATTTTGTTAAGATGTTTGGAGGCGACACAAAATGAGTTTTTCAAAACCACAAAGGCCCTTAGATGGGGTAGTTCTAAACAACGACGCTACAATTATTACCTATAGGGGAGTTAATGGCACCATTGAATGGTCAAAAGAAGATAACTGTTACCATGGCAAACTAGCAACGCCCTCTGGTAATTTATACATGTACGAAGGTAAGTTTTTAGATGATTTTGCTACAGATTTTAAAGAGACTGTAGAATTATATCTAGAAGAAGAAAAAGGATGGCAACCTTTTGAGTACATAGAAAACGATCCGGCTTTTAGTGAAGGCCTACAGACGGTAGCTGACGACGGCGTATGTGAAAGACATTACCTGTTAGATGACAAAGGCGAGAATGTAGTCCTGTTTATGAACTACGACCTGTTTTCTGATAACGAAAGCACTCAAGAAGTATATAGCTTGTCGCAAATAGATCCTAAGATTCAATTTCTTATTCAGTGGCTTTTTTCAGAGAATAAGACAGGGGACGATGATAACAGAGAATTAAGGGCAAAAATTGAAGTGGCTAATAACTTAGACGTTTTTGAGCTTAAAACTAAATTAGTAGAGGCAAAAGATAAGATTAATAAGACTTTAGATTTAATTCCCGATCGGTAAATTTTTTCGTTATTATCGTTATATTCCAGGGAATATTACCGAACGGTAAATTTTCAATTTTACTACTGCTTCTATCTAAAATAAAAATTATCTAACAATATCTTAAGTTATTAACAAATTGTTACACGCACAAGAGGCTAGGGTATCTTTATTTAGGTCTGGGTTATAAGATTAATCCCGTGGTTATAAACTATTTACCTAAGCACTGTTATTGCCCTCTGTTTTAATTTTTGGTATTTTTATCTTATTAAGGATATATTTATCTATTAACGAAGCACTGTCTGTTATAAAACAGAGTAGCTTATCACAAAAACTATCTTCTCTGATTACATAAGTTATATTCTTATCTGGATTAAACTTAAAATCTTTCTCTGGAGCAAGGTGTAAAATACAAACGCTTTGGCTATAGGCTATGGCCGTCAAAATTTGATCATAAGCTTTATCAAATTCTTCTGCCGTCGTAGTTCCTAACTTAGCATGAAAAGAAATAAGATTCTCTTTTCCTTCTACGATATTATATCGAGTAAGAGGCCATTGGAGGATTAATAAATCTTTGTCCCTGTCTCCTCCTATAAGTATTGCACCTTCTGTATTTATTACCTCGTCATTAAGTGTTATTATTTTCATTCTATTGCTCCCAATCTCATTAAGTATGTTATAAAATCATGTGCCTGTTCAAAAGTCAGATCCTTACACGATCCGGCGTTGTAATTAGATTTTAAAAAATCCCGATATTCGTCGTCGGGCATCTCGCATAGTTTTTGACATTTTTTAATTTGCCCTATTTGTTTTTTAGTTATCACCCTTGAATAACCTCCTCATCCTGATTCCCTCTGCTATTAGCTCGGACTTGGAGTTGATTTTTGCCATTAGATTTTTATTAATAACGTACTTAAGAACTTTGCTGAAAAGAATATAAGTTTGTTTAACTCTATCCCTCTTTTGTTGATGATGATCTTTTAACTCAAGTCCGTTAATAGTATATTTCATAACATAGCCCCAGCCGATGCCATCAACGTGCTGAGTTACGTTAACGGCAAGCCATATTTCTTCATAGCATAGGCTATGAACCAGCTCTTTGCCATTGGCTTGTTTGTTGTGAAAAGATATAGCGGCAATAGCCTTTGGTCTATTTCCGTCTTCAAACAGACAATAACTGCAAGAGTTATATGCCTTTATTGCCTGTTGGCAAGACATTATAAAGTCTGTTTTCAATCCTAACTTTCCTTTTTGCCGCTAAGGATTCTGACATTAAAGGCTTCGTAATATTCTTGGCCTTCCATTGGTTGGCCTTGCTTTTCCCAGTCTAAATCCCGTCGGATATATCCATCAACCGCTACTTTTACACCCTTTGCCAGTTTTGCTAACGTATCTGGATTCATATTAAATTGTCTTATTTTTTTAAATAATGTTTGTCTTACATATGCCTGAGTTTTTTTACTCCACTTGTCCATGCCCCCAAGTGCTATATCAAAAGTGGTTAGTGTAGATCCATCTGGAAAACATACAGTATTTTCGTCTTTTAAGTTTTTTGTCAGGTTTCCAGTAACCTGCACTTTTTGGCAATACATTTCATTGACGCCGTAAGATTTGTTTTCTGACATCTTAATTAATCTCCTTTGATAAAAGTTCCAACTCCTGTAGTGCTACAATAGCACTATTTATTTGATCATCGGTAAAGGGCCGACTTTGAATAGATTTAACTGTTTCTATTATTTTTCTAATATCATTTATCTTATGAATAGAATATAGACTATGGGCACATGAATGAACAGTTGTTAACAAAGTCAGATCGTTAATAGAATATTTAGAGAAAGTTTTATACAATTCGTATGCTGCGTTTTTGTCTTTTATAAAATCATTCATACACACAACCATTAATTTAAACCCATCTTTTAATATTTTTATTTTTTTCTTTGTTATTCTTATTAATTTATCTCTAATTGCTTTTTCAATGTCTTCATACAGTTGATTACTATAAGGACCTCTTACGTCCGATCTAAAGTCATATCCAGTATATTTATAAAAATACATTAGTTTTTGAAGATGATCTGGGTTGTTGGAAATTAACCTTCCCTCTTCTTTAAAAACAAAAATAGTAGTAAGTACTTGATTTATAGTCATTTAATCTCCTTTCGGTTGTAACTCCTCTATTCTAATACAGTTGTCGGCCAACGCCGCTGCCCCTGAGTTATGCGTAGAAAATATTATGTTATTAAAATCGCCGATAACCCTGGCTTTGCCCAGCATGGTCACGCATTTATGTCCGTTGTCTTCTGACAACGAGCTCGTAATCTCATCAAAGAACAGTGTTTTAAAACGGGTATTAATACCGGCCTTATACAGACTCAATGCCAATTGTATGGCAATAGACAGTATAGCTTTTTCTCCACCCGAAAATTCTTTTATATCACCACTGTGGTTATTCTTTGTGTCGTGAACAATAATATCAAAGACCTCTTTGTACTCTTTTTTCTTAGCCTTTTGCTTGACGGTAATAAACTCAATATTGAATCTATTGCCAAAACATTCTTCGAGCAAGGACGTTGATAACTCACTTATTGCCGGACCGGCTGCATCTATTTCAAGAGCCTGTATTCCGTTTCTACCAAAAGTTATTGCCAAGTAGTTATATGCGTTTAATAGCTTCTGGCATTGAGCCTTTTGAACTTCAATTTCTTTGCGTTTTAAATCCTGTGCCTCAATAGCTTTTATGTTATTATCAATTATTGCCATCTCGATAGTCCATTGAGAAACCTTTAGCCCCTGGTAGTGTATGTCGTCCTTTACATCTTTTCCCTTTCTTGTGATATCCTGCTGCTTGGTTATTAATTCATCTAGCTCCTTAGCCGTTTGGTTATAGGCCTCAATTAAGGCATTAACTCCATCTTCGGGAATTAATTTACTTAAGTTTTCTAACTCTATGGCTATGGACTTAGTTTCTGACTCTAGTCTATCTAGGTCTTTTTTGGAGCTAGAACAGCGATTAGCCAACGCCTTAACCTCGGTTCCGGCTTTAGCCTTATCGCTTTTAGCTGTGTCCAAATTAGAATTGTATTCTTCCATATCAGTTTTATGCCGTAAGTTGATATCAGTTATAAGTCCATTTAAAGTTTTAGCCTTATCCTTAAATGAATTTTGGGCCTTTTCTATTTTGTTATTAACCTCAGATACCTTGGTGTCAAAAGACTTTAAATATTCCTTGGCCTCGGCCAATGCCTTGTTTTTGGCCTCTTCTCTGTCTTTGTATTCTTCGGTTTTATACCCAACGACTTTATCGTAATTATCTTTTAGATGAGTTAGTTTAGTTTCTAGTTCCGGGATTTGATTATATGCCTTTAAAAATTTCTGCTTAAGTTCACATCCGTCATATTCCGAGCTAAATTTATTGGTACAGGGCAATGAATCTAATGTCTTAGCCTGGGCCTTGAGATCATATATTTGTTCGGCTATAAGCCTTGAGTCTTTAACATATTCTTTTTCTGCCGTACTTAAGTCTTTTGTGAATCCAATACCCAATGCCTCGGCATCTACCTCTAGTCGGTAGCATTCTCTTTTAGCAGGAGTAATTAAATCGGTATAAGATTTTAACTCGTCAGTCAACAGCTTTAATTCTTTTTCGGACTTAGACCTTTCGTCTTCTATCTCTTGTCTATAGCCTTGTGTTTCGTTATTAATTTTAGCCGTAAGCCCCATTATTTCATTTTGATAATAGCTTATGTTAGTATCAAGATACTCAAGCTCTTCTGTCTTTAATACATGCTCTTTTGTTAGGGCATCTAGGTTAGTTTTTGACTCGTCTATTACCAAGTTATTAATACGCAGCTCTCTACTGAGGTCATCACTTCTGGCTATGGCCCTTTCTGCTTTTATCCTACGGTCTTTTAACTCTGCTACCTCTGAAACTTTTTTGTTTTTTGCCTCAAGAACCTCGTAATATTTTTTTTCTAATTCCGTTCTTTGCTCTTCTAACCCTTTTATTTCGGCCTCGGTTTTTACCTTATCAGTTTCTTTCTTTTGCCTTTCGGTAACCAAGTCATCTAACTCCAAGCCATTTAAATCCAAGTAGCCCTCTGATAGCTCAATAGCCTTTAATTCATTTTGGTACTGAGTTTTGTACTCAGCCGCCTTCTGGGAAATATCCTCAAGCTTGTTTAGGCCAAGCATATCTATAAACAAAGCTTTTCGGTCTTTTACCGGTAAGTCTATAAACGACCGGCTATTATTTTGAGAGCAAAATACAGATGCCAACCAAGTTTCTACCGTCGTAATATGTTTCTCACAATACTCTCTATAAGTGGTTATCTTCCCGTCATTAACAACTTCGTTATTTACGTATATCAAGCCTTCCATTTTTTTATCAAGACTATTTATTTTTATCAAGTGTCGATAATTATTAGTCTCGATATTATAATCTAGTTCTATAACGGCATCTGATTCTGAACACAGTTCGTATATATTAATGTCTTTTGATGGAAGCTTACCAATTAGGGCGTAACCTATGCATTCCAGTAACGTAGTTTTTCCACTGCCATTCTCTCCACAGACAGCAAGAAGGCCATCACCCAACTCCTCGAAATCCAAATACACGTCTTTTAGCGTAGCTATACCCTTTATTCTAATACTGTTTAATTTCATGTCCTATAACTCCAATCCCAACTGCTTATCTTTTTCTATGTGTTCCTTTATCCGTTTTTGAATAATATCGTAATACTCTTGCTCTTTTTCTATCATAATATAATTCCTATTAGTATTTATGCAAGCTATTCCAGTGCTTCCGCTACCAGCACAATTATCTAATACCAACTCATTTTCTTGGGTATATGTTTTTATAAGATATTCTAATAATGCTACAGGTTTTTGAGTTGGATGAGCATTTATATTATGTTCATTATTAAATTCCAAAATAGTATCTGGATAATTAGTTATAATTTGATTATGATCTTTTTTATTTTTTAAATTACCATATAAATTACTTTTTAATCTACCTTCTGTATTCTTCTTAATAATGTCACATGATGTTATACCTTGTGGATTATATAAAACAGATTTTTTACTAAATAACAATATATTTTCATGTTTTTTTAATGGTTGTTTTTTTGCTAAAAAATGGCCTGTTTTTCTACTTTTCTTCCACGTCCATTCATATTTAAACATTTTTAAATTACTCATTACTAGCATAGATGTAAATGGTTGGCTACCGAACAGTACTATAGCTCCATTATCCTTGATTATACGTTTATACTGTTCCCAAAGTGGTTCAAAAGGTATGATTACATCCCATTTACAGGCTGTAGTACCATAAGGAAGATCACATAAAATCATATCGACGCTTTTGTCTTCTATATGTGGCATTATTTCAAGGCAATCACCTAAGTGTATTGTGTTTTTATCTAGCACCCTACCTCCTCCAATAGCGTATCAAGAAGAGTAAATACAGTTTCGTTATCTTCTGGCTCGCCATGTATCTCTTGCCACAGTCTAAGTTTACATCTTGGTCCAAAGGTTCTTGATATCTCTTCGTGCCTTGCGCTTATATCCTGTTCCACTACTCTTTCTAGCTTAAGGGCACCTACGTTTTTAGCCTTAAAATAGTCGTTAAGTTGTTTGTAATCTATACTCGGTATATGACTTCGTTTAACCCTGTATTTGAATTTAACTCTACAACCCCCAAAGTCATTAACCTGGTTCTCTATTTGCCACTTGGCTCCATCCCATTCGCCGCCTAGGGAATAAAGCATACGAGTATTTAGCTGTACACTCTCCCACTGATATTCTCCTGTCTCGTCATCAATTTCAAAAACATAAAATCCTTTATCCTCTAAGTCATCAAACGTCTGACGAGTAGGGGACCCTGAATAAAAACAAGAGCCCAGTACTTGCCATTTATGAATATGGCCGGCCAATACCGGTATTTTGTCACTAACCAGAGAGGGATCAACTTCAATACTGGCTCCCATTGGAATTTGACCACCAGGAAGTTTGCAGCCAATTAAATTAAGGTGTCCAATTATAACATTTGCTCCTTTTTTGGCATTAGCCTGCCACGAGGTAATAACTTTTTGTAGGGCCTGGCTAATGTCTCTATTACTCTCTTTTATGCCATCTTGTTGCGTATTTATTTTAGCTTTTGGAACATGAGGAAGGCAATAGCAATTGATGCCATTAACTGTCACAGGCTCCGGGGTTATTTCTTTCACTACTGTAATCTTTGTCTTGAGATATGGAAGGAAATCAAGAGATTTATTAGTGTCATGATTTCCATACACTATAATAACATCTACTTCCGATAGAGATAGAATTTGAACTAATGCCATGGTGTCAGAAGGCGAAGGATTTTTATCAAATACGTCACCCGAAATAACTATTAGGTCAATGCCATGGGTGTTAGCATAATTAATTATTTCAGAACAGCATCTTATTTTTTCTTCTATGTCGTCTGCTGACAAATGCCAATCTGCTGTATGTAATAGTTTTTTAATCACTGGCCCCTACCCCTCTTTTTTTTGTTTTGCCGACTCTTCAATTCTTAAAAATCTTTCCTTAATATTATTGGTATTTGTTAGTCCACTCAAGGTCTTGCTTTTAATTGTTGAAATAATTGCTTGGCTAACTTTATGTCCTAAAGCTAGTTTTTCTTGACTTTCGTCTGAGTTAAAAATATTTATTATATCTTGATTATAGTCATTGGTTATCTCTATTTTGTATTTAAATTGCTTAAGGACATAATTATAGAGCTCTAAAATAAATCTATCAGGTAACAACATAAGCTCAGGCATTATTGAGGCGTTAAATAATTTTAAAGAATTTTCTTGGCCTTCTACTTTGCTTTCTTTATAGGCAGTAAAGAACTGAGTTCTTATTGCGTTCATTTGGGACCTAAAGGCTGTTACTTGAAGTGGATCAAGTTTGTCAAATTCCATACCCTTATACAGCCATGTGCCATGGGCGTTTACGCTAATATCTTTGTTTATATCTGCCTTACCTAGTTCAGGGGTTGACTCGGATTCTTTTTTTTGTTCGCCTGTGGCAGTAACTGGATCTGTCTTTTTTTCTTCGGTCTTAGTTTTATTTTGCTGCTCTTCTTTAGCTTTTTTATTTTTTTCTTCTGCAACCTTGTCCTCATAGCACATTTTTAGAAAATCTCTATAGGTTATGAAATCAACCTTGTCTCCTGTCTCAAAATCACATCCTTGATTAAGACCGGCGGATATAATTTGACTATCAGTCCACTCAAGTAATCTTCCATATTTGTATATACTTTCTTTTAATGAAATGATTTCAGGATTATCTTTTTTATGCTCTTCCACTACAACCACTGATTCATTAGGCCCATCTTCTTCTCCATAGTCCTCTATATCATCATCTTCGTATTCTGAAGGTATTCCAGTGTTTGTTATATTATTAACAACTGACTCGATAGGCATTGGGGTGTTTTCTTTCTGAGAAAAAAATCCAAAAGATTCCATCTCTTTTTTTTCGATAAAATCTCTCATGGCTAAATTTGTTGTTGTTTTATCAAATTCAGTCATTAACACTATTACGCCTTTTTTTAATACTGCCTCTTTGGGGAATGGAGAGTGAGGAAAACAATAAGTCCTGATAACTCTGGCTAAGGTTTTTGTCATATTTTTTTGGTGATCTTTCCTCTTGGTTACATCCGTATTAGTATTAGTTATTCTATCTTTTATTAAAATAGATTCTTTTATATACTTGTCGTTACTTGGTTTTATTCCAAAAATAGTCATCCATCTTATCCCGGCAATATATTGCCATTCGTTCTCATTGATAGGTTTTTTAGCGGCATCATAGCTTGGAGGCCTTTTTATATACTGATAAGTAGGATCAAGTATTTCCCCACCTATGGCATTAAAGAACTGAATTATGGCCGCTGACGAAAAACAATTTTTATTTGCGTCGTTGGAAGGCTGATACAAAGCCTCTGGCTTAATAGTAAATAACAGAAGCTTTGGTGATACGAAATCAGGTATTATAGTCTTTGGACTTATTTCTGTGATTAAGTCAGTATAGTACCCTTCTTTTTTTAGTTCTTGAATTTTGTCATACAGGTTTTCCCTATTCAAGTCTTTTACTATGTCTTTGAATCCTTTTTCCATCTCCTGTTCCCCTTTCTTTCTATTATAACATTATCCGTTTTGCTTTTCATTATTTTCAATAAATTGACAGAGTTGTTTTACAAAAGAAAAATCCGCTATTCCAGTAGGACCATTCCTATTTTTTTCTATCAACACCTTAATATCCTCTACATTCCCTTGGTTATCTGTTTTTTCTAGATCATTCCTTTCGTTATAGGCATCTGAGTGTAGAAACATTATAACATTTGCGTTTTGTTCTAGCGACCCACTGCCTCTTAGATCGGCCATACACGGTACTTTGTTGTTACGTGATTCATTATTTCTATTAAGTTGCACACAAACTACTATAGGAATATCAAAGGCCTTGGCAATATTTTTAAGCCTTCTACTCGTCTCGGCTAGTAACTCATTTTGATTAATATGTTCCTTGTCATCAATCATTATATGGATATGATCAATAAAGACTATATCAGTCTTTATTCCATCCTTTTTATTTTTTTTGAGTACTGATATTACTTTACCTGGAGTTGTATCCGTGTCAGTATCTAGAATAAGTTTTTGGTCGTATCTATCCAGTCTATCAAGACTCTCTGCTAGTTTTTTAATTTCGGCCTCAGAAGTTGCTTTACCAAGGAATATTTTCTGACTATCTATACGTGTCTCTCTAGCTAGCTTTTTAGCCATTATCTCTCTCTCGGACATTTCGAGACTAAATAAAATTACATTCATATCCTGCTGCGTTATCATGTTATAAAGCATCCAGAGCATGAAACTAGACTTACCAACAGAAGGTCTTGCGGCTATATAGTATAGTTGTTGAGAAAAAAAGCAGCCAAGCATATTATCTAATTTAGTAGCACCAGTCTTTGGCCTACCTATAGTCATATCAGTGCCTAGTGTGAGCCTGAAATCATTTACCATATCCTTCCAGGTTCTTTTGCCTTCTTTTTGCTCTGGAATGACAGAGTTAGGCATGTTTATAATTGAATTATATATTTCTTCTAATTTAGTTCCGGGCGTTGCCGAACTATTAATAAGGGCTTGTCCGTGAGTTATAATATTGCGCCTGATAGCCAAGTCTTTTATTTTTTTTGCATAGAAATTAAAATTCTGTGTTGATACCGCCAAGAGTGCAATGTTATTAATATACTCCCGGCCACCAACTCTCTCCAATAGGTTATCAGCCCTAAGATTTTCAGATATTCCGAGTATATCAAAATCAAAATCATCATCACTCTCAATACTGAGCATAGACCGGTATATAAGTTGGTGACTCTCGTAATAGAAGTCATTAGGAGACATATCTATTTCATTGTATTTAGATTCGGCTATTAACTCAGGCTTAACAAGTAATTGACCTAGAACTATTTGCTCTAACTCAAAATCGTTTGGCAGGATGCTTAATATATCCGGGTTATTATTCATATTTTCTCTTAAGCGACTTTAGTATATCTTGCCTGACCCTTAAACTATCCATGAGCTTATCGGTATTGACAAAAAGTTTACATAGTTCGTAACAAAGTCTTCTTGGCCTATTCCATGCTTTCCTTATGAATCTATCATTTCCGTTCTCAATAATTTTAATTTCAATACTAACGTCAACCCACTGGAGAAGACGCTCTAAAAGTATTTTTCTTGCTTTTTCTCTCTGCTCAAAAGTCATTTACGGCCTTTAATATCGTTTTAGAATAGCTAACATTATATCTTTTGTTATAGCCATCTCCTTCCTATGTACAATAGCTGTGTCATCTACTGCTTTTTGTTTTTCTTCAACCGTATCTATGTTTATTACCGTTGTGTGGTCAAACTTTTTAAGCATGCCAAATACATCATCATATAATTTAATAAGAGTCTTGGAGTCTTCGTTGTCCATCCTATCTATTTCCTCTTTTTGAGATTTAAAATCTATTATCACATCCTCATGTGTTTCGAGGTAGATAAACATATCAGGAATACCAAATTCGTCATACCGCTGACTACAAAACCTTTTGTGTAAATCTATATACTGTTCTAATATCTGCTGAAGACTGTATTCTTTTGGATATATTAGTTTGGCTACTTCTTTATAAAGAAGCTGATAAACTACAGACGATATAAAGCAACGATCACTTATTATAACTTCATAAGGATCATGGTCGGCTATAAACTGAACTTCTATTTGCCTTCTGTTAGCCATGAATAGTAATAATTCAGTTAGTGGGTCAATAGGAACATAGGGATCTAATAACGCTTCTCTTATTTTGTCTCCAAGCTGAGTACTCCCAGGTTCTCTTATAACTCTATTTTTAATCCCAGACGCAGTAAGCGCCGCACTTACTAATTTACATTGAGTACTTTTCCCGCAATGGTCAGGCCCCTCAATCGCAATGTACATAATTAACCTCCTTGTTTAAAATAACCACAACTGTCTTTCTCTGTGCATCTTCCAGCCGCTATACACTTTGGTTCTAAATACGGAGCCAGCCACTCAAGGTGACTCTTTGAAAGAACTTGGGCCTTAGCCTGAGCAAATAACTCCCTTATCTCCCACTGCGCTTTAGAACATGATCTTAGGCCATGTACATAAAGAAATTCTCTTAAGTTCATAGACATGACAAATGATGTACAACATGCGTTAGGTAATATAAATCTAGCATCTTCTCCCGGAATACATGCCTTAGTCATCCTCGCATAAAAGTCACCTATGTCTGACATTATTTTTTTGTATTCATCTACAAACTCAGATTGACCAATACTAGTAGGAGTTACGAAGTCGAAAAACCTCTCGTTGCAATATCTTTGACTTTTTTGTTCGTAAGAAACAAGCCTATGACGACATGCTTGATGGCTCAGGCAACGAGAGATTCCTGATGCAGAAAAATTTAAATAAACATGTTCAAGTATCCCTAGGTGCCCAAATCCTATAACTTTAGTTATTAACTCAAGCTTTTTGTTTGTATTTAAATCATTACTCCAAATATTCTCTGGCAGTTCATTACTGTAACATGTTCGAGCGGCGGTATAGATTAAATTAATAGGATCGTCCGAATAGTCTAATAATTTTACGTTAAGCATTATTTATCCCCTTCCTGCCTTAAAATGGTATATCTATTTCGTCAAATGAATCCTCCAATTGTTTAATATCACAGACAGCAGCTTTAAGTTTGTCCGCTATTCCGTCTCTATTTAAAGTACATCCTGTTAATAGCTCTGCCATGGTAACTATACTCGCAGAATCGTGTTTACCTTGTTTGTATAACTCAGCACCCATTTTGCATAATTCAATAACATCTTTGTATGGAATTTTATGATTATAAATATCTTTTAAATTAAATCTGGGAACTGATTTTTCTAGATATTGAATAAAACCCAAGGCAATAACTTCTTCGTCTGGAACCTCTGTGTTTTCTATATGTTCTTCTTTTTTTAGAGCAAGGTCCATAATAATTCTATCAATAGACGTAGTTTGCAAATAATTTGATTGCAGTTTTATTTCACCGTCAAAAGACAGTAAAAAATCAACGTCCTTAACTCCAATAACTATTACTTGGTTATCAACCACCTTAATCCCATAGCTATTATTTGGGTCAAGCTCTATAAAGATTTTATCGTTAGGATTTATTTTATGTATGCAAGTAACTGCTTTGTCTATAAAACGAAGAGTATCTTGTAGGTTAGCTATTGTCTTTAGATTAACTAGTGGGTCTTCTCCAATAACCTCAATTCTCTTTCTAAGCTCTTGGAAAAAAGCTCTTTTGAGATCTTTTAGTTTCATAAATTACCTCTGTCTTCCTCTATCCATTGTCTTACCTGATTTTCTTTTAACTCTATCCCCTCTAAATGAGACGAGCCAACTACTGAGCTAATAATAATATTGCCAGCAAGCTGCTGGTCATTTAGAATAGAACTTGTTTTTAAGTACTTAAACTGGTCTGTCATTAAAATTCAATACCCCGTCTGGCCTTTAGGCTCGTTATCATTGCAGTATCCTTGCAAAAACGACAATTAAGAGCGTAATAAACATCCTCGCACCCACATTTTGGACATCTAGTATTGAAAGGATGCTTGCCGGGTTTTATTTCCATATCATAATCTGCTATGATCTTTAGTTTATAGATTAAATCCATATCCCAAAGCCTACCGGTTAATATGATTTCACACTGACCTTTTATCTCAGTTATTAGCTCACTAAAATCATTATAATTTATAAGCCCCAAATTTAATGCCGGATTGATTTCATCTAGAATAAAAACTAATGGCTTATTTTTTTGGTAGTATTTAACAGCAGTTTCAAAGCCTTTGGTCGCAAGTTCAACGTCATCTTGATCAACGTTATTTGGTATTACTATTTTATCATTGCCAAAAGAGTGTGCTACTACTCCAAGCTTTTTAAGGGAATTAACTCCACCATCAGCCAGCTTCTTACTTCCCTTAATGAACTGAGCAATATAAATAGGACCTAAGTCTATTGCCCTCATTGCAGTACCAAATGCATATCTACTTTTTCCGCAACCATTGCCATGGACTAAATGTATATATTTAAAGTCCGAAGTTTTTATCATTTTATTACCTATTACTTGTTTTTATTCAAAAGTATAAGGATAATTATTTTCTTTTAGCAGTGTTATTAACTCACCGGCTGTAAACTTTTGTCGGTGTTCTACTCCCAAGTGGTATAAAAACTGAGCCAACTTCTCTGTATAATGTGTATTTGTAATATTTAGACGAGGACTAGGGTATCGGTTATAGACATATTCAAGCTCGATATCATTTTCTTCCGCAACTTTATTAATATACAAAACTTCTTCTATTTTACGAACGTCATTAACAGATATTAAGTCTTCTGCTTGGTCCTTAATTATGGGCATTGCCCACTTTTTAACCAAGAATTCAGGATCGTCTTTACATAACCAAGACCCAAAATTCTGAAGAAGTTGTCTGCCAAAAGATGACTTAATCCATCTTCCCTCAAGGACAATAGCCACAGACGCAATTTTAAAGTCTTCGTACTCTTTGCCAGTTTTAGGCCAATACCCCAATATAGTAAAAAGGCCTTGTCTTATGACATCAGCTATATTCATAGCCTTATAGCCTTGAACCACTAATTCACCTTGATGGTAATCCTTCCCCGATCCTATGCAACCTAAACTTGCTATTATTTTCATGCCCTAGTCCTCCGTCTTAAAATATTTTTTGGCCTTGCGCCAATCTATTTGCTGGATATTGCCAACAGTTTTGCCCTCAACTAGCATATCACCGTCCATGTTTACAAAAGGAGTCTTTTGTACCTCCTTAAGTTCTTCATCTGTTATCATTCTAGAACGAGGTATATTATTGGTCATATTGATAACAAGATCTGTTAGAAATTTATTTTCAACGGGTACAGGATAAAAATAAATCGTATTAGTTAGGGAACAAAATTGATGATAAAGCTCACAAGCATAATTAACAACATAATACGGTTTAAAATTTGAATCCAGCACCGCTCTATCGTACAACCCAGTGGTAAAAATGTTTATCTCAGGACTAATTACCGTCATCTTCTTTAGCTCAGATAAAATAATGCGAGTGTATCCAAACCACTCCACAGTAAGTGCGTCTCCGCCAATAACGTTAATTACCAATGCTTCTTTTTTTGGGATTGCCTTTAAGAATTCTTTTAGTGTTTTTAAAAAGCTAAATAGCTTTACTCTATCTAATTCAACGCTAGTTTTGCAGCACGGAAACCCACACACAGAATTATCTTTATCGCATGCCAAAAGGCAAACATTCGATAGCTGGATATTTATTTTCATTCTATTGCTCCCGGTTTATCAGCTAACAGCCTATATCCAAAACTTTTAACATACGTAGGATGTATCCCAAACAGTAAGGCCCCTGCTCGTGAGTCAAATCCCATTCTGACGCTTAACTCACTATTCCCTACCATAGACGGACAAACCATTATATGATCTACGGAAGTACTTTCCATGTCTATATATGTATGTAAATGACCTTGTACGTACATTCTAAGTCTTCTTCCATTCTTTTTAGTATGCATTGATGACATGGTAGTAACCTTGCGCAATAAAGCATATATTGGGATATTGGCAAACGTAGCAACTTTTTGGTCTCCATGCTCAAAACAAATATCATGCCCTTTGATCGTTTCAATATGGCCATACGCTTTTTCTATTATAAATTCTATGTTTTTATAATTTAAACACAGTGCTTTAATATGGTGATATACTACGGTGTCAAAATTATTCCAGTAGGCTTTGTTTGCTGGTTTCGCTGTAGTTCTGCCATGGTTGCCACTGACGCATATAACTTTAATTTTTCCTGGAAATAATTCGGTAGCAATTCTTACAATCAGTTCAGCCAATATATTAGAGGCATCCAAAATTGACGTAGCAAGTGGATCGCTATAATGAATTAATTCCTCATGAATAAGTCCCGGCACCATATCACCAAGTAATACTATGTACATAATATCAAATTTAGCGTAGTCTTTTAACTTGTTAGCAACTATACTATACAGGCTTTGATATATATTGTTTATCCGCTGCTTGAGTATTTCAACATTATATTCGTTAAAATTATAGATCTCGGTTCCTATTACATTCTCTCCACAATGCAAATCTGCAAGACTTAAAACAAGAGCTTCTGATTTTCCTTTCTTGTTTTCTTTTAGAACTGGGGCTATACTTCTTGTGAACGGAATGGCTTCTATTTTGTCTTCTAGTACCTGAATAAGTTTATCGCTTAAACTTACGTCTTTGGCCAAATTCTTAATTTTTTTATCAAGCAACTTATTTTCTTCTTGCAGAGATATTATCTTTTTACCTTCAAGACTTAAATCTTCTGTCTCAAGATTTTTAGTTATCGTATTTATGTTAATATTTTTTAAGGCCTTTGCTTCTTCCTTTTCTTTTTTCTCGGCCTCGAACTGTTCTTGTTTTTCTTTTTTCTCCGCAACCTCTTGATTTTTCTCCGCTTTTATTGCGGAGATAAAAATTTTAAGTTCGTTAGTCAGTAGGTTACGTAACATAGGATCTTTATTGCCAGCCAATAACTTCCTTGTCTTATCAAATCCCAATCCATTGTATTTTTTGTCTTTAGCTAAATACCATTTTTTAAAAGCTTCGTATTTTTTACTATCCATTTACTCCCCAACCTTTCTATCGGTCTTTTTTTGCATCAACTGCCGTAACCTCTATCTTAATACATTGAGCTTTTGACTCGTCGTTAATGTCTTTATCTGGACAAAAATAAAATCTTGCATCGGCTCGGATCACAACAGATCTTGGTAGTAGTTCTTCTGGAGAAGTTGGAACGGAATAATTGTCCCTTATATCTTTAAATGTAGTATAATCTCCTATTCCTATAGGAATAGGCTTTGCTGCTTCTTTCCCTGATGGCTTTGTTAGCACTTCCCCAAAAACCAAGGCAGTAGCTAAAACTAAACTAGCTCCAATCACTATTATACTCCTTTTACGTCTATAAAGTTCCTAACTAATTGACCTATTAAGTTATCATCTGAGTCTTTAATCTCATGCCTATAACACTTTTCGAGCTCCACTATATCTTTATCCCTTCTCTTTAATAAGAACTCTATAAAATCCCATGTCAGTCCGTCCTTAAAATATATCCTAGTGGCCTCTTGGAATAAATTAGGATCATCGTAACTATACAGTTTCACTTGAAAAATTCCAGTAGCAATATGCTGAAATCCATACAATATTTCAGTTGAAATATCGCCCAAGTCAATAGTAGCTGCCTGCTCTATTGTCAGTATCCTACTGTAATTTGCCACCGTCATAAGCCAGTAATTCTCCTAGTATTCTTATTTCGTTAAAATATCCTCGGTCTTTATTGTCTTTTATAATTATTCCTGACTCGATAACCGAGAATAAAGTCTCTGTTTCTATATCTTGAATAGTAATTATAGACACTTGAGAAGGTAGATTATTAAGAGAATATTGAGCTAGTTCCTGATTATTTATAGTTATTAACTTATAACTGCCATGGCCTATAGCCAATTTAGTTATCAAGTAAATAAATTGGTCATAGGCTATGACCAATGGTTTAAGACCTAACTTTTTAGCTTCCTCTTGCCCCTTGGTATCAGGAAATGTTTCCATCTCTCTGAAAACAATAGGTCCATATCCAGATACTAACTGAAGAAGTCCGAACTCCGATAGATCTTGACTAAAATCAAACCCCGGTTCTGGGGTATAACATTGTGTAAGCATTTCCCTACTCCCCTGTCTCGCAAAACTCTTCTTTAAAATATATTACTTTTTCTTTATATCCGTGCTTTAGCCTACTCCAGCCATCTTCGGCCTTCTCTAGAACCCCTGAATTTATTAGAATTTTAATAATTGAGTTACTGTCCGTCTTTGAACATCCCAGCTCCTTTTGTATCCAGCTTGGCTTTAAGAGACCATCCCTGGACTCTGCGATAGCAATTAAGGGACTTAGTTTAAAGAGATATTGTTTCCTCTCTATCTCGATAACTATTTTTTTAATAGTCTCTTCTAGTATCTGTTCTATTGCGTTTTTGAGCCTTGAGTCAGATAGTTGCCAGACTATTTTTCTCAAAATAACAACCCTGATAGCCTCGATGACTATCTTTAGATTTTTAATATCATCAACCCTTTTTTGATATTCCAAAGCCCAGTCCCCAATCCTTTTTTTATTTTACCCCATATATGCTTTTATTGCTAGTATTTATTAATTTTTGTAATTATTTTAATGGCAGGTTTTCGTTATAAATAACTCGCCACTCGTCTATAAGCTCCTTAGCTTTTTTCTTTTTCTGCCAAAAAGGAATTCCTTTGTTTTTCATAATTGCCATTAGTTTGCCAGCTTGGCCTATGGTTAGAAATCTAATACTTCCTTCGTCTAAATTAAAATGGCTTGCGAGTGACAATAATTGTTTTCTACTTATAGTATCAGATCTTGTTTTTTTACCCTTTAGAGTGTCTTTTTCTATCTTGTCCATTGTATAAGGTAAGTTAGTTGACAAGTAGCTTTCGGCTCTTGATTGTGCCCATTCAATATCTTCCAGTACGTCAATAATCTCATGGTACTCAGCCACAAACGATCCGTTTGTATTTTGTCTAAGCGTGGCTTTTCTGTTTTTGTCAATTGTTGTTGTAAATATACCCGTATTGGTGTCCTTCACCCATATATACTTTTCGCCCCTGAAGATATCCTCGTGCACTACTTCAATTATTTTTGCGTCTTTAATTACGGTTAACCATTTGTTTTCAATCTCTTCGCTTAAAACTCTAGCTTTTCGTTCTTCATCAACTTCGGCGTCCATCTCTGGAATCCCGTCATCTATATCCTTAATGAAAAATAATTTATGTTTTCCAGGCTTATCGGCAATAAACAGGATTCTAGCAAAATCCTTAGTTATATGCTTTCTTAACACCCTACCTACTATTTGTAATAACAAGGTAAGTGATCCTATTGGTCTTGCTATTAATATTGATTGAAGATTAGGGACATTAAACCCCTCTGTTAATATAGTACAGTTAATAACCACAAGGGTTTGTTTATTATCTAACCTATCCCTAATACTATTCCTTAACTCTTGTGGAGTGTCTTCTAATATTAATTCTGCCTTAACACCAGAGTCGTTAAACTCTTTTGCTAGATTAGTTGCATGCTCTTTATTCAGGGCGTATACTATACACGTTTTACCATTAAGATACTGGTTATAGGCTTCTACTACTAACTTATTACGTTTATGTACGTTTATAATTTTTTCAAGATCTTTTTTGTTAAATCCATCCTCGGACGTATCAGATTTACGCACCTCGCTCAGGTCACAATTAGTTTTGAGCCTAATAACAGCAGCGGGACACAAAAACCCTTGCCTAATCATATCCCTGTACTGGACTGTTAGCAATACATTCCATAATTCTGATAAACTACCCCTGTTTGTATATGGAGTTGCGGTATAGCCATATACTTTGGCTTTGTTAAAGTAGTTTAATATACCAGAATATAATTTAGATTCAGTATGCGCATGGTGGCAATTATGTACCAGAATACCATTAGCGAAATAATTATTGTTATCCTTCACTTGGATATTATAGACATAACCATCTGAAAACATTTCTCCAGATCGTCCTCTATTTCTTTGTTCTTGAATCTCAATATCGTCCACCCTTTTGGTATTAATAATTTTTCTTTTTTTAAGTCCTGCTCTTTTCTCTTTAATGAATAATGACTTGCCCCGTCCACTTCTATCCCTATCATTAAAGAGGTATTCCCAATATCTATTTTGTAATTTGTTGGATATCCATTTCTCCATATATTTGTAGGTATTACCAATTCTGCTTGCCAACCTAGATACTCTTTTTTTAATCTCTCGTACAACAAAGATTGTGGGACAGACATTGGTTTTCCGTTTCCACCCCGTATTTTGGGTTTGTGGCCTATCCTCTTTAGCGTCTCCGAGCTTTTCATTCTTATCTCTTCTTTCGCCATTGGATTTGATTCTTTCATTCTTTGTGAGATTATATCCCTTCGTTTTAGATTTGTTTTGCTCATTGTTTTTGAGCTGATTTTTTTTGTATACTGTTTTACACATTCCTCTGAGCAATAAACCCTTCCAGTAGTTCGATACTGTATCAAGGAAGAATAATGCGGAGAGCCAGAAGCAATGCTTTGGCATATAACTTCTTTTCCACAATTTTGGCATGTTAAATGTAATATTTTTTTCGATATAGACATACTCTCCTCTCTTGAATTCACTTATTGGTTTGTATTTATTACCATCCCAAAAAGGGTGACTAGGGGTGCAATAAATAGGATCTCCAATGTTAAATTCTACTTCTATTAAATTTGTTATTTTGTTCTTAAAAACATATTCAACTTCTTTTAGTTCTATTCTGTTTGTCTTATGATTATAAGACTTAACTAAATCACCCACTTTGATATTAAAAATTGGTTTATTATTGATTAATGTCCCAGCTACAAAGCATTCGTCTATAAATAAGAAGTCAAAGGCTTCTCGGCTAAAATATTTCTCTAACGCATTTTGGTGTAGGGAATCCCTCATTCCAAAAACAAAAGGTCTGTCGTTTTGCTTGTGATGTGCATCAAAAAGTCCGTAGTCCTTAAATCCGTCATTAACGGCCTTGAACTCACCAACGGCCTGTGTCAGAAGAAAATCACGATGGGCCGTAAATAAACAAGTAGGATTGTCCGGTTTTAGCCTTTTATAGATCTCCGCCGGAACCCTAGTCTTACCACATCCAGTTGGTATTTTAATTAAATCTCTTTCTTCTGTTGTTGTAACTCTTTCCATACTTAGGTCTACCGCTTGCTTTTGAAAATAATACATTTCTGGTAACATACGCTACAGAACCCCACCTATTTTATTACGGTACTCTATCTCTTTTTTAAGATCGTGATTAATGCTCAAATTACAGTAACCCTGTGCCGTACAGTACTTACACGGTTTTTTCTTGCTTTTATTCTTACAAGTGTAAGTTACTATATTTGGATTAGTATTGTCATTTTGATGAGGAATACTATAATTATCCCATTTAGCCATTTATTTTTCCTTTAAAAAACTTTCTATTTCTTCCTCTGTTAAAAATTCTTCGTCATTGGCTAACATATTGGCTAATTGAAAAGCCTTACATTCTATGTCCTCTTTATCCCATCCACCGTTTTTTCTAAGGCCGGAAATACAGTCCCTAACTTCCTTAACCTGCTCTGCTTTATTCACTCTTAACCTCCACATCTCCTAATAGGAATGTAATAATATACTGTCTTTTTGCTCCATCTGGCATTACGCTCGTCATGTCCCCGCCTTTATTCATAACATTAAGATACTCAAGTAATAGGATCAATGCCGATCCTATTATTTTTTCATCACCCGGATATATAACGTCTTTAGGGATAGCTTCTTTTATATCTTGAAGTGATTTATTATGTACTGATTTTATCATTGCAGTGGTCTTATCAAGATTATCTAAATTGTCTTGTAACACTATAAAATCAGGTTTAAAAACATCTTCAGTATTGTTACAAAGTATTTCACAATTGTCACATTCGTCACATTCTTTTTCCCTATAAGCCTCTTTAGTCAAATACCTGTCGCAAACCAATTGCACCGGGACAAAGTCAAAAGAATCAGAGAAATATTCTTCGTTCCCTGGATCAATTAATAAATCAGCATCCGCTCCCATTTCTTTTTGAAGCTCTTGAAGTTTAGTTATCACCTCATTTATTTTCATCAGTTATCCCCTCTCTACTTAAAAAGAATAATCTATTAATAGCATAAGGACCTATTTTGATTTTAGAAATATAGTCTTCTAGTGTTACCATAATTTCCCCTGCTTCTTCCCATGGGGTTCCGCTTACTTTATATGTAGCTTTAACATAACTTCCTGGACTAGCTCCTTTTACCCTTACAAAATCTCCTGATTTTATCTCCACGCTAATTTCTTTTTTCTTTATTTTATTATAATAAAACTTCTCTTCTTCATTTTTTCTAGTTATTTCATATTTTTGGTATTTATCTATCACGGGATCTATGGCTTCCTGTATCTCTATAGTAATATCATTACCACAATCGTTACACAGGTCTAATGACACGTCATTATCTATTAATACCTCTAATCTATTAACGCTTCCTATGTCTATTTTTTTACCACAAACATCACAGAAATAATCAGAATAAGATACTTCTTGGGCTCTTGTTTCTACCACTTTTCTTACTTTTTCCATTATACCTAGTCCCTCACTAATAAAAGTCTATCAACACAAAAACCACCAGAGATGCCTTCCAACTTAACTGCTTTATTGTTATCCCTGGTTCCTAACGACCATGGATCAGAAATAACATTAAATATTTTATCTCCATACGTCTGTACTTCAAGGCAATTTATCAACTTAACCTTGTCACCAGGCCTTAGCTCAACCCTAGCCCAGCGAGTTGACTCCTTGTGATTCTCCTGAATCTCTTTATCTTTTTCCATACACTCAAGACACTCAACTCCGTGGCTCATGGCTTCTTCTAGATAGTTTACTCTCTTTTTGAAGTCTTCATTTTCTTTAAATACATTGTTAATAACCCTTCCACAATCTTCTGCCGCTTTTGTCAGTTCCATAATAGAAATTAACTCCGTAACAGCAAAGCCTTTAGCTTCTTCTATGTCTTTTGCCATGGGCAATGTTATTCTCTTTTTTATCGGATTTAAATCAAATCGCTTGTCCCATGTTGCCATGGTTAAAAAGCATTCTTTGCCTTTAATGTAATGTAATCTAGCTACTTCATGGGTACCAACTAGATAAAGAATATCATAATAACCACAATCTCCAAAGTCAATCGTTTTAAACATATTGGCTATTGGAAAAACATTTATTATTAATTCGGTCATTACAAAATCATATAATGAATTTATAGCCACAAAAGCATCGTCACGCTCTTTTCCGAATAACAAAGGGAATGTATTTTTAACCCCTTGAACCTTCTCTCTAAACTTGGTTATTTTTTCTTTATCCATTTAATCTTATCCCTCCCTCTATTCCACGAAGAATAAGCATGCATTCTCTCCATGTCCTGCAATATCCAAAACTATATAAGTTAGTACTAGCACAGCAATCCTCTATGTTCTTAGCTTTATAAAAAGCTATATAAAAATCAGTGTCACTCCCTGTCTTCTCTCTTATACGAAGAATTTTCCCATCTTTTTCAACTAAGTCATTAATCTCTTTTAACTGATCCATTACTACAGTTCTTGTCTTACTCTGAAATACCATAGTTATATCCTCTCTACAATCTCATCGCCATCAATTACAATTTTGCCATTAACTGGCATTATTCGGCCATTAACTCGGCCAATAACCATAACTTCTTTTTCTGATTTTTCTTGTAGTTTCCCACTAGCAAACAAAGTGTATCCACCAGCTTGTCTATAAACCGGAGACAGAAGTAGCCGGTTATTAACAGATACTATCATACACTCGCCAGTAAGATACAGACAATTACAATCAGAGTACAGAACCAAGGTCTTATCTGGATACCCAAGTTCTCTATGACCAATGCCATTTATTTTGACAACATTTTGGTGCTCAATATCAGTATTTAGCTTTATTTTCCCAAGAGTTCTAAAAGAATATTTTGATTGGGGAATAACCCCTTTATAATCCTTTGCCAATTGCTTATAACTAAAAAACTTATCAAAATAATCTAGTCTCAGGCCAAATGCTATTGCCAACCTGGCCAAGAGCGCAGAACTTGGTTCTTGTATTTGTCCGTTTTCAAGTGTCTGAATATTTCCAGTACTACACTCAACTCTCATGGCCAAATCTTTTCTTGACCATTTAAATTGATCTCTATACTGTCTTATAACATTACCAAGTGCGATTCTGTCCTCTTTGGCCGTTAACTTTTTCATAGTTCCAATATCCTTATTACCTCGTTATAGTCCTTGGCCGTATAACTAGGTACGACTTTTTCTTTCTCCATTATCGAAATGTCTCTAGCTACTTCGGCTGGAGACCAATGAGTTAATGCCCTTAAAAGGGTTACGTCATTGCTTTTATCTTTATTGGTCATTAGCAGTGTATCAATATTAAGTTTATTAGCCATGAGCACATCCCTGTAAAGGCTATCGCCTATGTAAATTACATCTGAGACACTACAAGCATATTTACTGACTATGGTCTCCAATAACTTAGGGTTAGGTTTCCTGTACTCCAGATTATAAGTGTTGTACTCAAAAGTATTTGACCTTAATTCTCCACCTGGGTTTAGTATTAAGTCAATAAACCTAACTATAGGTGCCGTTCCCAATACACCTGATTTTAGAATTTCCTTATCCACCCGTGTTTTGTTACAATACATTGCATGTATATAATTTACCACGTCCGGGGCCAAACTTGTCCTGAATTTAGTGTAAAGCTCTTGGCTCTCAGTATAGCCAATAACCTTAATTCCATGCTCTTTGCACAGAGCCAGGAAGTCAAGTGCGCCATCAAAGACCTTAAAATTATCGGCATAGGTTTCCCAATATCTGCCAATATGTTTCAATAACTTTTCTTCTATAGTCACCGGATCTTTTGTGTCAAGAGCCTGCTGTATGCTCGGACACTCATATAACCCAAATAGGTATTCACTGGTCTTATACTGACTAAAAACAGCCTTTAGTTCGGCAATTAATTTATCCCGGTCCAATACCAGTTCTTTGCTAACTTCTGTCAATAACTCATCTGTTGCCATCTGCCATGGCTTAGTCCATGTCCAAAGCGTATCATCTAGGTCCATGACTACAAGCTTAACATTAGCCATATTCTCTCCCTGTAAGTAATATTAATTCCCTGAAAATATATATACTTACATTCTATCATAAGTCTATAGTTTTTAGTTATTTATTAAGTTTTATTACTTAATATATCTTCAAATTTCATCTGCTCTTCAAGCAGCCAATCGTAACACGCTGCCATTAGCTTTTTATCTTCATCCCTGTTGGTTGATAACCCAATAACTACGACTTCAACCCTAGGGTTTAGTTTATCGAAATAAAATTCTTCTGCCCCTGATACATTATGGTCATCAATATCCGGCTTTGGGAAAAGTGAGTCTCTTATGCCTTTTACTACATTATCGGTATCTGCTCGCCTGTCGTCTTTGAACCACATTTTGACATAAACAGCATACCGCTCGTTTTTAATGAACGCATCATAAATACTGAATCCAAATTCGGCCTCAAATACTTGCCTTACTTTCATTTTCCAGCTACTATAAATAATATTGGGTTTTTGATGCAGGCCTCTTCTCGTGGCAAGAGTATACCGTACTGGATTGTATTTTTCTTTGAGAAGTAGTTTGTTACTAATTCTCTTGGCATCTGCCAAGTACAGTTTATCACACTGCACTGTGAATGCCATTAACATTAACTCGTTATCTAACACCGTTAATTAACTCGTTGAAGGCTATTAAAATATGTCCTTAATCTTTTTCTACCCCATTTTTGAGCTAGGTTGTCAAAAGGCCCTGGTTCGTCTTTTACGTATTTTAAAGGACATTTTTTTGCGCTCTCGTATTTAGTTTTTAATGCCTCTGTTGTAATTCCCTCGATTTTAGCTTGTTTTTCTATTTTTCTTTCCCTGTTTTTTTGTCTATTGTCTGGTTTCTTTTTGCTATTTTTTTTCTTCGCTACCATCTATCTGTTCCCCTTTCCCTTTTATTAGCCTAAGACTTCTAACGAATTCTTTGTAAAATCCACAGTTTTGGACTATAACCGTGTCCTCTGCCAGACAAACAACCCCTGCTCCAAGTGCGTACATTAGCGGACATGCTACGCCCTTATTAAAATGGTCGCAGGTTATACACTGGTCTTCGTCTTCTATCTTAACGCACTGGCCTTCGTCATAAAACATTTTAATACCCTTCTGAAAAGGACCGGGGTAAGGTATTATCCCTACCCCTTACTGCTATTTGTTTTCTGCTTTTTCTTTTTTCTTGCCTTCTTCAGTAGCTTCTTTTTGTTCAAGAACCAAAAAGATGGCTGCCCCGGCAAGGAATGCGAATAAATCTATCACTTATCTTCTCCTTTTTTTGAGAATAACCTCTGTGTCATATATCCCCCCGCTAGGCAAGTTATTAACCGTGCTATGCTAGAGATAAAATCTGCGTTGTATCCACAGACTTTAAAAGCGTCCCCTATTCCCAAAAGGAGATAGAAGACGACTAACACTATAATTATTACTGTTATAGTATTAGGTTTCATGTCAGTTCCTAACTTAGTTTTTCGCCGATTTTAACAAGTTCTTGGCCAAATGTTTTTAATTGAGCTGCAAGAAGTTTTTTACCAGCGTCATCTAACTTAGATGCAGATGCCTCAATTTGTTTGTCAAAGGCATCAACAAATTGTTCAATTTTGTCAAATAACGGTTTTTCGACTCCAGCCAATAGCTTTGCACCTTCGGTTGCTATTTGATCAGCAGGGATAAAGTTAGCTACCTGATCTACTACGAACCCTGCTAGAATACTTTGTAATGCCATTTAAATTCTCCTTCTATAATACCGCACCAACGTGCATCCACGATGGTTCTAATACCCACTCGCCTGTTTTTTTTAGGGCTATTAACTCCCCGTATATTTTCTTGGGCTCAACACCCTTAATAGTGATATCCGCAGCCAATCCAAGCATGTGCAGGCTGTGATCAACACCCCCTGCGTTATAGTTATAGGCCCCCATACGAAGCCCACCGCCCCTGCTTATCTCAATTGGTTTGCCATATTTAGTCCTTACGATTTCTAACTTGGCTGCTGTTTTTTTAATATTCGCAATAATAGTGTCATTGAGCATGGCTATTGGAAACATATATTCCCACTGGCCGTTAAAAAATACTTTAGTGGCCTCTGTTTTCGGAAAAGATCTTACCCACGTGTCGTGATTAACTCTCAGAAATTCGCCGAGTTTAAAGTGGGACGATACCATTGTTTCATATCCTAAAACCGCAACAGTGGGCGGCTTGTCCATGTTAGATTCTGGGGTTTTTACCGTTGTCTTGGTTTCTTGATCTAATTTGTAATAAGTTATAAGCCTCTGACAAAAATTAATGCCAGCGGTCAAAAAACTAAATACATCTTTTTTAATTTCTTCGTCCATAATCCCACTCTCCATTCTCTTATTTTAGCATTTTTAAACCAACTTTTCTATATCTAATTCAAATTTGTCAACTAAGGCATTAAATAAAGGCATTAAATCCTTCCTGTTTTTATGGCCATCAACTAGTACCCTTAGTTGAGTTAGGGCCTTATTATAATTTGGAGTTACTGTTGGTAGATAAGGATTTGGTTTGTCAATAAAACCCACCTCTAGCAAACAGTTGGCATCAACTATGGAGTTAAATTTAGCAACTAAATCAGATTTAGCAAATAACGCCTTTATGCCATGGAGGTTAATTATTTGTGCCTTTAGGTATAAAAAAGCTCCTTTTGTATCATTCTTCATTGCCTTTGTCTTCCTCTCCTGATAAAATATCCCTAGCTCTTTCTTCTCTCTCACACCTAGTTCTCTCACTTATCATAAGGTCATCAATAGCACTTAGTACTATACAAAATTGAGCATTAATGGTTAACTCACTTTTCCCATCTCTAATGTCGTTCCATAGCCTTAATATCTTTTTATGTTCTTCTAGGTTATAAGACATTAACTATCAATCCCTTCTCCACTAGGTTGTGATTCAATTACAGGAACATTAGAAATAAGTTGAAGATATTGATCTTTGCTCTGAATAAAACTCTTTTGTATGGAAATAAAATAAAGCAAAACAAAAGGCTAAAGTAATATAACCACTACCTTGTGTAAAAACGAAGGCTATTAACTTGTTAATGCTATCTTCCATTCTTGAGATCCTTATTTTTAAGAGTCTTAAACGTTTCACTTACATAAGTATGCACAAAGTCAAATAAAGTTAGTAATGCTATTCCTGCAAATATTTCCATAGCTTATATTTCCTCCACACTAAAATGAGCATTTGTTGTTAATATTTGTTTTCCTGCATTAGTTACATTTCTAATATATGGTTGTATATAGTCGTTTGCAGCCAACGAAACCAAAGAATAACTTACGAAAATAAGCGTGTTACTCGTTCCCGGTACTCCTGCTCTTGATACAGTGTTTGGCAAAATTGCTCCGTTTTTATATAAGCTCATTTCTAGATTAAGTGATTCATTATAATTGACTCCTATCGAAAAAGAATATATTAATCTATAATAGCCAGCTCTTGTAATCGTTATTTTACTATTTGCTTTATCTTGGGTGATTCCTCCTCTTTTTACCCCGTCATACCCTCCTTTGTCGGTATCTAAATCAATTAAATACCAAGTATTTTGGTTTGTTAGGGTTAAAGTTCCACTTCCTCCATATACGTATAATTCAGCAAATTCCTTAATCAGGTAAGTTGTTTCAGCTGCATTTCCTGCTATTACTTCCCCTGTACCATTAGCAGTTAGATTGATATTGCCGTTGGTATCTGTAGATGACAGTGTATTACCGTTAAGATTTAAATTATCAACATTTAAATTTGTAAAAGATGTTGTTCCGTCTAAAATATTATTAACTGAAGTAGACCAGTCACCCCAACCGTAAGCATCATCCCAGTTAGTTGAGTTATTAGCTGTGGTTGTATAATTACCAGCACCATCGCCTATTACTATTCCGTTAAGAGCATCAAGCGTGGTCTTTAACGCTATT